GCACCCCACCAAGAACTATAGCCCATATAACTATTTGACTGATTCGCTTTTGCAATTCCTTGAACAGGATTACCTGTTATTACTGTTAATCCTGCTGGCGCTGTTGCAGTTGGTTGTGAAGTCTAAGTAAAACGATGTATTGTTCCATCTTGTATCACATAAAATTCATATAAATTATTATATGTAAAATCATTTATCCATTTTAATCGACTAAATAGTCCCCATTCGTTATTATAAGTTGCATTGCTCTATGTAAATAAATGATTTCCTTTATCAACATAATGAAATAAAAGAAGCTACCATTTTGAACCATCAGGGAGAGTAAGAAAAGGTTCTACTACAATGCCTTTAATCTATCCGGTTTTAGTAATATTTAAACTCATATTTCAATTACCTCCCTTGCATAAACATTACCATTATTATCAATAGTAGCACTAGTATGATATAGTTCTTTAATCGCATCGTCTGATAATGCAGTTGCATAAATACGAACATCCGAAATATCTCCAGTATAACCGCTACTTGCCGCACCTGTTGAATTACCACCAGCTTCTGCGCCAATAAATAAATAATTATTCGCATAAGAAATATTTGCCGGAGTGGCTACAGCAGCAGTTGCTTTTAATTCACCATCTATATATATTTTAACATTTTGTCTATCGTATGTCCCAGTTATCATATGCCAAAATCCATTTAATACTGAAGCTGCAACCCCAGAAGTCGCGACAATGTATCCTGTTCCTGATATATAAAGAGGAAAACGAATAGATGATGCATTTTCAAAATTAAATCCACCACCTTCAGTACAAGAAATTGGCTATGACCAAGACGTAGATTTTTGCCATAAATTCACAGTTATTGCATCAGTTGGTAAAAACACGGCAGGCCTCTCTTCTGATCGTAAATACGAACCATTAACAAAATATGTACATGCATCATATCGAACACTTGGATTAGTCACTGCAATTGTTCCAGTAGGTACCGCATGATGATTATATCCAGATGAGTCATAAATCAATGAAGCCGTTCTTGTTATACCTAATCCCGCGAATCCAGTAGCATGGTCTTTTTTTTCTAATTGCCAATTATAAAACTTACATGATATTCCACTAGATCTGGCTGTTCCAGATAAATCATCCATAAAACATCTTTTAGTACCAAAAGAAAAATTATTGGCTGTAAAAGTATATGTATTATAACCTGGTGTTAAAGTCCATTGTAATGTAGAGTTACCTTGTCCTCCAATCGGAAAAATCCAATTTGTATTCGCAGGCATCTCTGCTTTGCAACTAATAGTATACTCAGTCCCTTCGACAATATTTTCACTAAGATTTAAAGTAAAATAAGTATCAGCATTAGTACCTGAAGTGGTTACTAAATCTCCATTAACCGTTGTCTATCCACCAGAAGTAATAGAAGTAATTAAATTAGTGGTTGCTTCACAAAAACGATCATCTAACTTATAATGTACAACTAGTCCGCGCGCAATTTCTTCTATTTCTTTTGCGCTCAAAGCATGGTCATATACTCTGAAATCATTCATTTTACCTTTAAGTCTTGTTGCGCCTGTTCTTGCATCAGCCCCAATCCAAAACGTTCCCGAGCCAACCAATCCAGTAATAGTATTTACTCCACTTACAGAATTTGTCAATACTCCATTTGTATAAAACTTTGTACCGCTACCATCATAAGTTACAGCTATATGCGTCCATGTGGTTTTAGGAACGGCAGATGTAGCACCGTAACCAACATAATTACTACTACCTCCTGCACATAATCTTTGTTTACAATCTGCGGATAACTCCCAGTTAATAAATGGATTAGCGTTATAATTACCAAAAACAATGACTCTATCAGTCTCATCAGAGTTTAAATAGATCCAAGCTGCAAATGAAAAACAAGAAGTTGTAGCTTTAAAAATATTTCTTAATGATTCACTCTATAAAATAATTCTTGTATTATTAAAACTATAACATTTACCTATCTTTCCCGCATTATCGGCTGTTACGCCGTCAGCTGTTACTATTAAACTACCATCTAACCCATAATTGTTTAAATCCCCATTAAGGGGAAGCCATACTTGTAAACTCATAATATTACCTCCCCTTAAATAAAGATAAAATCTATCGCATCTGTTGTAGTATTATATCTCGTATATGCTTTCTCCAAACCGCTAGCATTATATGAATGTCTTACCGCACTAATTTCTCCTGCGGTTGTTGTTACATATACTCCGATATCAAAATCATCTCCCGACGTGTTTGTCGTACTTGATGTTGTACCAGTGATATAAAACTTTGTTGTGTTTGCAAGTGTATGTTTAACTTTTTCATCAGTAGAAGCAATTGTTAATTTACCTGCGGCGCCAGTTAATGTGATCGCATTGCCTGCTACAAACTGCACAACATCTGACGTAGTAGTTCCTACAGTCTTGGTAATCTTTTTATTTGTAGCATCCCAAGCAACCGCATTAAATATACTACCACATTCAGTGATTGTACCAGCATTAATCCACACAGGTTTTGAGTCACTGCCAATCGTTTTAGTAGCAACCGCCGCACTAATTTTACCATCAGTCTAACTGATGATACTAATAAATCTATTTCCTATTGCCGCATCAACACCAACGCTACCAACATCTAAAGCATTGATCGCATTAGTCACGGCTGTATGAACTCCTTTCGGAGTAGCAGCTAATCCTTCTTCAGAAGCGCTAACTGTACTTGATAACTTGGTTACACCATATACTCCGGTAGTAGCCTTAGTTAAAGTAATTGTAGAACTCTATACAGTATTTACTGTTGTAGATAACTTTGGAGCATCTGAAGCTGTTCCCGCAGTTAAATTAGTAGATACGCTATTGATGATTGAAGCTGTTTTAGTTGTACCGCCAATAGTGATAGACATTGTATTACCTGGAGTCGTACTATCAGGAGTGGTTAAATCGGTAAACAAACCAGAATATGCGGTCGCTGCTTTAATTACACCATCAACAACATAAACCGGCTATGATGCACTACCTACATCACCTGTTGCATTTCCAGTATCAGGAATAACATATGAACTTGCTCCAATCTAATGAATTAATCCTGTATGAGAATAGGTTTGTAACCACAACTAATCATTGGCATCATTTCCAATACCGATCACAAAACGCCCTACCTCACCAGTAGTAGCTAAAGTAGGATTATTATTTTCTGCTGTTGCAGTAGTAATACCATGAGCATGATACTGAATAAATGCTCTGTCAGAAGGAGCGTTAATAGCAGTATCTACAGCTCTTGATGTAAATAATAATCCAGATACACCAGCTGAATCGCCATGTAAAACAATACTATTATGGTCATGATGATACCCACCACCAGAATAATCAGCCGTTGCAATACTACCATAAATCTCTACCCCTTGACGTAAAGTAGATCTACCAGTATTATCTAAGCTACCAACATTAGCCGCACTTAAATGTGCAGTATTCGCATATAATAAATTCCATTTTAATGATTCAGAGCCAATATTATATGTATTAGTTGCTCCTGGATACAAATGAGCAGAATATAATGGCGCCCAGCTTGAAGTACCATCATGGAATCTATAACTACTAACAACAGCTCCATTAGTATGCGCTCCACGTCCACGATAATTAATATGCACGTCTAAATTAGAGCTTAAAGCAGGAATAAAATTAAATTCATTACCATGGCTCATAAAGTTATGATCCGCATTTGCAACAATAGCGCCCATCAAAGATGCACCATTTACTTCAAAATTATATCCAGAAGTAATAGAAGTTTTATTAATAGCTAAGTTAGCTCCTGTTGTATATAGTGAAGCTGCTTCTGACATCTGAGATGCACTTGAAGCATAAATTACTCTATTAGCTGTTAATGAAGTTTTTCCTAATCCTGTGCCTCCATGGTTAACAGGTATAATGCCTGTTATAGAAGAACCATTAATATGTCCAGGTAATTCTCCATTAGTATTAAAATAATAATTAGTTCCATCATAATAAGCAAGATAAGAACCAGCAGGTAATGTATAATTAGAAGCAGAAGATGCGGTACCATTAATATAAATCGGTTTTGCACCTCTACCATTGATATTCATTGTTAATGCATTTGCTGACGTATTTGAATAAACTATAATAACATGTATATAGCTATCATCTAATAGCGAATAGTTAGAACAACTTGCTGCTTTTGCAGCTGTACCTGCGGCAGTACCGCAGTATGCAGATGTATAAGTATCACTATTAGAATTATAATCTGCTCTATACCATCCTCCAGTAGCCGTTCCTACTGCTGTCATACCAGAAGAAGCATTACTAACCCAAGTCAGTAAAACTACTGAATGAACGCCGTAGTGTGTTGTAGCACGAGTAGTACCTGTGTAATACACTGGCTCTGGTTCAGTTTCTACACCATTTTTAAGTGTTAATGTTAAAGTAGCTGCAGTCTTGCCTGCAACAGGTAAATAATAAGCAATGGTCAAACCATCATATAATGCAGCAACTTCTGGTAAATCACCAGTCCACGTAGCGGTTGCCGCTGTTTGAGTACCTTTAACATAATAAACACCATGGTGTGGCACTTCAAGACTTTCACGTGCGCTCGCCGCACTACCTCCGCCTGTTCCACCATGTACGATCGGAAGAACGCCAGTAACACCGATCTAAGGGGCTTGCGCAAATACTGAAGCAGCATTATCAGAACCTAAGGCAACTTTTGCTTGGTTATCTGATACAGCTGTTGCAATACCAGCATTAGAAACATAAATAGGTTTATATGTTCCGCCTGCCCCCGCAGTTGCCGCAGTAACTAACCAGCCAGAAGAATTTGGCATAGTATGAGTCAGATTAGTAGAGGTTGCCGCACTTACTAAATAATCCCAAGCAGTACCTTTACCATATAAAGTTAACATACCTTGAGCATTATTAGCAGTACCATTACCAATATTATTTCCTATTACGAGTTCTTCTTTACCTATTACACTTGTAGTACCAGCTGTATAATTCAAATGCATATAAGGTGTTTGATCTAACTTACTTGCGCTTGCCGCATATATTAAATGATTAGCCGTATAACTTGATTTACCATTACCAGTACCACCATGCTCTACTGGCAGAACACCTGAAACAGTAAATCCAGTAGCATTAAGATTTAAACTTGTTACTGGAATAGAGATCGCTGCACTACCATCAAAATTAGTTGCAGTACCAGTAATACCACCAGAAATCGCAATAGTCGCGCCATCCTTTAATTTAGATGCAGTAGCTGAATTACCATCATAAGAACTAATTGCAGTAGCTATACCATTACTATTGATATAAATTGGAGTGTTTGAATCTCCTGCGGCAGGTGCTTTAACTAATGTACGTCCAGCAGTTGAACCAAATGCTGCGATAGCATTGGCTGCACTTACTCCGCCAGAAGGTCCAGTAACAGCGCCATCTATATTGGCCTGAATAACTTGCCAATCTCCATTAGTCTATGAACTTGCGCTTGCACGATCTGTTGTACAAATAATAATATCGCCAACTTCACAGGCTTGTCCCACATAAGTACCAGCAGTACCAACTCTATATGTCCAACCACGATCATGAACATTTGGTAAATCGCTAGCACTGTTCACAACACCCTTGAATACCATAACATCTTGTGCGGCAATTAGATTATTTAATTCTGTCTTAGTCGCATAAGTAGATGTAATAGTATTACCACTTCCATCTTTACCAGCTTTAATATTGGCAACAGATGTAACACCAGTACCACCTTGCGCTACTGGTAAAGTGCCAAATGTTGGTTTAGCATTAGCTGCTGTTGCGTAAAACGCACCATTGTTTGTTGCAATAGCCTATAAAGCAGAAGCGTCTTTACCGATCAAAACAGCATTAGCAGTAACATTGCCTAAGCCAGTACCGCCATTAGAAACTAATAAAGTTCCAGTGATAGGAATATTATGAACATTCTATGTACCATCAAAAGAAGTAGATGTATTAGAAGATGAACTCTTTCCTAAATCGGTAATAAATGTATGTCCAGTCGTTAATTTTGTAGCCGCATTTGCGGTTCCCTCATAGCTTGTAATTGTTTGAGGGATTCCATCTTCATCTATATAAATAGGTAATGTTGCAGTACCAGCCGCACTTGCCGCACCCATATCAGCAAGTCCATTACCTTGTAATAAAGCACCATCAGGCAAATTACCTAAGCCAGTACCACCATGTTCTACTGGCAAAATACCAGTAACTCCAGGTCTTGGCGAAGCCTTGAACACAGTATCAGCTGTGCTTGACTCTAAGTTAATCAACATAGATGGATTAGAAGTGATTCCCGTACCACCATATGCGACTCCGATTGTAGAAGCTTGCCATGTACCTTTAGTAACAGTGCTAAGATATTTTAAATTAGAACTTGTGCCACTATATGCACCATTCCAATATGCTAAACCACTCTAATCAATTAAAGCATTAGCGCCACTTGTCCACCCTATATCACCAACAGCAGTACGAGTAAAGATACTTCTAAAAGTAACATTATTATTGCCATTACCAATAAGAACCTTTCCTGCATCAAGTGCGCCCAGACCTGTACCGCCGTGTGTGACTGGTAAAATACCTGTGATACGACTAGTATCAATCTGCGCGTTAGTTACAAACTCTGTCGTCGCTAACTTTGAACTACTATCTCCTGCATCCGGGGTCGGCGCAGTAGGAGAAACAATAAAGTTAGAATTTCCTTGCACTAATAAAGTGCTTGCAGTAATATCATCAGCATAAGTCTGATTATGCAAATAAGCATTTCCAGTAATATCTATATCTCCGGTTGTAGAGATATGCTTTGTCTTTAAAGTGTCTGTTTCTGAATCGAATTGTAAATTACCATTTGTCTAAATTGCACCAGCACCATTACCGATTAAAACATGACCAGCTGTAAAACTACCAGTGCCTGTACCACCATGTCCAACAGGCAATAATCCTGTTACACCAGGTCTTGGAGATGCTTTAAAAACAGAATCAGCATTATCAGAAGCCAAATTAACCAATAGACTTGGATTAGATGTCATACCGGTTCCGCCATGTGCGATAGCTATTGTGCTACCATTCCACGTACCAGTTGTAATTGTACCAACAGTTTTCCAATTGGTAGAACCAACATAATTAACCAAAGTATTGGCTGTAACTAAATTTGTATTTGCAGTAAGTGAGCTTGATGCAGTAGTAAGATTAGTAATATCTCTTGTAGCTACATTTCCAGTTCCATTACCAATTAACGCTTTGCCAGAAGCTAATGAACCTACTCCAGTACCGCCATGAGTAACTGGGACAATTCCTGTGATAGTGCTTGCGCCAACATGTCCAGGAAGTTGACCATCAGTTCTAAAATGATAAGCTGTACCATCATAGTAAACAATATAAGTTCCTGCTGGCAAAGTATAATTAGAAGATGAAGATTCTTCACCATTGATATAAATCGGTTTAGGATCTTTACTATTGATTTTTAAAGTTAAAGCACTTGCTGCAGTATTAGAACTAACAAGTGTAAAATAAATATAAGAATCATCTAAAATAGAATATCCAGTATGTGATGCAACCTTTGCGGCAGTGCTTCCACCAGTGTCACAATAAGCCGCTGGTCTAATATCGGTATTTGTATTATAGACCATTTGGACAACCCAGTAGGTTCCATCATAATAAAACAAATAAGTCTGGTTAGCCTTCAAATAATTAGCTGCTGCTATAGTAGTAATGCTGCCATTATAAATATATCTAATTGGTTTAGCATCAGTGCCATTTACAGACATAGTTAAATTACCAACAGCTCCACTATTAGTTGTAGTAAATTTAACCAATATCATATCTCCAAGAGTTGGACCAGTATATGGATAAGCATCACAAACTACTGTTTTTGCTACTGTACCTGCGCCAGTGCTACAAGTACCATAATAAATTTGTCCGTTGCCTAAACCTAAATTAGAACGTGCGCCACTCACACTTCCAGATCCAGTACCACCATTACCTACTCCTAAGATACCAGTTACTCCTGGAGTAATATTGCCACCATGAGTATAAACTTGAGCATCATTAGAACCTAAATTAGTTAATATCGTGCCGTCGGTTGCGCCTAGCTTTTCTGCCACTGTTGCTGTAGCTGCGTTTCCCGCAATACCTGCGCCCGGCAATAAACCATCAGTTCTTATCTGATAATAAGTGCCATCATAGTATACTAAATATGATCCGGCTGGCAAAGTATTATTATTAGAAGCTGTAACTTTACCATTGATATAAACTACTTTATCTCCAGTACCATTAATATTTAATTGTATACGTCCGCTAGATGTATTGGCATTTTTAACTATTAACTGAATATAACTTTTTGGTTGTAAAACGAAATCAGTACATTCTGCTGTCTTTTGTACAGCAGCCCCTGGACTTGTACAATATGCAGAGGGAATAGTATCTCCATCCTGATATGTCATGATCCAACCATCGCGATACGTGCCAGACGGGGTCAGCGCGCCAGAAGTATTGGCTGGCACAGTATAAGAGCCTGCGTTAACTCTATAAGTTAATAGCACTTCTGCGCCGGCCTCAATTGATTTAGTTAATCTATAATTATCTTTAAACCATACTAATTTAGGGCCTAAACCATTAATATTTAATGTGTTATAAGTTATGCTTGATGATGTAGTTAATTTCAATGCAATGGTTAACCCATCATAAAGCTTTGTAATACCATCAATATCCGCGGTCCACTGACCATTGGCATCAACGGTAGAAGTCGTTCCCGCAAAAAGTGTTCTAGCCTTATCGACATCATTAGCTAATTTAATGCGCACCCCGGGAGTATTCCCAACGTCTTCGCTTAAATCAAAATAAATGTCACCTTGCACGAAACTCTCCGCACTACTAGACGTTGTAAGTAATTCATCTTCATAGGTTGCAAATAATAATTGACCAGCTTGTTTAGCAGTAGTATTTACTGAAGAGCGTGATCCCTATCGAAAACGAATTTTATCGCCCTATGCCATAAGACTAATACCTCCTTTATCATAATTATCTATTGTAATTAAAATCTAATCAAGTAAGGTTAAAGTATTTTGCCCATAAAAAAAAATAGGGGAAGAACCGAAGTTCTTCCCCTATCATGTCAATTTAACACAATCCATGTCAAATCATTTTTCTGTTCATATGCTTGAATTCGCGCAACTAACTCTTCATATTGTGAAGGAGTAAATACAAAAGGTTCTGCATCATCTTCAACAACATTCATAGCTTCTAATATTTGGCTCTTCGCCGGTAATGTTACCAAGCTATATTGTAAAGCTGCGCCATTAACATCAATTTTATAAAAACGAATAGAAAACGTAACCTCTCCAGCTTGTGCAGTCACATTACCATCTACACACCATGGAATAAGCATCTTGTTTTCCAGAGAGCATGTAGCAACATCTACGAAAGGAACAGGATAAATTCTATTCTCTCCTGCGGCATTCTTGTATTGTATTACAATAGCACAAGAAGCCAGATCCATGTAATCGAAGTATCTATTACATTTAAAATAGATAACCTCAGCAGCATGATCGGTATAGTTACTTAAAAACTCTGGAGCTTCAATTTTCCTTGTATTCAAATCAACTTCGTAAATGTTTTCGGTAGATGGAAGCAAAATTGCTAGACTTGGCAAGTTCATATCTTGCTAAATTTTATACAGATTACGATAGTATTCTGTAGAAATTGTAATCATCTACTTATGCCTCCTATCTTATGAATTATCCCTATGGTTCTTGCTCTTCAGGTTGTTCTGGCTCTGGAGGAGTAGGAGTTTGTGTTTCTGGCTCGAATGGGTTTACAGAGAAGTCATAAGAACGAGTCTCAGCAAAGGTCTCACCCATCCAGTTACGAATCTTACAATAGTAACCATTACGATCGCCCTTAGGAGCGCTGAATGTGATAGTATTGTTAGTACCAACTTCACCTGCAGCTTGAGGTCCTTCTAATGCCTCATCCTTATCGTTATACCACTAATATGTTACCTTCTCAGACTCAAGATCATTTGCATAAGGAGCAATAGTGATAACAAGTTGAGCAGTACCATACTTTGAAGATACAGCAGTATCTGTAACAGGAGTAACAATAGTAGGAGCAGCAAGTGCGCCAGTTACTTTACAAACGTTAGACTGCTTTTGGATAGTATCATAGTTACGAGTAGATTTTACAATAACTCTATAATATCCAGGCTTATTGTTGATAGTTAAAGTATTGCCTTCAGCTGATAACTTAGCCTGTTCTGCTTCGTCTAACTGGTCAATTGGAGTGAATCCTCCTGTTGGGCTATTTGCAAATAACCAATCATAAGTTGCCTTAGCACCACGCTCATCAATTTCAACCTCTGTTGAAATAGAACCAATGCCATTATTATTTAAGAAATAATTATTACTTAAATCACCAGTTTCGGTAAACTCAAGTTTTTCAGGACTTGGGAATACGATAGTAACAGAATCGGTCTCTTCATAGTTATCACCAACAGTATTACGAGCAATAGCCTTATACTGTCCAACTACATGAGGCATTACGCCATCTTCAAGAGTAACAGTGTTCTTACCAACTGCATGATATTGAACCTTATATGTAGAAGTCTTCTCATATAATTGTACGCCTTCAGTTACTTCGAACTCAGCCGGCACATAATTATCGCCAGATTGCTTATAATATAGCTTATGGTCAACCTTAGCTTCATCAGTAGTAGGAATATACTCTACTGTTTCTGCAAGATCATATGTTAAACCGCCAGTATATGTTGTCTCTAAAAGGTCTCTATACTGCCACTTATAGCTGATTGTACCAGCATCATTAGATGTAGCTTCAACTCTAAGTGTTTGATAAGGATTAGTTTCATCTATATAAGCCTCAAGAACTTGACCATTATTATAGTCTGCGTTTTCGCCCTCTCCGGTCTCATCATCTAAGTTAACTAAATAATAAGGAGCAAGTGCGTCTTCAGCAGCCGTATTCTTACTATTCTGAATACTGTTGTTAAATTGAGCGGTAGCATCGTCAATACCAGTTGTCCAGTTCTCAACGTTGTAGTCATGTCCAGCATTAATAGTTGCAGCAGCAATCTTTGTACTTAAACTATATGCTAATGTATTTCCTGTAGCATTGTAGCAACGAACAGAGAACTTAATTGTACCAGGATATCTGGTAATTTCTTCTGTTAAAGGCCACATAAAATACAGGTAATCAGCACTCTTAGAATTATCTTTTACATAGATATTAGATAAACCTTGTTCTTTGTTCGCGTTTTCCCATTGAATCTGAATAGTCATATTGTCTAAGTCAGCATAATCAAAGAAACGGTTAATTCTAAAAATTAAACTCTCAGCAATCTCATCACCTTGAACGCTGATACCATTCTTTTTAAAGACAGCAGGAACAGTGATTTCACGTTTGTCAGCATCAATTTCAAATACTGGCTCATCTAAAGGCAGCATTAAGAACTTCTTACCGCCCTGATCAGCTAAATCAAGTAAATCTCTTAAGTGAGAGAAATACTGCTGAACTGAAGTGATTCCTGTCATATTGTCAATAGAGGCTTGGCGATCAGCACTAAGCGCACTCTTATTAGCTTTTAAGAAATCATAAGCTGATTGAAACAGTGCTCTATAATCATTGCTATTATCAGTATTAATAGAAGTAATCACTTGTTTGTCATCCTTTCTATAAATTTTCTAAAAGGATAGAGAGACTTGTGTCTCTCTATCCAGTAATATTTTCTTCCTAATGTTTATAAAAACTACGACAGTTCATAAAATTGGTTTTGGCCTTACTTTAAGCTTTAACCTCTTTCCAATTTTGTTCCTCTTCTTCTGGCACTCTGACTGTTGTCGTAGTTATTGTGCCATTTGTTAAAACTTTATTTTTATCAGCAGTTAATTGGACTAAGCGAACAAAGTAAATCCCTTCCAGATGCACTGGAGATTCAATCATTCCATTCGTGCCCATATAACGGTAATAAATTTGACGAGTCATATTTAAACCTCCTTATTAAGCATCCACCCATGAATATTGTGGAGGATTACCCAAAGTCCAACAAACATGGTCTTTAATTGCTGTACCTTGATCTGCCACATAAATAGTTACATCTTCAATATTTGTTTCAATAAACAAAGCAGTAGATGGAAGTGATTTTAATTGCACTGGATCACCAGGACCTCCGAATATCAGATGTCTTAAACCACTACCTCTCATATAGCACCAAGGTGTACTCAAAATAGTTGAGACCTTGCCGGCAATGTGCATAGTTTCATTTTGACCTACCCAAGAGTTGAAACAACCTTCACCAATGGATCTCACAGGTAACTCTTCAAGTTTAGTAATTGCACCACTGAATGCAAAGTTACCAATATAGTCAAGTGTCTCTGGCATCTCAACATACTGCAATGTAGTATTATTGAAGAAAGCATATGACTCAATACGAGCTAAAGCTGGTTCACCAGCCTCTCTATCAAAGAATACATGAGTTGCTGTATTTCTACCACCATTATTATAGCTAAAACCATTTGGTGCGCTTGATTGATCATTACTACCAGCTGCAATAGCTAAAACTGGATAATTGTTGTAATATGATGGTAATGTAATCTTGCCTTGATAGCTATAATTTGGATTTAATCCAATAGTATAGCCATAAGCACTCTTTGAAGTACCATCAGTATTTACACCAACGGTGATTTCTGAAGGTCCAGTAAAGATAATGTATTCATTTGGAATTGGGTTAGCATATACACTTGATCTCTTAAATACTGCATAATATTTAGTATCTCTTAAAGCCTTTTCCTTTGACATATCTATTGGCTTAGTAGCGGTTGCTGTCTTTGCATAGCCTAAGAAAGCATATTTCTCTTCCAGAGGAAGTTCGCTTTCATCTTGATAAGGCATTGCCGCAGGCAGATTAATAGTATGATTGAAAGGAGTTTGCACAGTTACAGTTTGATTATTACCAATATCAAATGTAATTGAGTATGGGTGTGGTACGAATACAGCATAGAAAACATAAATATCAGACTCAGCTGAGAATGTTAAATCATTTGCGGTTGTACCTTTTGCATAAATCTTGCCCTCGGAAACAAGACGATCGTAATCAGCTTGTTCAACAATAGAATGAGCAGGATCTAAGCTCCATCCTTTGAAATCATAATTTGGATAGTTAGGAAGCACAGAGGTAATCTCTGGATGCACATTTGACTGTTGTTTATATCTCTTTATGTCAATCTGCTTATCTTGTCCGTTTTCAGTTCTGTGCATGAACTTAGCAACATAAGCTTCATTAACTTTTGCAGCATAAATATTTAACTTTTTCCAGATTGCACCATACTTCTCAGTGATATCTTCCTCTTCAATTGCGGCATACTGAGAATCAGCATTAGCAATATAAATTGAACCTGTTAAATATGGATAACCTAAAGATTGAGTTAAATTAGTATAATGACTTCTCTTCTCTGCTGTCGCATTTGCGCGATTGTAATCTGCAATAAACTTATCTAATAACTCAGTAGAAGTAATTAAAGTCTGTTGCGGATTTGCATTGTAAGTAAAGATTAAACCATTTAATGTGTCAGTATTCCATGCGTTTGGATCTGAGAAATCAGGAGTATAACTAACAAATGTACTGTGGTCAGTTAACTTGTAATAAGTTTCATTTGCGTCATATAATGTTCCAGCTTCAACCATAACGTATGGAGACCATTCAACATCTTCAAGGTTAATCTGAAGTCTTTGTCCATCTGCGTTTTCAAAGTCTTTAATCTTAACGGCCTTGTCTAATAATCTATAAGAATCATAACCTAATTTACCGCCAACGATATTAATACGATTAATCTTATTTGGTAGTCTATTACCTTGTTCATCAGTATGATACAAGATTGGACCGCCATCCTCTAAACTATCAGTTAAGTCTTCGATATAAAGACCAGTATAATTATCTCTTGTGTTCTACCAAACTGTTGGTTTAGTAGTTAAGATTCTTGTTAAGTTTGTTGCTTCGACTAAGTCAATCTTGGTTACAGTCCATGGTAAGTGGATACAATCTAATGGAGCACCTTCTGCGAATGTAACGTAAGGAATCTTAGTTCCTAATACTCTACATTCAACCAATTTCTCAGAACCACTAATATCAAGAGCATCTTGTAAAGATTTAACATTGGTTAAATTAATCTTCTTTAATAGAGTCTTTCTACTTGGGTTCAATGCTTGATTACCAGTAGATAAATACTTAGAGTCATTAATATTAAATTGTCCAGTTCCCGCACCTAACAATGAGTTAAAGTAGTCAGGAGCATCACTACCAATAGTAATATCAAGAATTCTCTTACCATTTGCCAATGTAAACTGTGATAAGTATTTTGTACTTAAATCACCAAGACTTGAAATATAATCCTCGGCCGGTAAGTAAACGATCTGCTCAGGCATACCAGGAGTAGCACGATAACCATCTTCAACACCTTCAGCGATAACTGAAACAGGTTGACCCTGATATTTTACAGGCTTACTTGAAGGCTGTTTATCATTATAAGAGAATACATATTGGCTTAAGAATGGAGTAACCTCAAAGTTTGGTGTTGCATCATAATAAGGCATTGGATAAGGTGCAAGTTCCTCACCACTCCATGCGTTAGATGGTAATTCACTCAAACGTGCGCTATCCAGGTATTTATCAGATGTACTCTGGTTGTTTGCGTTCGCTCTCATACGAACACCACCCTGCGCCATTCCTGCTGGAGTATAATCTCCAGCAATCCAATAAGAGTCCATATAATTCAAACGGTTACGTAATAACAACTCACGTGATAACATGCGGTCACCGTTTACCGCATACGCATAAGAGTTATTATCATATACTAAAGCACCAGAAGTATTATAATATCCAGTCTTTGAAGGAGCTACATACTTATAATACTCATCTAATCCAATAGCAATAATAGGACGAATACCTCTCATTGCATATGAATCAAATACTGCTGCATTACATAAATAAGCACCATCAATAGTCTCATAAGTTAATTTGCTGTCTGAACGTAAATTTCTATACTTGTTAGCAATTTCGTCCTTGAAGCAATCTAAGAAGTTAACCCATAAAACGCTTGAAGGAGTCGAGAATGCTTGCTCTAAAGTAGCATCTGTATCATAATCCCAAAGAGTTGCACCAATGTTATTTAAACCTAACTGAGTATCAATATCATAGAAAATTGGGAACCAAATATAATCTCCGCCAGCTTCAATAGGACCATATGATGCCATCATCATGTTCTTACCACGAGAATCATAGCAAAGGAGTAATTCAGTCATAACAAAGTATACAGTACAATATTCAAGATTTAAGTGTTTATTAAATTCGCTCTTAAACTTTTGTAAACGATATGCAGCTGTATCTTTTGTAAATGTTGCATATTTAATATCCCCATTTGTTCTAGTTGTAACACCAGTCATATCGGTTGGGAATTCATCAACTTCATATTCGATTGGAGTAATATCAAGTTCAGGATTAGCTTTTCTTCTATCAGTAGAATCACACCATGTTACGAAACGCTCCCAGTTGCTCCACTTATTGACGATAAACTGATTCATCTTAGGAATAGTATTAATACTCTCCCAGATTGCGCGCTCGTCCTCTTTTACTTCTGGATCATTAATCTTAGCTGTTACAGTAGCTAAATCGTAAGGAGCTTCATCGCTTGCGATAACTTCAATAAAGTCAAGATCTTTATGATAACGGCACTCATAGTGACGAATCACTTCAAGTTTTCCATCTCCATCAGAAGTATATGTACTAAAGTGAGAGGTTTGTGCTTCTGCCGGATATGAGAATGAAGTCCAAGAACCTTGGTTATCAGTCATCTCCCAACACTCAGCCACATCTGCAATAGTAGGATGATAAGATTCTGTAGTTGTAACACCAGTATCAGGATCTGTTACCTCTCTTTCTAATGTAACATAAGGTTGTTCATCTTCAAGAGAGAATCCAAATAATTCATCTGATCCCTTATCCTGATTGATATTATATCTTCCAATATATTCATAAATTTCATCTTCAAGTAATGTACCAACTTTTGCGTTGTCAGATGGCTTACTGTGCTTATGGAATGTTAAGCATGGGAAACCATATACAGATGAACGTAAACCTGTTGTATCAAGATCTGGAATATGATAGTAACCAAGTGGATGGGTACTATAAATATTATTACCAACTAAGTTTGCGAAACCTGTATTATATGAACCTGAAGATTCCATGTAGTCAATCTTCCAAGTGAATTTATTAGTTCCGTAGTTCGGATTATCTTGCTTCCACTTCTTGAATTTAGCTTTGCCGCCCTTAGCTTCATTAATGAATTTTTCATTGGTATAGAACCAACCCCAATCATCATGAGCTACTTTATTTACGTCTTTTGCATTAACCGCAGACTTCATCTTTGTCTTATAATTACGACGTGGATAACCCTGAGAAGAAGTACCCTGGACGTTAATATCTGCACCAATACATACATATGATGGACTATGAGTTTCATAAGTATCAGCATCAATTTCTCCTGCGTTATATAGCGCATCAAGAACTGGGTTTACAAAAGTAATCTTACAATATCTATTATTACCTTTCTTCCAAGGTAGCAAGTCATCAGTTTGTGCGTGAGAACCACCATTTGGATTTACCATACCAGTTGCATTATCAATAATCTCAATTACTGCATAAGGCATTGATAAAGCATCAATATTGCCCTCTTCAAGCATTGCTTTATTGTATTCAACTAATTTAGTATAAGATAATAATGTTGGATCTTCTTTAGTTAACTGGTTCTGATCATACAAAGTAAGATCATGAATATCAGAAATATAGTTGTGAATAACTTCTGGCATTGTTAAACCAGTATTAAAGAAACGAATCTTATATATATCAACATCACAATAATTTGAATTAATTGTGATAGTATCACCGCAATAGAAAGCACTATCATTACCAAGATTTAAAGATCCTGATAAGATACCATTTAAGTAAATAGAAGCCAATTTATCAGCGTTAGAAACAACAACTGAGAAGTTAATTACTTCATCTTCTTTATAACGAACGTTAGTAGTACCTTCTGGTGAACGGAAATAAGCCTCCTATGTACCAACGCAAAGACCATAGTTATTATTGTTTAAAACCTTAAAACATACACCTTCTTCGGTCTTAGTGATCTTTTCAGTTAACTATTGGTCCATTAACCAGTTACCATCTTCATCAACAGCAACAGTTAAATTCTGCGCCTTAATATCAGCAATCGGCACACCATGTTCAGACTTAATACCATTTTCCATTACATAGTAGTATGGATTAGTTGTAACAAGTGTAGAATATTCTTGTACGTTTCTGATTCTAAATCTTACTTCCAAAGTGTAGTTTTTATTTACACCATTAAACTGAAAGTCTTCAATTGGGTTGGTAGCAAAATTACGGAATGGGATAGTTACTGTTGCACCATTGGCGATTGATAAGTAAGCGCCATTTCCATCATCATCATTCTTCCAACCATTGTTATACCAGTTGAAACCATTAAGTGTAGCTTTATATGCACCATCAGCCCAAGTTTCACGATTAGCTGCGATTTCATCACTTGAACGTCCAGTAGAAGATAAATTCATAATTAGACGTTCTGACTAAGCAATACCTAAATCTCTTGAACCAACAGTAGTAACATTAAAGTTAATTCCTTTAGGTTGTGCGGTTCCGCACACAATTGTATAGTTGTTGTCACCAACTTCATAGCTTTCAGTTAAGTCCAATGTTAGCCATTGGCCAGCCTCATATTTTCTTGAGATTTCTGCGATTCTTACACCACTCTTTTGGATATAAACAGTAAAATAATCGTTTGCTGCAACTGCTGTTGGGTCATATACTTGATATTTTACTGTGAAAGGCTCATACTGAATAACAGTATCAGGATATTCACCAGTCCAAATAATAGGTGTTAAATCTTCTGGATCAACCCAAGCAATTTCATAAGTAATTCTATTACTTTCTACAGTTGTCTCTTGAATAGTTGTAGTAACCCAAAGTGTTACATTATGAGTTCCATGAACCTGTTTTGGTACACTAACTGACTTAACACTTGAACTTACTCTATCAGATTTTTGTAATTCAAAATCTTCAATATCATCAACAGCAACGTGAAGTGTTTCATCCATGGCAGGATCACCAATCAAGTAATACTCTACAGCCACACTACCGGTTGCCGCAGTTGCTGTATTAAATGTAGAAACCTTCTGAATACGCATTTCAACGACCTTAACACCAGATACAGTACGTACTGGAAGTCGTTTCATCTTTGTATTATCAGAATCAGCTTCAACCTTCATTGTGATACTATCATTTGGAGGTAAGAAGTTTACATTTAATAAATAAGGCTCACCACTTTTTGCGGTTACAGTTTTATTATAAGTATAATTATTAGCACCAGTAAAAGTGAAATATAAAGATACATATTCATCAACAGTAGAAGTAGCAGTTACAGAAACATAATAATCTTTACCAGAAACTAAAGTAAAGTTACGAGCTAAAGTTGAAGAATCAACAGCGACTTTTAAGTCTTCTTCAACTACTGTTCCACCGCCACCTCCACCACTGCCACTTACAGCGATTAAAGTACAAATTGCAGCTACAGCCTCAGTATCAATTCTTATTACACGGAAAAATCTTCCATCTGAATTAAGAATTAATTGATCTGGTTTAGGAGCAACACCGCCTTCGATTGCGGCAAGGGCAACACTATATGTATAATCTTCATCATCTTCTACTAATTTCAGAATCTGAGTGTCATTACCATTTGCCCAAACGAATCCTGCGGTTCCGCCACCACTGCCGCCCTAGCCACCAACTTGGATACGTCTATTTTCAACATCCAAGTACATAGCACCTGTGTCTGTTGCAACATAGAACCAACCGTTTGATTGTTCGGCATTCCTAATGAAATCTTCAGTCCCCATTACTGGTCTAAACTTGATTCCGCTATCATTCATTAAGGAATTCTCCTTTCTATCATAAATTTAAGGGGTTAAATATTTAATTTAACCCCTTAGAGTTTTTACGTTTCTATAAAAATTAAAAAATACAAATATATACTTAATTAAAATTGTCCTCTTAATTAGAAACTTCCCCAAACCATATCAATAGCTACAGAGGCTGCTGTAGCAGTACCAGAAGCTGCGCCCGCACTATTAATAGAGAATTGTAAGGTACTTGAGCTCAAATTCATTTTATTATTGTATCCATTAGTACCAGCATTTAACTGAATAGTATTAGCGCCATCAGAAGCACCAGTCCAATAATCTGTTCCAAAGAATACATCTGAATATTTTCCAGATCCAACATATGTCTCTGTACCACCAACAGCTTTTGTTTCTGCTTTACTTAATCTATAGTGACTTAAAGTAATTTTTTGTGTTTCATAACCAGTAATGTGACCATTGCTAATAGTCAATCCAGTTACAGCAGTATAATCTTGGCTTTGACCAGCATTAGTTAAATCTGATGCAGTTGTTGGAGTTGTAGTAATTGTAGAGTGAGCAATATTGATTGTTTGATTTTTACCACCATAAGATCCATCTGAAACAGTACCAGTAACAACAACATCAGTACCTTCAGTAAAGTTTATTTGATGAATTTCTCCATTAGTGCCGCTCTTTGTAAAAGATAATGTTTTACCTATACCAAAATTTGGTGTATAATAAATATCAGCATCATCACCAGCAGGAATGTAAGTATACTTAGTTGTGCTTGCTTTAGGATCAATATATCCTGTTGTAGTATCTTCAACACCGGTAACAATAAGCATATCGCCTACTTGCGCACCAGTTTGTCCATGGTCATCTTCTGTGGTTTTCCACCCTACTATAGTCATACCTGTTGGTAATGTACCACCAACAGTTTGAGTAAATTTAAAAGTAGCACCTGATTTAATTTTTGCAGTTGCAGTAGCTGTATTATACAGATCTTCAAGATTATCAAATGTATCAGCAGCTGATCCAATAGTGCCAGCAAAATACATAGCATCAAATCCTTGTAATTGCTGATTAATTAAAGCATCAACTTCACCAGTTGTATAAACATCAAGATCTCCAGTTAATGTATATCCAGTACTTGCGCTACCTGTTAAATTAAAATCAACTTTATTAACTTTATTAGAGCCTGCGTCAACAGCTTTACCATAAGTTAATGTTGGAGTAATATTTGTACTTACTCTATCATTACCATTAACTAAAGTAAATGTTAACTTATCGTTGGCATCCATACCCAATTGAATAGTTGTACCAACAAGACCGCCACCATTTAATTTAATTATTGGATAAGTAATATCACCTACTGTGACGCTACTCATCGTTGGAGTAATATTACCTTGATCGCCCTTTGTTAAATAAACTATTTCATCTGGATGACTATTGCTAGATAAAACTAATTTAACATATTTATCACGGTTTTCAAGAATGCCAGAATCGCTTCCTTCTTCCAATGCAGCCGCATCTAAGTGATAAATGTCTCCGCTTGGTGTACTAATTGTAATAGTACCAGTAGTTTGGTCTCTTGTAAAAGTAACGTTTTCTCCACCTTGAATTTTAAATTGACCACTTGCAGTATGTACTGGTTGTAAGCGATTATTATTATCTAATTGTCCAATAGTATCTTGTACTTGAGTTGTAACAGTAACTACATTATTTGCCAATGAAGTGCTAACTGCAGATGATGTAGACATCAAATATGTATCAGGGTTAATTTGTACCCAATGTGGCACATTACCTGTCGGATCATTAGTGTTTGCGGCCATACATAAAATATTACTACTTGTAATATAATAAAGCTGTCCAGCATATTGTGTAATGTTACTTGTTGTCAGTGTCGGCAAATCAGATTGATTTGTAATAAATATAATACCTTCATTTATAGGAGATAAAGTCAGGTCGTCATTACCTACATATAATCTATGAGTATCTTCTGCCAAATAGAATGATCCAGGGACCACTATCGGCGCGCCAGCAGCGCCAGAAATAATATCATTAACAGTAGACTGTAAACCAACCTTAAATCCTATATTCTTTCCAGGTGTTAGATTAGGCATATTAAAGTCCTCCTATCATTATTAATTTGTAACAATCATCTACTACCATTTTAATGTTTCTAACGTCTGATTAATATTAGTGATCTACTAATCATGTGTTCTATCTTTTGCCTATAAAGTCGAAATAGCATTAGAAACATTTGTCATATTACTTTCTACTGCTACCATACGATCTTGCAAACCAGTAGTAGGAGTAAGAACAGCCTACTCAAGTGCGGCAAGTCTTCCTGCTACATCACCTGATGAAGGATGTTCTTCTAAATAATCAGCAATTTCTTTTAAAGTATCAAAAGCTTCTGGAGCATTTGCAACTACTTTTGATACTTCATCTAAAGCGATGTCACGTACACTTTGATTAGTATCATTACCAATTAAAGTACCTACTTGACTAATAAGAAGACTAACCGTAGGCTATATAGAAGCCAATGGATTGTTCCATGTGCCATCACCTTTTAAATATAAATCTTGCATTCCAGCCAATGGAACCGGCACTAATCCAGTCTTACCATTCTTAGTAGCTGTTGCACCGACCATTGAACCAACAATTAATTCAAAAATTTCATCTAGTGGCTTGTCAACCCACTAAGTACCATCATAGAATAAAAGAGAGCCAGTTTCTACACCGGCTCCAATTAATACGTCCTATAAATCTGCAAGTGAAGTAGAACTTGAGATACCACCACTAATTAATTTTTCTCCTAAATATAATACTCCATGGTCAGCGTCTGTCTCACTGATAAAATATAATGTATCATTATCTTTAGGACTTAATTGTTGATATGCATTTGGAGTACCACGCAAGAATTTAACGTAATTACCGTATTCAGTAATAACACGCGCCATTGTAGTTCTCCTTTCTTTATTTTTCCATCCATTAATTATTTATAGGTACAGGAAGCTATAAATTTGCTTCAAACTAATCATTTAAGTAAGTTATGATATCACGAATACTTTGTCTATTAGTAGAAATATTAGCGCTTTGAGCCCTTGCTAATGATATAGCTGTATCAGTTTTACCCAGCAATGAATCATTACTATAACCGCTAAGCTTTGGAGTATAAACCTTTTTTTGCTAACTATTAACAGTAATTGTTGATTCTTCTCTAAGTCCAATTAATACCATTAAATCATGCAAAGTAGTACCAATGCCATATTCTTCACGATATCTTTCTAATGGATCACTTTCATAACCAGCGCCCTTTTTACGTTCCCACTCTTCAGTAATTTTTTCTAAGGTTCCAATTCTTGTACCATAGGTATTTTCAGTATTAACATCTGCAACAGGATCCTATGAAGAACCTTCACCGCTACCATCGTCACCATGAGTACCAGTTAAATACTCTTCCAATGTTGCGATACGATTTTTAATATTGTTTAAATCATCTTCGCCCGCCGGAGTTGGTAATTGCACATTTGCAACAGTACCTGCCGTAATATGTCCTGCATTATCAAAAGTAATAGTAGGAATAGTAATAACCGCACCAAAAGATGGCGTAAGTAAGTTTTCACTACTGGATGTTACCTCAACAGGCAAAGTTATTGGCTCAACATCATCACGCTAAGTCTTATGATAAATATTAATAGTATTATTCCCTATTGCTTCAGCATTAGCACCAAATATTATCCATTTATTCCCTTGAGCAAGAATACTTCTATCATTTCTACTGCGTGGAGTGGCTGTATACTCAGTAGCTGGATTACTAGGAGAAGGTGTAGCGCCAGATAGATTAGCATTTTGATAAACTAAACTTTGAAACGCATTACTTAGATAATACGTCACATTTCCATAAAAACCCATTATGCGCTACCTCCTTCATACATTATATCAATTAAGATAGAATTTCTTTTATTTGCATAGTCTATGGAATTTAAAGAATCTCTATCAAAACGAATTGAAGATATACTCCCTAATCCTTCTAAATCTAACTCATAAATACCAGTCGCACCAATAGCTACTGGAGTAGATCCATTATTAACATAAAACTTTACATCTGGATCGCTTTGAATACCAAGTTGAATTATAGGAGCATACTCAGCAAAAATATTCCCAGTAGCTAAAGCTGCATAAGTTACGACATTAGGATAATTAGAAGATTGATTTTCTGGCGTATATCCATAATATCTAAACTATTTTATTAGTCTTGCCATAATTACTCCTCTCTCTCCAAAATTGAATTTTCTGGCGCTTTAGTCGCCGTAACTTGCATCATACCATTATAAGCTAATGAATATGATAATTTGGATATTACATAATATCCATTAATTCCTGTTTTTTCATCAAAAATATAAACTCGATTATTCGGCTCAAGATAATAAATAGGAACCGCTGTAAGGTTCACACTTTCAGTGCAATAAGAATGTTGATAAAGCAATTCATCAGTCCTATTCTTTGCACTGATACCTTGAGGAGAAATCGCAAACATATTTTCATAACCAGAATCTGGTATAATAAAATAACTATATCCTGTCTTATAGTCTTCAGATTGGTATTTACTCATAGTTGAATAAATTACCTTTGGAGTATCTCTATAGTAAATAGATTTTATTGTTGTCTCATTAACAGCTTTCGGCCTATCTCCAACAGCTTTAGTTGTGAACTGTCTAAGGGTGCCATCACCTTCCAAAAAGTCAAACCAGAAATTCAAAAGATCAGGATAATCGAAAACATCTTTATGCCACCAGACTTTTTCGCCATCATTCGCAGCAATTAAGTTATATTTTCCTGTGTCTGAATCAAGCTCATATACAGGAGGGTTAACATAGAAATCTATATAAGCTACATAATAAGAAATAACGTTTTTCTTTAATACCGCAGTTAAGTTACTATTAAGTGCGGTCGGTGACTCTAACAAATATTGCTTGATCTATTGCGCAGATGAATCATAATATAAATTCTTTAGACTTGAATTCTACACGATGTCAGCCATACAATATGTTTTGTTGTCATATATATACAAATCTGCCCATGGCTAAGATCTGGCTTGCGCCAGGCGCAAATGACGATCTAATGTAAATTCCATATTATCTCCATCTTCTACTAAGCTATGATAAGTCTATAGTTTTTGTTCTGGAGTTAATTTTGTATTTACATTAATCAACTCATATGTTGGATTCTATGGATCAGATAAATTCATTACTTTAAGAAAATAATAATGACCGTCTTCAAGGAAGTTGATTGTATTGCCATATGGTTGCATCTATCCATGATGAATCTTAAATGTATTAGATAAGTCGGTTAACTAACGTGTATATACTTTACCTTCAACACATTTTTCTACCCACTCAGTATCATCCGCAGGAGTAAACTCAGTAAAAGTAAAACCATTATTTTCAGAAATAAAATACCTAATATTCTCTTTATGATAATATCGGTCATTTGATCCTAATATATCTCCAGGCTTCTATCTTCCTTCCATAACAGCTATAACCTTTTGTGCTAATGGCTTATATACACCTTTTACATAAATCTTATCCAAATCATTTTTATTAGTTATATCATTATATTGTTTAAACTCTAATTCATAATTACCTTTTTTCTCATCATCATCAAACATTGGACAATATAACTAACGCCAAAATCCTTCCAGGTCTATATAATATTGCTCATACCCAGTCACACCGTTCGGATATAATGGATAATTACGCTTCGCTAGCGCTACCTCAAAATCGTCATCATGGTTATGACGTCTATAATCAATAGCCATACGATAAATGATTTCACGCCAATCTACTTGCTTATATTTTCCTGCTAAAGGATCTTCATATTCAATCTTTTTGATCTGTTCTTCTAAATATTTTTCTGCTCGCTCAGGCGGAATTTCAGGATCCCAAGCATATACAAATGCTTTAATAAGTCCTCTCTATTCTCGCCAATATTCATCTAAAGCAATTCTTGTGCTAGGATAATAAAAATATCTTTTGCCAGAAATAGTAACAATTCTGCGCTTTGACCCAGGTGGCACTTGTTCATTTTCAGCTAATGGATGACTATAATCTATTAAAGTATGTACGCTATATCCATCTGCGAACTAATAAGTAGGATCATAAGGCGATGTAGTATCTGTGCCATTTACATAATATTGCACATCTAACCACTCTTGATAAGTATGCACACATCCAATATGGCTAGCTATTTCTACCACAGAAGTCTGTCCTTCCCAAGAGCAAATTCCAATAGCACAACATATAGTTCCTCTACCTGTGTCTATTACTGCCGGTAATCCATATTCAGTCCTAAATCCGTTAATTAGATTAAGCACATGAGATTGCATATAATTAGAAGACTTAGTGTAATATTGCATTTCATCATCAGGATGCTTATTGCCAGGTGGTTCACCGAACAGAATAGCATAATACTCAGCCCAATCCTTCATATTCCACCATTTATTATCTTTACTTGTATCAAAACCTTGTGGATATAAGCTTGGATCTTTTTCAAATTGATCCATTAAACTCTAATAGTCATACATTGTTGCATAACGAGTTTTTAAACCATTCTCATCTGCAATCTCTTGCATTGTTTTTGTTGTCCACGCATTACCATCATAATCAACATATAATGATGGTTTATTATCTATGGCATAGCGCATATGAATAGGATACTTATTTCCTCCTACAGAAGTGCGCTCACCCCATACAGTAAAATCATTCTTTAAATTACTTAAATTAGGACTATTTGAAAATGATGAAATTAAAATACTGCCATTAAATGTATAAATTGAATTACTTGCTTCAGCTAAGCTCTGCACATAAAGCTGTTTATCTTCTCCACGTCTCTACGGAGACCAGTCTGTATTGACTAAACATTTTTTACGCTAAAAAATAAATCTCCCATCAAGATCATAGAAATATTCAAATTCACCGAGCATAGCTTTTAATTTGTCTAGTACAGATGTTAAACTTTCACCAACATTTGCGATCAGGTCGCCTGCATACACGAGTTCGCAAGTGCGGTAACCGCACGTCTATCCATACTCTATTTTTGCTACAAAATATTCCTATTCAGGATTAGCAGAGTTCGGCAAAGTAATTTTATCTGCACTGTAGCTATCACTAACTAAGTAGTCTATTAAACGTTCAAATCTCACTTCTGAAATTTTCTTACTTACGCCATTAACCAACACTTCCATATCACCATTCAAAGTTGGTGCTACGCTATACACATCATTTGTATTCGCTGGACGAATTAAATACATTGGAGTATCATATTTATAATCTAACAATTCCAATCCTAATTCATCTAAATCATTTAAAATAATATTATGAAATGGCTCATTCGCATAAGCATGTACAGCATCCCAAATAATCTTTTTAATAGGATATTTTCTATTAGTCGTAATACCAGTCTCAGCATCATAATAATCATATGTGCCAAAATCAGTTCGCGCATTAATTACGCCACCAACATCACCATTTAATAAGCACATCTTATCTTTGCCTTGAATAGAAATAGTATAACTATTAGTTGACAGCTAACAGCTAAATGAAGTAATTACATATGTTCCCATTTTAAACCAAATAATATTTGGATATGTTTCAAAATGCTGCGGTCTAGACACAGTATTTTCAACACCTATTTCTAATTTAAATTTAGTATGTAGTCCCCAATAGTAATCATCAATATTTATATCTTTAGCCACCATTGATAGGGAACATGTGCGCCGAACCGCACTGTTCCCATCAACATTAACAGAACCGGAAGTTATCTAACCTTCAATCTATTGTAAAGGATTTTCTTCTAAATCAAGAGATATAATACGAGCATATACAGTCTTTTCTCGTTGCTCATCTAATTCTCGTAAGAATTCAGAATCATAAAGCATAATTATACCTCCTTCTCAATTGCATTTTTTATTAAACCTATTAATTGCATACGCTGAGTCTGCATCAACTCATAAGCATTATTAATATCTTGCTGTGTGACTACTGTCTAAGAATATGGTTTTTGTTCGTCAACCACTGATGCATCAGAAATCATCTGCTCATAATTTTCTTTAGCTTGCATATATAGCGTATTACCTTGCGCTACTAATGGATCACTATTTTCTACTGAATATTTAATCTCAACAAGCTAAATATAGCAATCAGCCATCAACATATTTCCTAACTTCATCTTAGATACAGTATCTAAATTATTAAATATATAACGACCAATAGATTCCAAATTAACATTTTGATCTGGGTGATTTATCCAGAAGAAATAATCACAATCTTGTTCATGCCACCCCTTATCTACTAACTCAGTCCAATAAGGGCTAGGATCTTCATCGGCTTCTCTATGCTCAAGGTATTCAATTAAATCAAAACCATTAACATACAAGCCATAAAAGGTACTACCAGCTTCATTTGTATATTCATAGTCTACTATCTTATATACTTTACTAGCCACAATCTGTTCTGCTAAAATTTCTGTGCCAACTAAACGGGCAATATCGCCATAAATATAAGGCTTATCGAACTTTTCAGCATCAATAGAATGAAAGACTTCAGCTATCTCTCTATTATTAACTTTAATCTAATAAAAGCGTCCAATAGATCTCTTTAAGTCTTCTACTTCTGCCACAATATCCTCATGATAGCCAACAAATTGCCATAATTCATCTTCTGGCTCAAAGTCAGAAATTTCATTGAAATCATCAGCAAATGTTTGCTCATAATATCCATATGTAAATGTACCATCAAAATGCGCATTCTCATTAGGAGTAGAAATTAATTTTACATTTGTAACAGGATTATCTAAAGTATTAATTTTATAAATATATGTCGCACCAATTTCAATCTATTGCACTTGGCCTGTCTATAATGTTAATTCAAGTAAAGTGCCAGGTTCAACGTCTTCAAAAATACCTAAATATACAGCAGAAGGAATTTTTAAATCTGAATTAGCAGTGTAATAAACCATGTTGTCATTATCCATATAACCAGCTAATTGAACAGTAGCAAAATGTAGATTAGTATCAGTATATTCTGGAACAGTAATTAAATTATAACGAAGTAAATTATCAAATGTTAATTCTGCTATCTCATATGCAGTAGCAGTAAATGAATGAAGCATACGCCCTGTTACTGTATTTGCGGAAAGTGAAGAATTTAATAGCCGCACTATATAATTACCTTCTGTTGGAGACTTAAATAGCTTTGGCTAGCCATCTGATAACCATTCCATGACCTCTAATTTAAATACACGTTCAGCTCTAATATTCTCAGAAGTTAGATCAGTGCCTTCAAATTCTAAAGCGCCTAAACTATCTTTAGATAAGAAAAATGCTTGGTCATCCATTAAGTAAGAAATTAAGCCACCTATTGGAAATTCCTTATATTTAACATTTCCATTTCTAAAAATGAATGGATATTTACTGCCAATTGTATCAGTCTTGCTTTCTAAAACATCATTTTTAAAAGATGCAACAGTAGGATTAAAACGCACTTTTAATTGCCGAAATCCATCAAATAAAAACATATCTTCAAAGTCTGCGGTCACAGTCTCAGATTTCATTCTATTTGAATATAATCCTCTTGAATTATATTGCTATAATGAATAACAATATCGTACTCCTTGCTCAACTGTAAAGTCTTTAAATAAATCTCTTAATGGCGTTTCTCTTTCTAAAGTAAAGTGACATATTTCATCCCACTGTTCAAAATTATCTTTCGAACTAGCTCTTGAAATTGTAAAATTACCACTATAATATTTATCATCTTGAGCTATTAGCTATAATCCAATATATCCTTCATCAAAATTAGGTTCAGCATGTAAAATTGCATTTACGCTTGGGCGTACAGAGTCTTTACGCATAATAGTATATACTGGGCTCGATGCAGTTAAATTATTTAAAGTTGTAATCGCATAATTGATTGTATATTTGTGATTTGAAATTAAATCTTTTCGACAAATATATGTATCAGAAGATTCATATGGCTCTGTATCTGTTGCCGCATTATGAATCTATACTCCAGAAGTGTCAAAGACGCTTCCATCTTCATTCAATATGGTAAAACAATAACTGTATTCTTTTTCAGATACATCTTTATTCTCTTGACTATATACGCCAACATAATTATATAACCCAGCACTAATTTCTCCAGCTTGTAAATTCTCAATTTTTAAAGTTGGTGCTGTGGTATATTTAGTTACTCCTACATCTGAAAAATAACCTATAGTACCCAATGAATCTACATAGGCAATTTGAATTTTATAATACACACCTTCTATTAATTTAGAAAAATATGTATCATCTTTATCTTCATAAATTTTTTTATCTAAATTAAAAACTGCCGTCCACATACCAGTAGTATGATCTATTTGAACCGCTTCATTGTAGGGTTCCATTAGAGTCCATACCCACTCATTTGTGGAGACAGTTTTCATTTTACACGCTATACTTTTAACTTGGGTACTGTTTGAACCATATGCAACAGCTCTATTATGGCGGAACGGAACTTTTAATTCCGTTCCACAAAAAGCAGGTATTTTTCCATCAATGTAGGGAGGGTATAATTTGCTCCCCATATGGATTATTCCTCCTCATCTTTAATCATAAACAATAATGCTTGCATTTGATTAGAAGTAAGATCCATATCATTAAAAGCATCAAGACCAACTTTATAAATCTGTACTTCCTGAGTTAAATTAAATAAATCATTTAATTTATTTGTAGCAGCAGCGATATTCTCGTTAGGAATTTCATACTGCTGAGTTTCCTCATTTAATGTACCAAACTCTTGCGCGATTGCCAATCTTTCCTTCTCAATATCTTGAGCAAGACTAATCAAAACCTGAAGATTCTTCTGTAAATAAAAATTTACCTTAATAGGAAACTTTACTTCAGATTCTTGTCCAAATTCTTGCGCTAAAGCATTAGCATAATTATAAATTTCGTTATTTGTTAAAGTTGTCATCATAATCTTTATTCTCCTTTTTCACTTTTTACCCAAATACGCTTTGAGTCTATAAAACTGATGTTTCTTGTGATCCACCAGAAATATCACCTACATATACTAAACCAGCTATTTGCCATCTATCACCAACAGCCTCACGTGTAGTAGATAACGTAATCTAATCTCCAGTAAAAGTAGCAGAACCACTTGCTCCTAATGTAATTGAAGATATAATATCTTGAGTATTAATATATCCAATAACATTACCGTTTGGTAAACTATCTCTAACTGCGATAGCACCATAACCAGCAATAACACTCCATCCAGGAGTTACACTTACTGATATTGAACCTGTAGGCCGGAACACAGTTGAACCGCCTACTGTCGTTTTCCATTTAAAATTCGGTATTGAATAAATACCGAACTATTTTAGCTCACTAGTAGCTCCATTCCAAAGAGTAAATCTAAGACTTTCAGCAGATACAGTTGTACCACTAATAGTACCACCAACAATAGCTGCACCAGAAATTTGTCCAGTAGAGCTATTTAAAATTACATCGCCCTTACTTAATGTAGTGCTATTGATCTACCATCCTGCAATAGTACCACTTTGTATATCTACATTATTAAAGGTGCCTTGATTCGCATTAATTGTTCCAGTAACATTAGCTCCAGTAGCGCTTAAAACGCCACTATTTGAAACACCAAAACTACCAGATCCTTCTCCAGAACCAGTAATACTCATAGTGCCGCCACTAATTGTAGCACCATTAACTTTTGCACCACTTATAGTTCCTGTACTACTGTCTAAATAAATTGTGCCATTACTTGCATCGATTCTGTTGCCGTTAATACGCCATCCAGCAATAGTACCACTTTGAATATTAACATTTGTAAAAGTACCTGATGTAGCAGTAATAGCTCCTGTGATACTTGCGGCATTGGCTTCTAATGAACCATCCCATTTAACTGCAAATGTTTTATCTGACCCATTTGTTACTTTAATTGGATAAGTGCTATCAGCAGAACTAATAGTAACAGTGCCTGCTGGATTACTAGTGCGCCTTGCCTATAATTGGAAATTATAACCTAAAAGCTAACCATTAGTTAAATCAAATTTTAAGCCAGTTCCATTTGTAGTGTTCCAATTATGAGATTGTATTATAAAATTATCTTTTGTAATATTAACAATATCTAAATTTCTAATTGGCGTTAAACCAGATGTTGTCGTAGGATTATTGCCTGCTCCATAATCAGTAAAATGTACTCTAATATATGGACTACCGCTACTATTTATAATAACATGTGATCCCATATAACGTCCATTATTACCGCTACCGTTATCATATGCAGAAAAGCCAAAATTATAACCTAAAAATTGACCATTCGCAAGATTCATACGAATGCCTGAGCACGCTGCTAAATTAGTTGCTGAGAATCTAAAATCCTAAGACTGAATAAGAAATTGATTCTAAGTAAGCATAACCAAATTCAAATCTTTAGGAATAAAATTCTGGTCAGTACCATCTCCGACATCTTTAAAATGTACTTGGAAAAATGGATTATTTGTTGTGCCTTCACTACTTAATTTTACATATGAACCCGTATAGCGCTGAGTGTTATTAAACGCATATAAATGAAACTTATAGGCGATAATATTAGCATTAGCTAAATCTATATGCATACCAGAGCCTTGTGATGGATCTGATGCATTATAATGCCAATCCTAAGAGTTTAAATAAAAATCTCTCTTAGAAATACGCAATAAAATTTGACTAACATCTGGGTCTGGTTCTTCTCCATTATTATGTTGATAATATACTTGTAAATATGGAGTACCAGTGCTTGATAATTCGACATATGAACCTGCGGTATTATCTGTAAGATTACTAATATCACTATCATATGCGATTAATCTAAATTTATTATAAGCTGTTAACTTACCATTAGCAATATCAAACTGTAATCCACGTCCCTTAGCGTATTCTTTAACAACATTATAATTTTCACCAGGAGCTAAATCAGCAGCTGTTCTTGGGGAACGCCAATCCTTTGACTGTAAAATAAATTTATTTGAAGATATATGCATTAAATCTGTATCATATACAATCACATCTTCTACACCAGGTGTCAATTCTTCAACAGGGATCTAATGCTCCTTATAATGAATCTAAAAGAATGGATTACCACGTGAACTTAACTTTACATACGAACCTTGGTATTTAGAACTATCTCGACCCTCTTCCGCATGTAAATTAAAGCTATATGATGTAAACATACCTTTTCCAACATCAAATTGAGTACCAGTCTTTTCAGCTTTACTCCAATCCTTAGATTGAATTAAAAATTCATTTGTTGTAACTTTCATCAAACTTACATATTCAGGAATATCACCCTCTATTGGATTTATATTATACTTAACATGTAAGAATGTACCTGTACTACCAATTTCAATATTGTTAAAGGTCTTTGCATCTTGCGCGAAGAGCTTAAAACCGCCATAAGCTGTTAATTTCTAAGCCGATAAATCAAATCTTAAACCTTGCGCATCTCGTTTATATGGATCGCTACCTTCAGTAAAGCCTTCAGATTGCATAAAATATGATGAAGTTCCAACTTGTAATAAAGTTGTACTTGGCTTTACACCAAACTCATAAGAAACACTTTCTATCGGCCCATCTGATTGCTTATACATTACTGAATCCGCATCAGCTGGAGGTACAAATCCCGTAATAGAAACAACATTATCACCAATATTGGCAATAGCTCTAAATCGTAAGAAATCTTCATCTTTTAAGAATTTTAACTTAATAAGATATTCTTCATCTTCATTACTATTTCTTATTGCTTCTATCAATGTCATTGTATCATTAATATTATTAAAAGTCAAGTCAGCGCCACCAGATCTTGGGCTTACCCATCCGGAAGCATCAACCATTCTCTAACCGCACTAGCTATTCAAATTGGTAATTTTATGTCCATTATATCGAGCCAAACAAACTGTACCAGAAGAATTAATCATAGCTTCAGTAACTTCTGAAGATGGAATATACTTCCAATGATCTTTTCCCTATTCACTTGCTTCAGTATAACGATATAAATAATCACCTTTTTGCATAGCAGGATCATCTCCATCTATTGCAATACCGATGAACCCTTGACTCTACATAGCTTTTTGCTATGTAAACATTTCAAGATCATCGATATTAGCATTAGAATATCCTTTATTCAAAAGAGCTGAACTCTAAATTGTACGAAGGACAGGTGCATATACACCCTGATCCATATCTTCTATGTCGTCAGCAGTTCTAATTGCATTATTAGTGCGCGGATACTAATTGTCATTAATATCCCAATAATTATTTAATAAATTTTTAATAGCTTCATCACTCTTGTAATAATCAATAGAATCCCAAAAATCATTATATGCTTTGCGCTATGTCGTATTTGGATCAACTTCTAATTGCTTATTACCAAAATCGTCAACAGTAACTCTCTTCTCATTAGTATACCAAACACTTGGTGATTTAATTACTAAGAAAGGTGACTTAGTAGAAATCATTACTCTACTACCAGTAGGATTATAACGTACTTCATTATCATATCCGTCTTGCTCATTATTATGAGTATATTGAGCATTTATGATATTTTCAGCTTGGCTATCTGCCTAATCTACTGCGTCAGCTATATAAGCCCCACGCATATCAATCTCACCATCATCAAGATCAATCTTCATACCAACGCGCAAATTATCATCTCGCTCTTGATTATATGAAGCACTTGCAATAGTACCAGAATTGCCATTAAATTCAATACGTCCGCGTTTTGCTTTACCTATAAAAGAAGTGCCGTCTGTCTTAAATCCGAAACTCTGCTCGCCATGATCAAAACCAAATAATCCTTCACCTGTTGTATTACCAAGCTAAGTCTTTTCACCAACTTCACCCATTAATACACCAGAAAAAGTATTATCACTATTCTTTTTACCACTTCCTACCATGGCTGACATAATTGTACCATTTTTTTCGTCAATTGTCAACTCTCCGTCCCATGCGTTCAGCATTGGTGAGTCAAACCTGTTCTACAACATGTGGATCGGTTGCACCCAGAGTCTTTCATTCTGTGCGTTAAACGCAACTAATGAACAATAGTAATCATTCCCAGAAAGAAACATGCTTGGTACACTTAATCTATACTCTCTGCGTTGAGCACCATCTACTTCAGTTACAATCTCTTTAATCTTAGGCAGATAATTACTAACTAAAGTAGTTACTTTATTACTGTAATCGGATTCTCCACTACTTAAGCTATGATTAGTATAATACTCAGTCTTCCATACTACTCCCTCTATTTCCTTATTAGTTTTCATACTAAATAATTTAATAGGATCTGAATAATATTGAGGACTTGAACCCATTGAATTATAAATTACAAATGATGGACCTTCAATATAATAATCGTCAGAAGCCCAAGGAATCGCAAAATATGATTCAAGAGTAACAGTACGATTTCTTTGTTTATATTTTAAATTTGAATCATCTGTGCTATCTAAACTATTAGTAATTGATTCATCACGCTCAGAATCTTCTGCATCTGAGAATTTATCAATAGTAATAGTTGCAGTGCCTTTTAAAATACCATAACCGGGTTTAAATGCTTGTCCTATAAATGCTTCTGTGTCACGACCTGTAGTAATAAAATAAGCAGATTGATCAGTTTTAACACCTTCTGAGTTATATGAAAAACCATTTAAAATACTTAGCTAAATATTTTGGCTTTCTTTTTCCATAAAGTCGTTGTTGTAATCATAGACTCCAATTGATAAAGGCAGTTGCTAATCCTGCTTAACTGCAGCTTGATTTGTACTTGGGAAAATACACAAAGTATAATCTGTTCCATTACTACCATAAGAAGCAAAAGTAAAGAACTATTCCGAATCATAGACATATTGACGATTCTTTACCACTCGACATCTAATTGTATTATTAGTTGCGGTTGGCATAAAATAATTCTTTATCTAATAAAAAATTTCTGTGGATGATAAAAAGTTTGCGTCTGTATCTGCGGCAATCTATCTATATACCATATAATAGCCTTCTACATAATTATTACCATATGGCGCAGAAGGCAAAGTATCAACATTAGGATCATAAAAAGAAAAGCCTGCTTGGATTAACTCATCTCGATTACAATCAAGCATTGTACTATGAATAGGAATATACCAATAGATAGTACAATTATTCTTTAAATAATTATCATCTTGATCTAGCCCAGTAAAACGTGCGCGAAGCTTGCGGCGCTGGTACCGTTCGGCTGAGTTAATTAACATATTTGTCATACCATATAATTGATAAGTTTCCTTAGAACAATATGTATCAGGTTGTTCATCGGTTTGATCAGTCAATGCGATCCACAGACCGGTAACCGCACTTTTCGTATTCTCATCAATTACCTATTCTTCATTTTTAAAAGTTAAAATATTACTCTTAAAAACTTCATGGTTATAAATTAAAATAGCCTATATCTATTCTGTTTCTACTGTTGGATCACCAATTTTTACAGTTACACGTTCATTTGATTTAGCAACCCAGTAATCATTTCCATCATTACCAGGCTCCCAATCTTTTGGCAATCCTATATTTTCATATCCTAATAAACGTTGCCATCCGCTCGGCATATAACGCTCATTAGCATCATAATAATTCTCAACATATTTATACCAATAAATACAATATCTATTCTGATATTTCTATTCGAATATCTCTTTTGATTCAGCATAGCTCTATACTCCGCCTTGTTGGAATAAAGTATTTAAATCTTTAAATTCATAGCCAATACTTGGAGCTTCAACTTGATTTGATTGCCATGAACCAATTAAATTTTTAATCTAATTATCCACATCTAAGCAATCTTGTAAAATTGTTTTTTGCATATTATTCCAAGCATCATATATTGCCGCAATTGAATTAGGAATATTATCTCGAATTGATCTAAAATAATCATCTACATAAGTAGGTAAATCATTAATCTAACTTGCCGCAAGAGAATAAACATTGTTAATTCTATACATGTAGCCATTTTCACCATAAGGTTGTGATAAATCTGACCATTGCGCTAAGTCCAAATATACCTATCCATATTCTTTTAAAATATCAGTAACAGTAGTCATAAAACCATTAGCATTGTTTTCATCCAATATTTCACTTAATCCTGATAATAGTATTGCATAATCTTGATTATTACTAAATAATATCTAATATGCAGTATTAGAATTTGTTTTTTGTTCATCAGTTTGATAAGCGGAAACGTCTCTTAACAATTTATCACAAATATTTTTTAAATTATTATTTAATAAATTATACAATTTAGTCATTAATTTTACAGCGTCTTGCGCGTACGCATATATCTATAAAACTTGCTAAACCGGAGGTATACCCTACTCTTCTAATGCTAATTGATTTAAGCTGGCACCTTTATCATAATAGTCTTTCTTGGCACGATAATTATCCTCTAAATACTAAGCACCAACTATTCTATTTGGATCGTCAGCATCTACATATGTTCTATAAACGCCATCAGAATATCCAATGTATTTATTAGTATCTGGCTCTTTATTAAACCAAATAGGAAAAATAGTTTTTACATTATAATTTTCATCAATCTACTCTTTTACCATACTAAAAGTAGAATGATCACTGCAATAGATAGAAAACGTATTATCTGAAACGTTAGCAATATTCATACCAAAATAGATCTCAACATTACCAACAAAGATATTATCCATTAAATCTTCAGTTGCGCCTTCACTGTTTACATATGTTGAAGGCAATGCTTTCATATCTTTTGCTTCAAGAGACTCAGTATACTGAAAATCTCCACTCTAATATAATGCAATACTAATCTTTGTAATATTATTTAATTTACTAATATCAATGATCTTTTGCTGCTCAAAGAAAGTAACAAAAGAATACGGATTGCCAAACATTTCTGCCGAATCAAATAAAACTGTATTCTCAGTTACACTTCCTGTGCCTGACTCAGGATTCATATCTGAATATAACGTAATCGCCAATCCATAATGTCCTTGGCGCACATTATAAGTAGATAATAAATCGCATTTAAAACTTGCGCGAATACCAAGAGTATCAAAGATCGCATTATTCTTAATATCAGTATTATTACTCTCGTTTAATAAATATTCCCAAATTATTTTTGTGCGGCCAGGGGTAGTTGTCTTTCTATTCTCAGACACCTTGCGCCCATTAGCCAAAATAGATGCTGATATGACATTTGGTTGGCCTTTTTGAACCAAATCGTCAGTAATAATAAACATCTAGTCCAAAGGTTTAATATAAACTAAAGGATCTAAATTATTATCAGCTGTATATTTACTAATAATAACTTTAGTCTAATTATAATCACCTTTGGGAATAGTCACATAGACATCATCGTCTGTAACATATTCTGTGTTTTCGGAATAAGCATCAAAACGAACTGATTTATCAGTTACGATATAATGACCATTTTTTGCATCTGTGTCATCAACTATTGTACATATAATAGTCTAATCAAAAGTAAGATTAGAAATTCGCTATTGAACTATTGTATCAATAGCCTAACACAGAATATCATTATAGTTAGTTTCTGCCATGTAACTGTCTCCTTTCTCTCATTATCTATACAATTTAAAAACTGGAATACTTACTTTATCATAAATTGACCAATAAAAAATAAGGGGAAACTTACGTTTCCCCCTATAATTATTTGCGATTAGCGTATTGAGATGCTTCATTGACTAAAGTTTTAAGGGCTTCAGCAATTTCATTGCGGTCGGTCACGTTCGGGAATTCTGCGGTAATTGTTACATTCTAGTCTACACTAGAACGCGCACCCAGCATACCCACGGCCGCAGATAAATTACCTAAATTAAACTCAGTTGCTTTCGCATTTAAGTCAATAGAATTAGCAATCTAACGCACCATATCGACTGCGTTTAATAAGTTTGCAGTATCACTTTCATTCAGAACAATTTCTTTCTGATGTAATAAAGCAAGACGTCCATTAGCACCAGACCAATCTCCAGTATAACCGCCAGAGTCAAATCCTAATGCAGCCTTTGCAGCATCCATGGACATACCACGTCCACCAAGGCCAGCATCATAAACCATATTGATTAACTGCTGTCCTAATGAATACTCTTGCTGGCTATATCCACGATTTAATAAATTTTGAACACGTCCAGTATCATGATTACCAACAGCACCACTATTAATTAAGTTATAAACCTGCATTACTCTTGCCCATTGAGCCGCATTTGCTGCCGCCTAATCAGCTCCAGCTTGTGCCGCTGCCGCAGCTGTAGCAGCTGCTTCCGCACCCGCATTAGCAGATTCAGAAATCTTATTAGTAGTGTCTTGGCCTAAAACATTCTCGTCTTCAGATTCCTCTAATTTAGAGATAGCTTCATCAACACCATTGATAGACTGGATAACCAATTCATTTTTATCAATAATACCTTGCATTAAAGTGCTATAAGTATCTTGCCAGGTTTGCGCTTGACCTACAAGTTTATCAAATTCATCAACAGATGCATTTGCTAGATCTACAACAGCATCTTTAGCTTCTATAGCCTTAGGTACAATAGTCTGATCAACATCATTCATCATATCCTCAGCAAAAGTACCAACAGAAGTGCCAGCTAACTGCATCGTTGTCTCTGTGTTCTCCGCCCACTAGTCATGAGCGGCGTTCATAGCTGCAACCGCACTTTCAGTAGCCGCCTGCGCATTTTGCTCGAAACCATCAAGAGTGTCAAAACCTGTAATATCACTCAGCATTGTATTATTGAAATCCGTAATATAATTATCCAAATTACCCAGCCTATAACCATAATTATCAGCGATATATTCAGTTAAATCATCTTCGCCAATCTTTTGTTTCCTTGTTTTTGCGGAATAATTAGTCCAATCAATATCATATAATTCTTTATTATTATCAATAGCCTTACCAAGCTCTCCAGTATAATAAGAAGCCTATTCAGTATAGAAATCATAAGTTTGCTGAATCAATTGCGCTTTTTGCTCTTCTGTAAGAGTTAAATCAGCTTGAATCTCAGCAATCTTATTAAGCATTTCTTCATGTACTCCGGCCAATTCGTTCTCTATATTGTTAATATATTCTTCATTAGCTTTTTGCATAGCATAAAGTTTATCTTCATAATTCTATTCTGCCTGAGCTACCTTTTCTTCATCAGCGGTATAGATATATGACCAATTGCCTTCAGAATCTTTACTTAATCTTACAGTATCTTTAATATTCATAGCATTATCAAGCTCTAATTCTGCAAGTTTTAATTCATATTTTCTACGAGCATTATCTAAATCATATTGGCTCATCTCGTTACCATCTTCTTGAAGTTTATTAATTTCTTTCTAAAGATCTCTTAAAGCCTCTTTAGCTTTGATATTATCAGCATCTCCAATAGAGTTATTAATATCACGATTTAACTTACTCATTTCATAGATTTGTTCATATTCATCTAAGAATCTATCATCTACTTTTTCTTGTTGATCCATTAAATCTGCTAATTGACTGTATGGAACATTACCTGCAATAGCATCAAGAGCATCATTCTTAACACGATCAAGCATAGCCTCTAATGCTTCTTGCGCTGAACGTAAAGCATCTTCCCAAGCCTGATGGAAGTCTTGAGTTGCACCATTTACCTCATCGTCCATTTCCTTCAATGCGTTTTTCCATTTTTCTGCCAAAACTGCATCGTTATTGTCTAAAGCATCTTGATATAATTTTTCAGCTTCAGCATAATCATCTTTTAATGCATCTAATTTAGCTCTCGTTGCCGCAACCTTTTCGTTCGCAACATCTACTTCAGCCTGATCGAGTGCATTAGCTATATCCGTAGTCACACCAAGGAAATCCGCACCAACTATATCAATCATATTGCCATAATGCTCAAGCGCATCAGTAGAACGATCAATATCTTTCATTGCATCATCTAAGTCTTCACTGATTTGTTTAAATGAATCATTTACAGTATCTACAACTTCTTGCATATTATCCATGAGCTTCTTATTATCATCAAGAAGATCTTTCTTATATTCTTGAACTTTTTGCATTTCAGCTTCAGGGATTCCCGCAAATAAATTCATATCTTCATCAGTTAATGTTCCTGTCTTAAACTTCTCAATTAAAGCAGCAGCCTCATCTTCATTCTTACCAAGTTGATCAATTAAATAATGACCAAGAGTTCTGGAAATGCCTTCGTTATGAATATCAGATCTATTCAAAAGCGCACCAGTTTCATCATTTAAATTAGCTAATTTCTCACTTACCTCATTAACGCCATCATTAAAATTATCAATCTTATCTTGTAAATAATCTAAGAAATCTAATTCATTATCATTAACATTTATTTTTAAATCTATAATATATTCATTCTTAGCAGTTACATCATCATATACTTGTTTTAAGCCATCTTGTAATTCTACTAATTGCTCTTGCAATAAGTTATTAGTATCTTCATATTGCTTTAATTTTTCTTTAAATGTTTCATAAGCTTTTTCGGCGGCTTCAAGACGTTCTTTATCAGCTTCTTCTTGCGCAGATGCATTATAAGCATCAATAGCAGCATTATAAATAGCTAATTGTTGCTTCATAATATCTTCGTAATTAGTTATATTACCATCAGCATCAAAAATAGCTCCATATGGACTCATAGCGTCTTTATCAAGTTTTAAATAATCTTTAATTTCATCAATATATTGTTGTGTTTTATTATTTAATTCTTTTTGCGCTTTGATTTCTTTATTCATATTATCTACTTTTTGTTTACCATATGCTCTATCTTTTGCCTTTCCTAATTCATCTAATTTACGTTTTTGGTCATCTATTTGCGCGAGGATTACATGATAACGATCTAACTCATCTTCAAAATCTTTCTTTTCTTTCTATTCTTTCTTTTTATCACCTGATCCTTTAGATGACTTAGGAGAAGAGCCTTTCGGTGTTTTTGGAGTTGAAGATCTGCCTCCTCCACTAGAAGCAGTAGATTTCGGAGATGGTGCAGCGACATTTCCACCACTTGTTCCAGTATATGTAACTAATGGCGTTTTTGGATTATCAACAGTAGAAATCTAAGCAACTTCTTGATATCCTTCTACTTCTGTTGGTGGTCCAGGCACTGTCCAAGTAGTTCTTTTCCAGGTTGCAGGTTTTTTCAAATAATCTGCCCATTCTGGTTCACCAGCGTCATTACGACCAATAATATGACGACCATATTCTTCTGGTTCAACTATTTCAGATTTAGAATATTCTTCATATGTAGGTACTTGCATTTTGGTTTTTTCACCATGTACTTCTACTTTTGCCTATACACCTAACTCATTTAAAAAAGCATTCATCTCTTCTACAGACATACCAGTAGCAAGAGCCATTTGGTTTAAAGCTTCAACCCAATCTGACCCCATAGCATCTACAGCCATACCGGCAGTCATTGTTCCATTAATAACGCTTTCTTCTAACTATGTAATACCCTGCAATACTGTATCTTTATAACCAGTAAATTCCTCAGCAGTCATAGACCAATTTGACCACACTTCATCAAAGACTTGAGTAGTATTATCACTAAATTCAAGCATTTCGATAGCGGCATAACCAACAGCAATACCAAGTTGATTAATTGCATCTACATTACCTTGTGCGGCTAAGCCCATTAATTCCAAATGATGACGTCCAGAATCAGTTGTATTATCTAAGAAATCTAATGAAATAGCATCAGCATCAATAGCTCCAACCATGTCTGCTAAAGCATCACGAGCATCATTTAAAGTTTCTGCATAATCTTGCATACCATGATCTGTATTATTTAAAATATCAGACCATTCTTCCCAATTATCATGTAAAGTTTTAATACCACGATTTAAACGCTGATTTGCAACAGCCATACGTGTAGCTGACTCAATATCTAATTCAAAGCCTTCCGCGACATTTTTACTTTGTTCTGCCAATAATTTTGCTTGTGTTTCAACATCTTCAGCAGTTAAACCATATTTTTTAGCTCCTTCACCTGCTAAAATTGATGCACGTAATTCTGCTTGAGCCACTTCCATTTTTTCTTTTAACGTTTCTACTAGCTCTTGTTCTTTTTTTGTATGTTCATCAATATATGAATTTAAATCTTGTGAATTCTTAATAGCACGTTCATCAAGATCTACTAATTCACCATTAATTTGTATATGTCGACTATATTGTTCTGTTAGCTCAGCATTTTTATCAGCTAATATTTTCTAAGCATCACCCAAAGTGTCAACTGCCTATTTATAATTTTCTGTTTCTAAAGAAGTATGAGTATATTGTTCTGCTATTTTTGTTAATGCATTAGAATATTCTAAAAACCAAGTTTCAGACGCAGTAATATCTTCTCCTAAATCATTTGTCAAAACCTCTGCCGCAGTATCAAAAGCAGATAAAGTAGTAGTTAATTCTAATAAACCAGGGATAGTTTTTTCATTTAACTCGACATTATATTCTTTCATTAATTTATATGCTTCGTCCCAAGTTTTTGCAGATTCCATTTGTTTTGTACCAAAGTCAGATAAACCCTGATTATAAGCTTCTGTACTTACTTTTCCGTTAAATGCTTTAACTTCATCACCAGATTTAGCTGATCCTGCAAGAGCTAAAAATTGCTAATCTAATCCTTCTGAGCCTATGTTATTCTCATTCGCCCATTCAAATAATGAAGGTAAATCCTTTAATGTTGCTGCTACTCTCTATTGTACCTAAGTAAGTAATCCATTTTTCTACAGCATACTAAGCATTTCTTCGCTTAAAGTAGCATAATCATCTACTGTTTTGATTGATGTTTCAATGTTTTTTAATATATTTTGCATTGCAGAATTTAAAAGACCATTACCTTCACCAACCTTATCTTTAAAGTATTTATAAAATGCTTCAGCATCTTCAACCGTTTTTATACTGTCTTGAGTATTTTGTAAAATCATTTCATAAGCTGCAACACTATTAGTCTGTGTCTATTCCCAAGTTGCTTTAATCTCAGGATTTTTTTCTGCGGCATCTGCAATCATATCTTCTAACTCTTGTACTTCATCAAATTTTTTCAATTCAGATATTGTCTATCCATAAATTACAGTAAAATTATCACTTGTTATTAATCCTTGTTGTAACGCATAAGCAAAATCAGTCGTACTATTTATAGCCTCAACTGCATCATCCATAGCCTTTTTAGCTAAAGCTTTAGCATCTAATACTAATTGCTATGCATTATTATAATCTGCTAAAATCTATTCTGCTTCTTCAGCCGGAATTTGGGCACCAGTACGACGAGCCTAATCATATTGATTAAATTTTGATTGTGCAGTTTCTAAATTAGACTATGTTTCTTGCGCAAAAATATCATTTAATGTAGCAATAGTGCGTAAATCTTTTGCACCAGCATATGAACTAGAAATAATTGATTTTTGTCCTTCATAAGACTATCCTTCTAATGAAAAAGCATCTGTGTTATTAGTACCAGCAAATCCTTCTCCAGCTCCTTCTCCAGCTTTATTCTATGCTTCTCGCGCACGTAAAAATGTTTCAAAAGCCTTTGGATCAGTACCTTTACTTAATTCGTATCCATTATGTTCAAAAATTTCTAATACTTCAGTTAAACGATCTGAAGAATCAACAACAGATAACAATGCTCGTTCTGCGTCTTCTATATTAATATTAATATTTTCAGATGCATCAACTAATTTTTTTGCAGCATCTTCTCGTGCTTCACTATTATTTAAAGCTTCTTCATCCCATCCTAATACATCATGTAAATAATTACTAACTTCTTCCGAGTTTACACCGCTTATTATATTACCTTTGTCATCTACAACAATCTATTCGCTAGCTGCTTGCTCAATTCTCATCTTCTATAATTTTTCTATGCCCTCTGTAATATACATATCTTCAAGTTCTTCAGGATTCCCTGTTAGCATCCAACCATTAGCTGTTTTCCAAAAGAATTTTTGTAAATCTCCATCATCACCAAATAATTCTTTTAATTTTGCATATTGATCATCATCAATAATATCTCCCTATTCTATTTTTTCTAATGTTTTTCCTATGTTTGTTAATAAATCATTTAATTCAACATATGTAGTAGGTAAATAATTAAATCCCATCATTGTTTCTACAAAAGTTGCAACATCAATATTTAATTTTTCATAATCAACACCCAATCCTGATAACATTTCCTACATCTATTCTACTGAAGTAACTTTAGTCCAATCTATATTTGCAAAAGTATTAAGAAAATCTAACTACTCTTCTTCGTTTAGTGTGCTTAAAATCGAATTAAAATATGTTCTTAATTTCTCGCTTTGTACACCATCATCTGGTAACTTATCAGTAAAGTCAAATAAATCCTAAAAGTATGATAAGACTTCAACAGATACATTTTCTCCAAACATATCAACAATATCATCATTTATTTGATGTATTATCTTATAAGTATCGCCACGAATATGTTGTAACTTATTTTTTTCTTGATAATCTAATTCTTCTAATCCTGTAATATTTAAATCTTTAAGCGCCGCATAGCTATCTGTAATATCTTTATAAGTAGCTTGAGTTAATTTATTTCCACTTTCATTTAAACGAATTATATATTCAAGACTTTCTCTTGTAGCTGATTCAATTTGTCCTGTTAAAGCAGTTTCTATAGCATTAGCTTGCTTTTTAGCTGATGGCATTAACCAATCTAAAAATTTATCTTCATCAAATAATCCAGTTTCTTTATCATACTACTTTGTCATGGCTAAAGCATATTGTTGTAATCCTATATAATTTTTATCTCCAACTTCAAGTTCTTTCTTATCACCTTTTTCATCTTTATATGCAATAGTACCATCAGATTTAACTGCTGTAAAAGTATAATTTTCATTTAAAGTCTATAAATAACTTTCAGCAATTTTTTTCTATAAATCTTCATTGCCTTCAGTAATTTCATTCAATGTCTTATCAGTAAGATCTAGAATATCATCTTGAATGGCTAAATATGCATTTGACCAAAATGTTTCATTTTTCCCATAAGTAGTAGCAAGTTCTTCGTCTAAAATACTTACCATTGTTGAAACGGCAGCAGCTCCTGTTGTAATCTATTTATTCTAAGCTACTGCTAATTCATCTTGGTATGTGCTTGTAACTCCTTTAGCACTAGCCTATTGTGGTGTATATAATTTTACTTGTTTTTCTTCCAAATCTACTATTTTATTCTATACTTCTCCCAGTTGAGCAGTTAAACTAATTAATTTTTCTGTTTTTGATTGAATAGTATCGGCTGTAGCTTCTTCATAATTATTTTTTGCTGTTTCTGCAACATTATTAGCTGCATCCATTTCTTCTTTTTTAATATCAACATCCTACTATAATTTTTGTAGTTCATCAGCATAGTTTTGTTCTATTAAAAAACGATCTGCCTCTAATGCTTCAGGAGATAACATATTAACATATTTAGTATACGCGCCGCCTATATTCTTCATCTAAGACACAACTACTGCTACGTCAGATCCTAAATTTTTTATTGCATCATCATTACTCAATTCATTAACTTCAAGCAATTGATCTCTTAACTCTCGATTACGATCATTTTTAAATTGTTGATTTCTATCTTCAATATCTCTATCTGCTAGCATACCTGCCATCATATCAGCTGCACGCTGTAAATATAATAAATAAAAATCACGATTGCGTTTATCTTCAACATCTTGATAAGCTTTTACTGCATCATTATAAGATACTTTAGCTTTTGACTAAGCATTTGCCGCCTCTTCATTAGTTACTTGTGCTGCATTAGATTGTTTTATCAATGCTTGTGTATCTGCATAATGATTATTAACATAATTATCTAATTTTTCTTGAGTATCTAATTTGCCAAGTTCTTCTCCTAATGCCATTCGTTCTCTTGCTATTAATACTTCTAAATCGCCTTTTTGTTTATCATAAATAGATAATTGATTATCTATATTATCCTATTCTTGCTTGGCGACTTCAGTCATACGTTGTTGTCCAAACTATTTTAATTTAGTTTCAAAAGATTCTAAAAGACTATCACCAAGTATTGACGCTGTTTCCGACGTTAATCCATCAAAAGTATCTGTTAATTTATCAGCCAAATCATAATTATCTAACTGCACTAATTCATTAAAATGATCAATTAGGTATACTAAATCTTCATTATTCATCCATCCCGCTTGCATATATGAATTTAATTTTTCTAATGCAAAATTATTCGTACCATATAATTCATTAATCTAACTTAATAAATTCTTTGTATAATTTGATTCAGCCGTCTATACGTCTTTATCATATTGAAACGATCCTTGCGTTATTAAATTAATTGATTTAGCCATTTCTAATGAATCTTTTTGTGCTTGTAACTAAGACTGTAATGATTCTATTGACTATTCAGCAACAACATAACGGCCTAACTCTTCATTATATTCAAAACCATATCTCATTAATTCTGGGAAATCATCTAATAAAGTTTGTGTAATTGTATTAACATCTTTTAAACTTTCATACCACTCATCACTACCTTTTTGACATTCTGACAAAGCTTTAGTAATTGATTTATATTTATCAAAATGATCAGTTAATTTTTTATACTTTTCATCAACATTTGCAATACTTTCACTTAATTGATCATTTGCCTATTTTAAATTTTCTAATTGCTATTCTGGGCTATTATCTTTGATACTTTTAAATATATTACCAACTATTGTTCCAATCGCTGAAATTGCCGTTAATGCAATAGAAATCACGCGTAAAGTTGGACTCATAGTTTTTAAAGTTTGAATAAAAGTAACTGCCATTGGTAATAACATTCCAAGAGCAGAAGTAGTAGCAGCAATCTACTCTCCTAAATCTTTTTGTCCATCTTTCCAAGTATTAATCAATGATGCAACAGAATTAACCGCACTCATACCAGTGGTCACAGAACGCCCAAAAGCCACTACAGCCTAAGATCCTTTTACATAAGACTTCTATACTGCTTCCATCTTTTTCGCATGATCTTCAGTACCAGCCGCTAAATTTGCATAAGCCTATTTTATCTCTCTTAATTTTTCATTATATTCTTGATGACTTTGTGATAATAGTTTAATCGCGTTTAATAGTCTTGTTTTTGCATCTCCATCTTTCATTGTAGTTGTTACGGAATTTTCCATATCAGCAATTTGTCTTCCCATTCTTTCAGATAACATTGAAGTTTCTGAATCAAGTTCAACACTTTTTGCTGTCAACTCAGTAAATGCATCTCCAACTGATTTTCCACCATTAGCAACTTTCTCAAAAATATCTTTAATTTTACTAAACTCACTCTAAGCTGAATTTGACATACTATTAATATCAATGCCGTTATCTTTTAATAACTAATCTAAATATTCTAAAGCTTTAGATCCATCAACTGTTTTATCTTTAAAATGATCCGCACCTGCTGATGCAACTTCTGATAATGTTGCAAATTCACTAACTTGCGAATTTACTTCATTAAATTCTTCACGTAAAAGACCTAAATATTCATTAAGCTCACTGGCATTAAGCTTACTAGCATTAAGCATATCTTCATCTGTTACTTTTTGAGTTGCAAAATTAAATCTCTAATCAGAATTATTGCTTGCTTTCTCTAATGCGGCTAATTCTGTAGTTAACTATTCAATATTAGATACCATTAACTAATGACGTTCAATTATTTTTTCATTAATATGACGCTCAGCTTCTGACATTTTTTCAGCATTTTGAATATATGCCATTTGTTCAGCAGTAGTTGCTTTAATAGCATCTGCAAATATTCTAAAATTACCATTTTCAGAAGTATCAATATCGCTATAATAACTATCAACTAATTGATTAACTTCTTGTTTTACTTGTATCATTCTATCTTGTGCTGATTTAAATGTCATACTAATATTATAAGCGGTGCTTGATAAAGTGGCAGCTATTTTATCACCAAATAAAGTTAATACAGCACCAGATAATGCTGTTATTGCACCTTTTGCTCCACCGATTCCCTGAATAAATAAATTAATTCCATTTAAAGCTTTTTCTAATCCTTTATTTAAATCAATAAAGAATTGATCGTTAATTAAACTTTTATAAATTCCTTCTGCTGCTGCCTATACACGTTTTTTAGCGGCTTCCCAACTTTGTGCATAAATATCTGCTTGCTCTTGTAATGCTCCATCAGAATTCTATGCACGATTCAAATTTTCTTTAAAGAAATCCCAATTGCCCATTAAAGCCATTACTTGAGAATATTGACGAGTACCAGCAACAGTCTCTGCCAATGCTACCTGCTAAGCATTAGTAAGTTCTCCCCAACGCTCACCTAGTCTATCAAGAATATCATCCATGGCAATTAACTTGCCATTAGCATCTAAAACGTCAACACCAACTTTTTCAAGAGCTTGTGAATATTTATTTAAATCGACACCATCTTCAAGAGTCTCACCTAAATTTAAGCCTTGAATACGTGCAAATAAAGTTTTAAAAGCTGTACCAACTACATCGGCGCTTTGACGTGTTGTAGCAGTTACAGTAGCTAAAGCAGAAGCCGCATACTCATAAGATAAACCAACAGTATCAGCAATAGCAGCAAACTTTTCAAGACCATCAGCAATCTCAGAAGTACTTGATGCAGTTTCTGCACCTAATTTAGTCATAACGTCTGCAAAATGCTCAAGATTTTCTCCGCCTTTTGCGAAGTTATTCCATACCGCCGTTAATTGTTGTGAAATAGTTTGCGCACTTTCGCCTGCGGCATTAGCCATCTTTAAAGTAATATCAGTACGTTTTTGCACTTCCTTATCTGATAAACCCTATTGATAGTAAATCAATGCAGCATCAGTATAATCTAAAGTAGTTGAACTTAAAGCCTAAGCTGCTTTATTGGCATGGTCCGCAAAGCGGCTCATATAATCTATATTATGACCTGTAACAATCTGAATTTTATTTAAAGATTCATTTAAGTCTTGTGCATATCCATACGCTGACTAAATGGCTCCCATAAAACCATGAATAGCTGAAGATGAAATTTGCCATTTTACAGTATTAGATAATGTCTCTCCAAATTCTTTTAAGACAGAATTTGTTCTTTTTAATGGTACTTCTGCATCAGTAATGGCCTAAGCCAGCTGTCTAAATGTTCGTTCACCATCTGGACCTAAATTTAATAATTCTCTCTAATAATCTGCTAAAGACATATTACTTGCTTTAAGAGATTCTTGAAATTTACTTAAATCTAATTTACCAGTATTAACATTAACAGCACTGTTTAATGCAATCTACAACTTAGTTGCAGCCTCTGTAGCACTTTTAATTTCCTAAGTAAGTAAAGATTTATTTGTATTTTTACCTAAAGAAAGATCATTTAATGACTTCTGTAAATCTTTAATTTCAGCCTTTGCTTTTTGAGTATCAGAAATAAACTAAAGACTAATAGACAATTTTCTATCTGCCATTATAATTGCTCCTTTCTCTCCAAAATTTTTTATTTTGCAAAATAAAAAATAAAAGGGAGTAGAGATAATCTCTACTCCCGATTACTCCTAACCTATATAAAAAATAAGTTAGATAAATGTTTTTAATTAGCCCAATTTAGTCATTACTTCTTTTAATAGGGTTAAATTGTTATTATCTGCTAATTTTTCTTGAATTTTAGCAGCATCTAAATCTAAATCGCTATAATTATCAGCAATAGATTGCATAATACCAAGTGCTGAATTTTTATACTTATAAATATTTTCAATAGCACCTTCCACAATATTGGTGATTGCGGCGATCTCATTGCTATTAATACGATTATATATTTCACTAATTAAGCCACTTGAAGTAAATAAATCAAATAATTTACAAGGATCTTCTTTCTGCTTTTCTGTCACTGAAATATTTGTGTATGCTAATACAATTTCAATCGCTTGATAAACTGCAACACGTCCAGGATTATAAAAATTTTGATCATCAACGCTTTCATTAATAATGCGCGCACATAAATCTAATTTCTCCTAAACAGGTAAATATGCTTTTATTTCAATATCTTGGTCATTCCATTTAAAATGAATAATATTAGTATTTACTTTAAGACCAAGTTTAGATAATCCAACTTTTGCCATTTTGCTTCTCCTTTTTATTTAACTCAATCTTTCTTATAAATATTATAATAAAAATTTTTGAATTTGTCAAGTAACCGATTTAAAAGAATAAGGCCTATTACAAATCAGAAAATTCTAAGAAACACTTAAAACATCTGGATTAAAAACTAAATATTTTTTATTAATTCTCATCCACTAAGAAGCTGAAACAAGTCCTTCTTCAGTAAAATACACCTAATTTTTCATTATATTAGTATATGCTATATTTCTAGATAAACTATAATTTGCTAAAGCTTTAAGATCTTCAGATTTCTATTCATTTTCTGATTTAAAATATTTTGTTCCATCTTTCATATCTTTTTCAAATAATTCCCATAATAATATTGGCTGAAAATCTACTTTTGATAAAGAAATAGTATTCCTATTGACAGTTTTATTTAAAAGAGGTTGTCTTTGTCCAGATTTAACCTAAACAGCAACTTCTGCTGCAGTCTATAATGCATTATAAAGTTCATCAGAAACAGAAACTGAAACGTTTGTTCCATTTAACTCATCTAGCTATGTTAAAAAATCTTTTATAGAATTAGTTCTACGTAATTCTTTTTTTGAATTATTACCTTTTTTTATATAATAACTTAATACACCATTTTTAAATTGAATATTATCGTTTTCATTAAAAACAAAAGCATCTTCTATTAATTGTTCTCCTAAAGAATCTGTCCAAGATCCAGTTACAATTGATCTAAAACCTTCTTTTTTATTTAACTATTCCATAGCTAACATTTCAATTTCATCTGCTTTTTCTTTAACATAATTATCATTATTATTTTTTATATTATAATTTTCTAATTTAGTTTGTAAAGTAGCAATCATCTATGCCTATAAAGGCTCGGAAGTATTAATTGCTTTTAATAAGTTTTCTAATTCCTCTAAAATACTTTTTATTTTTTTAGTTTGTTCATCTTTTGTTAATTTTTTATTTTTATGTTCATATGGATTTATTTTTGATTCTTTTATACCACTATTCATTAAATTTATAATCCTGCTATATACTTGATTTAATGACTAAGTTTCATTATTTTCTGCTAAAGATAATAATGATTCAGCTTCAAAAAGAAACTTATTAGCAATATCATAATTTTCATTATAAGTTTCTAAAGTCGCTAAATTATTCACTTGCACATGAAGAAGTAATGAAGAATCAGGAATAAATGTATTGTCTAATTCATTATAACGTCCCCAAAAATTTTCACCATTTTGACCTTTTCTTAAATCACTACGAATTAATCCAGAATATAGGTCATGCATTTTCATTTTTGATTCCCTCCTTTAACGCAAAAAATGGGGAGATATGTTTCCATATCTCCCCTTAAATTATTCACCCACCAAGTGAAACTACTTTATATTTCTTTCTAGGAACTGCATCAGGAGTAGCCTTAAATGAATTATTAATTTCTTCTAAAGCTTTTGATCTGATTACTGCGGTTCCAGGTTCTGCGTTCTCAATGACTGGTTCTTCAACCACTGGTTCAGCAGGTTCATTATTTTCTATAATATCATCCACCCGTATTTCAGCTTCTTCTATAATAGGCTATTCTTCTACAGGTTTTTTAACTATCGGACTTAATCTTCCTTCCGGATGTTTTGTGTGTTCAAGACGCCTTTGTTCCCTTGTAGATAACTTAGGTGCAGCGACCGTATGAACAGTCGCCGCACGATCTGCCATGCTTGTACGGATAATCATATTTTATCAGTTATTTGGCTCATATTCTGTCCAAGTTCTATCACGCTCAGCTTCATTCTTTACAACTTCAGCCACACCTGGACGAGTATGACGTCTAGTAATAAGAGCTTCCTCACGATTTACATCAATGATTTGAAGAGCGGCAAGAACCTTATGAGTCTTATCAAATCTTGTATAGTCAGGGAATGCGTCAATTGTGAATGTAAAGCTTGATGGATCTCCAGATGGAGCCATTGTGAAAGTAAAGTTAGACTGAATCTTGCAGTTAGGAATGATAAATTCAGCCGGTAAATCAACACCGTTAGTATCACGGAATAATGTAGAAGCCTCAAGATAATAATTTCCACCAAACTTATCAGGTGTAATTTCAATCTGTTGTGCTCCTGCGGTTCTCTCAACATAGTAGTCTACAAGAACAACAGCACCATTGTAGAAGAACTCAAGATCATCATCACTCTTTAAAGAGATCTTATACATTCCAGCGAACTCGCCTTCATCTTCTGGCTCTTCTGCAACCTCTGCAGGAATATAAGGCTCAGTAACAACTTCACCATCATTAAGTGCCATTACATAAATATAATCTTCTCCAGCTTTATTAAATGGCTTCTCTTGAAGATAAATATCAACACCGGTAACAACGTAATCGCTCTCACCATAAACGCCAGTAGACTCAGTAACAACTGCATCAGTCTGCTCTGTTTGATGCTGCTTAATCTTATGATGCTCATGAATATTATCTGCATCAATTAAGCCTGCGCCAGAAAGAATTGCAAATCCAGCAGGGGAAATTAAAGCATCTTCCATAGTGAATGTAACAGTACGCTCACCTTCCCATGCAATAAGACGAGAGTTACCACGACCACCTTGTGCATATACAGTAGTAGCAGCACCTTCTAAACTAGAAGTCTTTAAAGTATCGAAATAGATAACTGGCTCATTCTTATAAAAAATCTTATTACCTACTCTTTGAGCCGCTTTTGCTTTTAAAACGACATCGCAAATTTCGCGTACGCCAAATTTCATGGTCTATTCCTCCTTGTGTATTTTTAATGAATATTTTTCATCCAATCATCTGGTTTAGATTCAGGTTTACCTCCTGCTAATCGAGTGCGGACATCCATATCCCAATTAACATATAAGTAATACCTTTCAATTAAATCATACAACTAAAACATAGTTAATTTCGTAGCACAGTGAATGTCTATAGTATGAGTACCAATAGTAAGAATAGAAATGTACTTACTAAAAGCGCTACCATTAGATCCTTCTTTACCATACTACTGCGCGGCGACGCGCTACCGACCTCTTAAGATCTTGTTCGCAATTTCACGTGACTTAGCGTCGCCAGGGTTAAATGCCTACTAGTCCATTGGACCATTATTAAAACAAAAAATTTCTTTCATTACATCTTGTAAGGCATCGAAATTATTTTCATCTACAGTTAATGTCTCACCATTGGAAGAAAATATTAACGAACGTGGGGCAAACACTATCTTATATGATGGAAATAATAATTGCAATACCTATAAAGTTGCATCTTTCTTACTTTTTGTCTCTTTCTCAGACATTACTGTCATAAATATCTAAAAATTATTCGTATCTGCTAGAAGAGATTCGTCCTAAACGATCATACTTTTACTGATACATAAACATTGCATCCCTACAAAAAAATCTGTTTCTCCAATGTATGCTATATCACTTAATGTTGGCTAATGGGCGATCAATCTGCACTCCGGAATTGGTATATCAATTCCGCACATCAAAGCCAATCTATGATCTGCCATTATTTCTACCAAGGTCTAGTATTAAAGACACCATTGAAATTCTCAATGATATCTCCATCATCTGCACCAACTGGTGCGTCTTTCTTATCTTCTTCCCCATGTATAGCTTCATACATTAAGCATAAGCCAGCATATTCATCGGTTAATAAAATTTGACTTGCACCTAAGAAATGAATTTCTCCAATGCCTGTTAATTTCTAATCATTAAACATTGAATCAATCTCAGCCGCAATTTTGTATGGACGTAATTGAAAGTCTTTTAAAGTCCACTAATCAAAATGACATATAATATCAAATTCAATAATATTATCTCTAAATTCTGGATTGGTACGATTTGGAGTAAAATTATCAAAATTTACAATTATATAAGTTAATACACTATTATCAACATATAATTTAGGTACATTTTTTATATTTTTACCAACCATTTCTATTGTCTATTCATCAGATACATTTGGTTGATCTAATGCGTCCCTTGTCGTATAATATAATAATTTTTTCAACCTCTAATTAGCAAACAATTTTTCCATGATTAAGTTCATGTCTTTATCAACAGAAAGAAAGCTTGATCGAGGATACTAATAAACCAATCTCTTCATGTAATACTCCTTTTACTCAAAATAGTGATTCTACTACAATAGTTTTAGTATAATCACCATATTTTAATTCAAACTATCCGCTATAATTAGATACCCATTGTATTCGAATCCTACGAATATCATCAGTATTTAACATAGCTTTAATAGGTAGTTTACTGTCAAAACTCCAATGTGCGCGAAGTGGTCCATCAAAATAATACTCTACTTCTTGTTTAGGCTTAATAAATACATTACCAACAATAGTATTTTTAGTATCTTCTACTTCTGGCTCAACATTTTGGACAATTAAGCCTCCCGCAATTCCATTCTCTAAGTCATCCTCCGACTCATTAGCGTAATATTCAACTGCAGTTAACTCTAGTATACCAGGAGTAGAAATGGAATCAGTCGCCTCTACTCTCCAACAAATATTCGTATCGCCATCTTCTAAATCCTATAAATAGAATTTAGCATAACGTTTAAAATACTCTAAAGTATATTTAGTCTTAGGCATATAAATATTTAATGAATGATTTGGAGTATCTATACTAATTGAATGCTTCTGAATATAGTTAATTTTAGTCTCCACTGGTCCTCTTATTGCAGCATACGTGCTGTGAACGTTGCCTTCCCCATCCTTCCATGCGATTGTATAATCACATCTACGGATTTCACCCCTAAAATATGCCAATTCATCTAAATCCTAAAGTCTTACTATCCAGTAGGACTTAGTATTAACCCATTCAAAAACATCGCCTTGCTTGAATTTATGTTCAAACCCCACAGATATGATTTTATCATCATAATCCATTTTGAGTTTATCAGGATTTATGAGTGCGCGAATTAACATGCCTTCCTCACCATCCTCCATAAACTCTTCACCTTCATGGGGTATCTTCTTTACAAAAGCACCTTGATATGAATATAATAATGCTCTATTTAATGTTCTTCGCTTATCTCGAATCATACGGCTTTGCTGACCTGGACCGCCATGATATAGCAAATCTTTGTTCATTTCATTAAGCCGTTCTACTGAGAAGGTTGGTAGCTTAAATTTTTGTTCAGCTTCTGCATTTTGCGTATCACCATCAGGAGTGCCAAATAATCGACCCGACATAAGCTGCTAAGCAGTATTATACATTTTTGGTTTATCTGACATTTTTCTTTACCTCTTGTAATAAACTGATACACTCAAATACAGTTTTTCTATATAAATCAAAAGCAGTATCACTTAATACTTTTAAACCTTCTAATTTTGCGCGTAAACAGAGAAATTGCGGGATCGCCGCAAACATAATGCCTAATCCTGCAATTTCAATATTAACTGTATCAAGTTGTTTTTCCCAATCTTCATGATGCTCACGCATTGGAATTAATTTCCAAAGCTGGTTAGTTAAACGCGTTACATTCTGATCTATTGAATTTTTAGAATAAGTAATTTGGAAATTATCAGTCACCACTATTATAAACTCCATATTTAAAGACATCCCAGTTAGAAGCAAAAGGTCCAGTTGTCTTTTTAGTAACCTCTAAATCTTCTTCGGTGCTAGGTCTTCTTCTTTTATAAAGTCTTTGCATATGATGCGATTGACGATGACATTCAGATAATAAGGATAACAATTTAGCTAAATGGTTAGCCTAAGAAGTCATTTTAAAATCAGCACCACTATATTTCATTCTAACATTTTCAATAGATGTAACTTGTCTCTGCAACCACCCTATCATCATAAGAATAGCTAAAATATTTATTTCTTCTGAAGTTAATTCATTTGCAAAAGTTGATTGCTCAACAATAACATCTGGTATGTTTGGTATTTCTGGATCTTCCAATTCATTCCAAATAACACCAATAATAAAATCATCTTCAGTTACTTCATCTTCGCGCATTCGAGTGACTTTGATTTCATAATCTCCAAGATCTGTTCTTGGAAATTCAAAATCGGGTATTGCATTAATAAGTAAACGTTGTAAATCTTTAACTGTATCTTTTGGAGTTAATTCCATATACATATCGTCAGTAATTTTTCCAAGAAAGCGATTATAAATATCTTTAAATGGTGTTCCCATATAACGCCTCCTTTTGATTATATTACTCTTGTGCGGTTTTATTTACTACTTTATATTTTGATCCTGAGGTTCTTCTTACAGTATTTACAGCTTCAGTTGTTTGTGCAGGTTTAACTCTTCTTTGAGGAGTTGTTTGTTGTTCTTGATTAGCGGCTGCGCGCTCTGCTTCTTCCTCTCTCTTAGCCTGGATCATGCGGGCTAAATTAGTACCCTTCTTCTCCAGAAATGCGTCCATCTTGCGAGTATCTGTTAAAGGTAGTGATACGGCTAATTCCTTAATTAAATCAATTACGCCCTCTGGCGCAAAATCTAAGCAATCTAGCCACTCATCTTGCGATCCGTGTAGAATCAATTCCTTAACTTCTTCTACAGTCATATTATACTCAGGTTCAGTATGACCAATAAACTCTTCGCGCACTTTTTCATCTTTTACGAGTAAATAATCTCTAATAAGTTCTACGCCACCAGGTAAGTAGCTTAAACCTTCAAGCTCTGAATAACTAATTCTCTTAGTTTCTCCTGGCTGGAAATCACGACTTTTTATTCCAAGCTCAGGCACAGAATAATGCACTCTACTTGCGCTTCTATTTGTAACTAAAAAATATCTTTCTAATGTTGCCATTGTTTCAATCTCCTTTTTCTCTTAACTGAAAATAAGGGGAGAAGGGGAACTTCCCCATTCTCCCCTTACTCAAAATATATATAAAATTAATAATTTATGAATTAGCCTTCAACAAATTCAACAGTGTAAGACTTACCGTTTACTTTAATAGTCTTTGGTAAATCTTCGGCCTTAGTCCAGAAAATAATGTGACCAGCACCTAGTCCTACAGAAGCTGCTTCATCAACATCTTCTTGAGTCAATTTATAAGAATCTCCCCATGTAGCACCAACAATTGTGTCAAGTCCAGTATTTAAATCTAAACCAATCCACTTACCACTGCCTTGTGCAGGATTCGTAGAAGCAAAACTATTTAATGCATCAAGGCTACCGGTAATGGTAATAGTGTTACCATTTTGTGTTACTGTAACAGCGTCCTGATTAGCTTGAGATGTAGCTTTGTTCGCATCATCAGGTGCGGTAGCAAGTTTAGAAGCTGTTACGGCTACTGGTTTCCCTGGTTCGATCCACCATCCTCAGGAGTTCTGATATCAACAGGGTTAGTAACATTATCCTTTAAGTTGAATACACCAGTCTTAGATAAACTAGTATCTTTGTATACGTGAATAGCATTATCCATCATGCAAGAAACACCAACCTTCTCGTACATATGAATATCACGAGACCAGTCATAGTTCTCAAATTCATTAGTATAAAGATCACCCTCAAAAGCAACCTTTACAGGTCTTTGATCTGCGCCAGATGGAATAATCCAGCAAAGGCTAGGATCAATAACCTTCTCTTGTGCAAAAGCAGTCTTATAAGCGTTAGGAAGAACAACAATTCTTTCGCCCTTATAACCTTGTAAACGACCAGTTCTGTAAAGTTCATCCTTCATAGCTTCAGTGTATCTCCAAGCTTCCTTCGGAATCATCTTAACAGCAAATTCATTTGTACAATAAATAGTAACATTACCATACATCTTTGCTTGATTTAATAAAGCATCAAAAGTAGCTTCATCAAAATCATTAGCAACTACACGGTTTACAGCAGGAAGCTGATTAATACCCTCGCCAAGAGCAGCACCGATTTCTTCAAATACTAAATCATCAATTGCCTCATAAAGGATATTTACTAATTCAGCCCAATCAACACGCTTGTCAAGGAACTCTTCGAATCCAATCTGAGCAGCACCACCAATAGCAGAAGTTGGAACTTCGAAGCTCTCTTGTGCTGAACCAAGCTTCCAAACTTCATAGATACCAGCCAGACCGACTCTTGTCACGAACTGCTTACCACGATTGCGGTTGTGGATGTTTGTCTTTCTACGGAAAATAGGCTTATCGCCTTGAGCATAGTGCTTAACTTCAGCAAACTGCTCATAATTTTGTTTAATTCTCTCTGGAACGATTTCAGAAAGAGTCTCTTCAATAATGCGGAAAATTGTATTCTTGTTTTCTCTATATCCGCGATAGTCAGGAGCTAACTCTTCAAATTGAGCACGAAGAGTATCCTGTACTTCATTATAGCTAAAGTTCTCTCCATTAAAGCTGTAAGCAACAGGAGTAGAGGGATTAGCATGAGCTGCGATCTTCGCAAGCTTTACAAGATCTTCAATTTTTAATAACATTGCTCTATCTCCTTTCATTAGTTAATTCTCATAAGTTTAACAGCTCTTTGGCGATCACCAAGGTCATAATTCTTTACTACTTGGAATGTAGGATCGATTCCGCCAGCGCCATCACCAGCAGTTAAGTATCCATCAGCACCAACATGGAAATGTGCGCCAATAGCAGGAGCAGCAGTAGCCATGATTGTATTTGTAGTAAAAATATCGCCAACATTTGTCTTCAGAACACGAGGAACCATTTTTGTATTTGTAGGCATAGCCTTTGGTCCACCGTAATCAAATAAAGCGGCAAATGGGTTATCAGTAGAATCCATTTCCCATGGATCTGCCTTAGTTACTACCTTAGGAATATCATTACCATCGGCATCTTTACCACCATAATAACGTGGTTGAGTTTGCTGCTCCATAACAGTACCATCAATAGGACTATAAATACGAGCAACATAATTATCTTTAATCATAGCGAAATCACACTCTGACTCGCCTGGACGATAGACCTTTACTTCATTGAAGACTAACATCCATTCGCCCTCGCCTTGGAAATCAACAACACCAGCTTCATAATTGTATTTTACGAATTGGCCATTTTCAAGAAGGTCGATATTTGCGGCTGCTGGTAACTGAGCATATACCTGTCCAGTTCTTTGAGCAGAAAGATGGTTTGGTTCAACTTGACCATAGCCACGCTCAACAAATGTAGCCTTACCTAAACGTGTTTTAGCCATCTAATTTTCCTCCCATTAATTTTCGTTTTTTCTGTTTTTCCGAAGAACACTGACTAATGCAGGAATGTTAGTATTTTCGGAATCGTCTTCTACATTTTCTAGACTAAATGTAGTTTCTGGTTCATTATTTGTTTTACCTGATAAATCTAATTTATTATGTACACAAATAATTGCGAGTTTTGCTTCAATCTCATCAAGAGAATACTTATCTATATTATCTTGAACGTCTTTCTTATCTTCTTCGCCAAGCATATAGAAACTATCAATCATAGATTGCTTATCTTCTCTATCTTTTGTATTTTTAAACTCTACTAAAGCGTCATAAGACTCCTTTAGTTCGTTATATTGAGTTTGAAGTCCATTGAATTCATTCTAAAGATTAGAATAACTTTCCTATAGATTTTGAAAATCTGCTAAGCTAAATTGAACGCCTTCGCCCTCATTTTCTTGCTGATTTTCTGGCTCAGGATCAGCTTCAGGTTCTGCAGCAGCTGGTTCTGGTTCAGAAATAAGTTCAGGTTCTGCGGTCGCTTCAGGGGCAGCCGCATTATTTTCTGGCTTAGGCTCATTTTCAGCTGGTTCATTCTCCTGAGCAGGAACCTCTGGATTAGGATTCTCTTCTTGAGTAGGTTCAGTAGCTTGTAAACCTGCCTCATTCTTTACATTCTCATCCATTGTAAGGTTGCCTCCTTTCAATTTTTTAACTTCTGTCATTAACGAATATAATCTTTCATTAAATCCATCTTCAAAAGAAAATTTCGTGATTTGAGAACCTTCAAAACAAGGTTCGAAATCATCTCCTAAAATACATAATTTTGAAATTATAGCGTCATTAATAATAAAAAAGCGCATATTGCTATTATCACTTTGTGTCCAAGAGCCACGCAAAGTCTTTGTGTCTAATTCCATAGACTAATTATTGCCTTGATCTATAATACGTTGCGCTTCAGGATATTGCCCAGTCCATAAGTAACCTTCTGTTACAAGATAAGTATGAACTGTATCACCATCTAAATAATCCTAAAACCAAACCTGCGCATTTAAATCAACAAAACCATAAGGCTTAGTTTGATCTTTCCAAACAATTGATCTTGTCTCTTTATCAATATCAATAACACGAGTATGTTCTTCAAAATCTCCATTGTCTTTATTATAATAACCCACAATTGGGCTACCCGGCAATGATTGTGCAATATTAGTTGCCACTTCTTTAGTTATAATACTATTATTTCTATTTGGCTATTCACCAACGTAACAAACTTTAATCTAACAATGTGAAATAAGTGGGTTTAAAGGAGTTACGTTGATTAACTCACAAGGAGTATTCATTTTAATGCTTGTGTTCATGCAAATATCTCCTTTTAACTCGCTGTTTCTTTATTCTTTAGAGTCTTTTCACTTAATTGGTCCTATTCTTTGCTTGGTCTTCCTACATTATTCTAAGTTCCAGAAGTGCTACTTTGACTTGTATTGCCCTAAGTTTGTTGATTTGATGTTGCTTTTGTGCCTTTACTACCTACCTATTGAATAGTTTCAATATTCATAGTAGAAGACATAAGCGGTGGGATCATAATCGCACTCAAGTTCAACACTTCATTTTCGAATAATACACTATTAAGAATAAAACTTTGACTCTGACCAAGAGCAATCTAAGGTAACATCTTAGAGAAACCTATCTGAGTTTGCTCTTTATATAATTTTGATAACGCCTAATAATTATTCTATGTTGTATGCAACATATAGAATCTAAAATTCCATTTCTTCTTATTTGTACTGCGCATCTGCGCAAGAGAATCAAATAAGTTTTCAAACTGAAGAATTAAATCTCTTAAAGAACCTTCATCTGCTAAAATTGATTTTTCAAGAGCTAAATTTCCATCTGTATTAAAGATGTTTTTAGACGTACCCATTGAGTTATAGACTGTGCGCTCAGCATTGCCTAATGAGTCATCAGTAACAGTCTTATTAGCATCAGACACATCAATGCCTTCAATATCTGCAAAAGTAGTTAAAACGTCAACGCCAATAGCATTGCGTAACATCTCAACTGCGTTATTATGAATATCTCTTGCTTCATCAATATCAAAGATTAAGTCACCATTCTTATCGAGAGGCAACTTTTGAACAATAATCTTTAATAATTGTTGTAATTGTCTTTGTCTATCAATACCTTGGGTCATATCTAAATCAATAAGTGCGGGAATCGCATTTACAAATAATGGTAAACCATTTAAGCCATATAAGCCAATCTAAAAAGCGCACCCAGGCTTAAGTAAATACCAACGGCCTTTACCTTTTACACCATCTGTTAAAATATCATCTGGTGGTAATTTACCTTTTTTATATAAGATATATCCCTCTTTAAACTCTTGTGGGAATAAATCTAAAACGCGCATACGATATCCGACATCTAAAAATTTAGTATCGAAAAACGACATATCAAATTCTATTGCAGGCACTCCCGCAATTTTGTATCTGGAACGACACCATTTCCAAGGCAATTCTTGAAACAAAATACTATGCGCACCTTCGTAGGCATAGCAATAATATATACCATCACGAATAACACTCAATGCGAATTCACCACACAATTTTTTGATGTGAGTTGCATCAAAATAATTTAGTGTTTTCATGAACTCATCTACGATTTTATCATTGTTTGCTTTATCGTTTAAAATCTCAGGTACCATATACCAGTCATATCTATACATAGAAGCAAAATAATTCACAATCTTTTGATAGATACCATTAGTCTTATAATAAAATCGAGATATCTCACGCAATAGTTCTACATCATTATTGATTAATGCTGTCATAACGAATTCTTTGCTTCTGAATTCACGACGATCAAGCTTGTCATAATAATGTAAATCAAGAACTGCATCATCAAATGATCTTGTACCAATCTTTAATTTAGCATAACTTTCTGTAGCAGAAGTAGGAGCTTTGAGTATATTAAAACCTTTATCTCGGATTTGAGACTAACGATCTTGGTTTTCTGGCATATTATACCTCCTCAATATCCTGCTTTTTTCATTATATAATCATAAGAAATTAAATCTTCTTCTGTATAAGGGATTTCAATTAATTTAAAATCATGCAAAGCGCAAAAGCGTCTTTTTTGCGTATCATTATATTGTTGTTGATAAAATCCACGCTTACCGCCAAATTTGGCAGAAGGTTCATAGTGCTATTTGCCTTGATATTCAATTATAAAATCAATAGCACCATCATCATCAAACACAACAAAATCAAATCTTAAAGGTATACCTCTTGTACTCTTTAAATCCGCAAATGCATATTCTTCTTCAAAATGTAATCCAGATTCTATTAAAATTTCTTCGATCTTTATTTCTCCTCTTGAAGCTCGCATAATCTACCTCCCTTAATTAAATAAACGCCATTCTTTAGCATTAAATTTTTTCTTACGCTTCTTATTTTCTTCTTCTTCTTTTATATAATATAATCCATACTCAAATGCAGAAAATTTATCTTTCTTAATCCTTTTGTTTGCAGGTTTTAAAATAATGTTTACACCTTCATTTTCTTCCCGCAAATTCATCATTTCTTCTTTTAATATGGAAGTTAAGGTAAATGGTTTTAAATAATCTGCCCTTTGCTCAGGGGTCATATTCTAACCCATTCTTGTTCCTAATAATTTTTGTTTTGCAACACGTTCATCTATTAACAATTTTACTTTTCCAGAAGATAATTGAACTAAAGCATTAGAGTGCGCTTCGGTGTTAATCGGCGCATTAGCCTTGATAATATATAAAGCATCTTGTTCGCAACTATCGGTACGATATTTTTTATAGTAAGATTCATCATCGTTATAAACTCCAAAATCAGGATATGTTTCTCCTGTATCTGGATTGATTTGCGTTTTTACCATATAGTCAACTAAGCCAAGACCAACGCCATTACCATCTATGACAGTGCGGCGAGCTTTATATTTATAATGTAACCCTTTTATCCAAATTGCTTGTGATTCAAAATGTTCATCTGAACGAGTATCAATATTTACCAATGATTTAATATGCGCTCCCACGCTCTGTGGGATTACCTTCCAAACGCACGCAACAGATTGACAACCTTTGCGACCAACATCGACTGAGATAACATAAAAACTCTTTGCGCTTGATCGACCGGAGTATTCATACTCAGGCTGCTTAAGAATTCTATTACGATCAAATTGTTCGCCATTGAAATAAGAATCTTCAATAGTACCAGACCACTTACTTTCATATTCACGATCAAAAGAAGCATCATTATAGGTACCGTCTTTCTTCAAATCTTGCAAGAAGTTTTTATCCAATAATTTTACTAACACAGGGATACGCCAGGTTCCACCCATTACAAAGGCTTTCTCAGGCTCGGTAATCATCCAGACTAATATCTGTATTAATTTATCGTAAGCGAATGTGCCTTTCCACCCCGCGGTTGTTCCTTTATATTCTAAAAAGTTCGCTACACTTTTTACGCTTGCGCTGCTGCATATTCCTATGCAGAGTAGACTATATCATCATCTACGGCCTAACCGTTTAGATGCCCCCCACTTCGGTTATCAATCGCTTATAACCTACTCCTTTCGGATAGTCGTTGAACCTTCTTTTTATTTATTTAATAAAAGCTTGGCTGCGGATTGCCTGTTCTAGGTTTTCCCGCAATTCAAGGGGTTTTACAATATTGATTTCTCAATAAAGTCGCTAATTTATTTTTTTCAGACTCAGTTATCTTTTTATAATCATCAATATAATCTTTATAAGTTTCGCCTCTCAAAATACAATAAATCGTATTTGAACTATTTACATTCATTTTTATTGTAATATCATCAATAGTAATCGGTCTATTCAATTCTTCATTTAATAAAATTAAATAAACCTATTCTTTTGATAACTATCTTTTTGAGACTAATTTACTGCTCTAATTTTTTAGATTTGTTAAATCATAAGCATTACAAAAAATTTGAAAAATTTGCTATCTATCTTCCAATGGCAAATTATCATATTCGATTTTATACTAATTATGATTAATTCCTCTTTTTATTCTACTGATTGTTGTTCTACTTACATTAAAAATGTCTGATAATACTTGTCCAGGTCTAGACATAAATTCTATGGCTGATAAAATATTAAAAATATCGCTTTCTGTCAAATGGCTCCCTCCATTACTAGGACCAAAATTACCGCCTTCATTCTGATTATAGCCATTTTTATAGCTATCATATTTTTTTATAAATTCTTTTTCTTTTTCCCCAATTTGTTCAAAAGTAACATCATCTTGAAATTCAACTGAAAAAGAAAAATTATCTTTACCATAAATATTATATTCTTTTTGCAAAAAAGAATTATCATGCACATTTCTTTTTAAATCAGTAAAATGTCTTGCTTTTCTACGAGCAATATTATTAGTTAAGCCTATATATTTTCTATGATTAACTAAATTTTCAATTTTATAAATATAATATAACATAATATATTATCTCCTTTCATATAATATGAAAAACAAAGATAATATTTTGTAACTTTTTGTCCAAAAAAATTAACGAATATCTAACTTTTGTTCAATGTTTCTTCTGGATGCATTGTACCATCCATGCACAATCGAGAAACGTTCATAGTAGGAATAATAACTTCACTAAGGATTTGTCCATCTACACCAACGGCCTCCTCGATTAAGCCACCATGTCTACGCTTGCCTCTTGAAGTCTCTCTTGCCGCAATATTATCAAAATATGAACCATTTTTAAATACATAAATACAATAATCTTTACTTTCTCTTGTGCGCCGTCTGTCCAATTCACACTCAAACGCCGGCACAAGAGTACAAATCTCACTAACTTTTTCTTTAATGATACCAGCAGCCTACTCTTTACCACCAGAAGTAACAAAGAGCTTACAACGTGGGTATAATACACATCTACACATTAATGTTAAAACTGATAAGAATGATTTAGAGTATGCACGGGGGAATACCATGTATACATATTTATAACGCATAGCGACGCGCAAAAAAACTCGTTGATAAAAATAAAAATGTAAACCATTATCTGGTATTTTTCCGTCCTTGCCGGTTTGTAAGAAATCCACAAACATATCTGGATATTCACGCCAATAGCCAATGTATTGGCGCAATATTGGCTTAATAGCTTCAATACGCTCTTCAGAAATACCAATCTTTTTACGATTTTTATTTAACTGCATCAAATCCGCAAGTGCCATTACAATTCACCACTTTCAAGTTTTTTGTATAACTCATCTTGTTCGGCTTCTTCTGATTCTTCCCAATCATTAAACTCAGAAAAATCCTCATCTGTGACTTCTGTATTGGTATCTGCGAATAACTCTTGCTCAAGAAGATCGTCATCATCTGCGGCATCCGCATCTTGCTGAGCCTCTTTTTGCTTATCAATTTCGATTTGTTTTATAGCTCCTTCAATTAAGTTGCCAAGGTTAAGTTCTTCTCTAATTAATGTACCTGTATAGTTCTGTAAGTCTTGAATAGTACGATCGACTTTATCTTGCGGTCCATCTGTGTAAAAGCGGGGAATGAAACCATCTGTTTCACATAATGCAAATAATTCACTCACAGAATCAACAGCATCACCAGATTCACCTTTATTTTGCGCTGCTGTGAACTTACCAGCTTTCATAAGCATATCATACATACGAACCATCTTCTGGGCGCCTTCAACATCACCTATATCCAAGAGCTAATCAGCTTTAAGGGATGTCTTACAGCACTTTTTAAGGATGTCGATATGTCCAGCAGACTGAATATCATAAGATTCCATCATCTCGTTATATAATTGCTCCAAGCGCACCCACTCTTCAGGTTTATAGGCTTTGCCCCATTTCAGTCTTAGATATTTGCGGTCTTCGTCCGTGAGTTCCTCATCGAACTCGTCATCATCGACCTCACCACCAGAGACTCGCGCAAAATAGTCATCAACATTTGGCGGAGGAAGGGTCGGCGCAGGTGGCTCTGAGACATTCTCAGGAATCGGCACAGTACCTTTCATAATGGTTTCTTCGATGTCAGCCTCACTATAGCCTTGACGCCTCATAGTCTCACGAATCTTTTTCTGTGCTAACTCTTGTAGTTTTTCTGTATCAGCCCAGCGCGCATTACAGAATTGAACTAACTTCATCTTTGAAAGGTATCTACCAAGCACTGATAAACCTGTCATTTTTCTATTTGCGTTAATATACGATTGCAAAATTTTATTCCATTCTTCTGGAATATATGGAACATCAATTTCCTTTAAAATCCATAGGTAAGTTTCTGGCCGATAATTATCTACATGCATTGTAATACATTTTTTGCATTGATTTAATTTTCCATCATTAGGGTATTTTTCCAGATTATTAGAAGTATAAAAATTATCTGCGTTCATTGTTTTACCGCATTTTTCGCAGTAATAAGCTTTATCATTTTTTGCCATAATATTACCTCCTATATAACATCAAAAAACGCGTGATAAGAATTAGCTTTTTTTGTCCACGGCAATCATAACTGGGACTTTTTTCTTATTGCGGCAGCATTTACAAATACTGTAAAAGCCATCCTTTGATGTTTTATTCTTTGAAAAATATTTATTATGGGCAAGTTTGATTTGACCGCATCTACTACAACGCTTATATTTACCTTTTTCTACTTCTAAATAATACCAATCGAGATACTCATCTTCTGCAGCAGAAGCAATAAGACTTGGGATTTTTTTGCGCCAAAGGCTAGAAATGTATTCTAAACTATGTTTAATTCCAAATTCATCAATTAAAGTTTCTTGGATCTCGATGTTCTGTTTACCGTCGATCTTGAGCTAGACAATGCGTTCGTACATAGGGTAATCCGCAAGAGCTTTGCCGCAAAGCGCATCAAAGTCTTCCATAAAGTACCAAGTATCTTTTTCAAAATTACCCCAACAATCCTCTTTTAGACGTGAATAATTACACAAAACCGCAGAACAAACATTTGGGTCAAGGAATGAGACGCCGTGCGGCACGCAAAAGCCATCTTTATCGAATGTAATACTTTCATCAAAAGGAATATAAGAACGAGTCCTAGTAATTGTTTTTAATACTACTGGTTGTCGAAAAGCTTCTTTTACAATATATTGGTCTTTCCGCAAATCAATAATTGTTGATTTAATGATGAAAGCATTACGTCCTGAGGCTGTCTTTAATTTTTCCTCCCAAAACGCAATCGCTTCTCTAATCTATAATAAATAAGGAATTTCTTCTAAATCTTTTTTTGTTATTGAAATCTTAGGCTAAAATATTTGATTTTTCTTGTTATCTGTTATTAAATTATATATGCCATCTTCACCATTTTCAAATTGAGCAACTAGCCCTTCAAATGATGTTTCTCTTTTGTTGATTGTTGCCATGCGATTCTCTGTAAGAATTTTACGCTCTTTTTTCTCTTTTTTCTCCATACAAAGAACCAGATAGTCAGCCAAGATTTCTAAATAGGAATTATTTGGTCCGGGGTTTTCCTCAAGAATCTTTTCGACTAATGCTAATCGTTCCTCTGGAGATTCTAAAGTATAATCTAATTTTACCATTTTTGAATACCTCCATTAATCTAATTGTACCAAAATTTTTGCTAACTGTCAAGTCTCTATTGGGAGAGCTTTATTGCTAAAAAATTGACTGTTAAAAAAAATTATGATATAATATAAATAGAAAATAAAGAAAGGATTTTTCAATGATTCTATTAGTGCTATTTATTTTAGCTGTTGTAGCATTTTTTATGGTATGCTTATATGCGATGATTTACGCGGCTGCATTAGCAGATGAAGCCGCAGAAAAATACCATGAGGAGATGTTGAAGAAAGAACAAGAGGAAAAGGAAAAGAAAGAAAATGGTAAAGATTTGGAAATATAAGGTTCCTGGGCATTGTGAAGGCCCGATTAAACAGGTTTTGCAGGCTAAGCTACAATATGGTGAGCCTGTTGTGTGGGTTATTCTTGATGATAAGATTCAGGAGAAGAGAGCACTTGACTTCTTTAAAATTGGTACTGGTTGGGAACTGACTGGTGGTGATGAAGAAGTTATGGATAACGCAGGGTATTGCGGTACGGTGAAGGATGAAGAGGGATATATATGGCATATCTTTTGCGTTGCTGCTCCTACGGGTAATAAAGAGGATGAAGGTACTCCTGCGGAAACGCCTGTAAAGAGTACCCCGGAGGGTTAAGCGCATGAATGTGAGTATGGATGTTGTTCCAGAAAATATTTCGCGCAGAGTTGATGCGCTCGGAAGGATTTCAATTCCTTCCGGGTTAAGACATCGTTTTGGTATTGGAACAGGTGATGAAATTGTTTTTGGAACATGCGGTAAGTATATTTGCGTATCTAAAGAAGATACTGAAGATATGTCAAAATATGTGACATGTAAAGAAATTTTGGAGGAGCTTGGTGAGGAAATTCCCCAAAAATTACAAGATTTATTGGGAAAAAATAGGTAAAGCGCAATGGTTTTTAAGACGAAGTATAATGTTGGAGATGTAATTAAGTTTTATAGGAAAAAGTTGAAAGCTGTTGTAGAGAAATGTGAATATTGTAATGGAACAGGAGAAGTAGTTGCGGCAAATGGAGAAGAAATTGAGTGTAGTATGTGCGGTGGTAGCGGTGAGCATATTGGTTCTGAGAGCTATTTATGCAGTACGGAAGACGTTATCACAGAAGTAAGAGCAGGATTTACACTGGGGAAGTATCTGGAAGGATATTGCCAGTATAAGTTTTTAAGATGTAAACAGTGGATTGATGAAAATGATATGATAGATGCGGAAACTGTAAAATGGGCTTCTGGGGATGTGGTTTCCAGTATGGACTTGGGAAAGAGGATTTCTGGACAACTATATGGAGATGAGTAAGTATTTTCGTTTCTTGAATTTAAAAAACGATTTAGGAAGAGTTGTTCGTGTCTTGAAATTAAAAATTGGTTTTGAAAGAGTTGCTCGTGTCTTGAAATTGAAAATTCATTTTGAAAGAGTTGTGACCAGGCCAAATCAAAACACATGTTCGAAAAAATTTTTTGCCCGAAAACCCACCCCCACTTAGCTTTCTTTTGTTTTCTATCTGGAAAAAATCTGACAATCCTATAGACGTCTATTGGCGCGATCGCGCGAGGTACCTGCAACAGACCGTCTACAAATCCCCAGAAAAAGAAATATAGAAGAAAGCAATACAACAAAGTTGTTGACAACAAAATAAAGTGAAATAAATATAGAAATGTATTCAACTCTTATTTTAGTTGAATACATTTCTTTTTATTTAATAGAGTCTATTAAAACAAGAGCAAATACTAACAATGCAAACACATACACAATAACAATACAAGAGTAGAAAAGATAATAGCATCACACATGCAGTATACTAATACGGTCAAGCGCACAAGAGACACATTCACACAGCACAATAAGCACAAGAGATAAACACATACACACTGTTGTACTATTGCACTAGCAAACATACAGTAGACACAAATAGCAATAGACCAATAGTATGACAATAGATCAAACGAATGTAGGACATCATCAGTATAATACAGTATAATAACAGCAAGAGCACACAATTAATGAGTGCGCGAAGGGCGCATGCAGGCAGCAAGGACATCAGCACAAGCACAGAGACACAACAAACACACAAAGAGAGCAAAGGCACAACACACACAAACACATAAACAGCAATAAAGCAACACTCAATGAACACAAACATAACAATAATAAGAACAAACACATAACACAACATAACATACATAACAATATAACATATTATAACATAAGGACAGAATATAAAGGAACACCAAAGGTAATAAAGCATCTGCGTCGGCGCGCCCACGGGCGAGGCGCGCCGAGTTTCGCAATTGTCAGACAATTCGGAAAATTTTCTGACAATTCTACGCTTGTAGAATTGTCAGAAAATTGCCTAAATTGTGTACACAATTAATTGTCAGACAATTCAGTGAATTGTCTGACAATTCTACACAATTAGAATTGTCAGATAACTCGCCAAATTGTCTGACAATTCTGAATCTTTTGAATTGCGTGAATTTTCTGAATTTTCTGACAATTTAGTGAATTATCTGACGATTGGAGTTTTCAGAATTGTCAGATAATTTAATGAATTGTCAGACAAATCTAAGGTTGTAGTTTTGTCTGACAATTGTGCGAATTGTCAGACAAATCTAATTTTGTAGTTATTTAGTTGATTTGATGAATTGACTAAATAACTAAAAACGTAGATTGTAGTTATTTGTAATTCTTGCTATTCTACAAAAATAGTAGTTTGAGTTAGTCATGACTAACTGAGTTAGTTACGACTAACTAACTCAAGTATTTTTATTTATCTAAACACAGAACAGCGGAGTTAGTTACGACTAACTAACTGAGTTAGTCTAAACTAACCATTTTTATTAAATTAGACGATTGGAGCATGGAGTTAGTTAAGACTAACTAACTGTAGTTAGTCATGGCTAACTGTAGCCAAGACGAGACGTAGTTGGTCATGACTAACCGAACAAATGGTCGTTAGTTAGTGCTAACTAACCAACAGAGCGCACAAGCAAAGAGTTAGTTACGACTAACTAACCACTGAACAAAGTACAGAAGCAATGAGTTAGTTACAACTAACTAACTAAGGTTAATCGTTAAACAAAACAGTTAGTTAAGACTAACTAACTAAGGTTAATCGTTAAACAAGAGAGTTAGTTAAGACTAACTAATCAAGTTAGTTAGGACTAACCAAGGATTAGACCAAAAGAGTTAGTTAAGACTAACTAACTAAACAGATTACAGAAGCAATGAATTAGTTATGACTAACTAACTTAGTTAGTTTAAACTAACTAAGTTAGGAATAGCTAACACAAGAGTTAGTTATGACTAACTAACTAAACTACAAACCTAAGAATGTAGTTAGGTTAGTTAAGACTAACTAACTCAGTTAGTTATAACTAATCTGTTTAAAAGAATAAACGAACAAGAGTTAGTTAAGACTAACTAACCGAACAGATGTGTGCGCTGGTTAGTTAAGACTAACTAACTACTTTTATCTAAAAAAATACAATGAAGCGTTTTCACGCTTCATTGTATCCGAGACGCTGGTGATCTCTTGCAATGTTTAAGAGTTCAGCCGGAGCGTTTCCGCCTTCGAAGTATCTTCTAATTTGGTTCGGGCGGGCAATCAGTTTGGTTATCATTACGCCGGAACGCTTATTATAAATTGTTACGATTCCGGTGGTGCTGACCTTGTGGATCTCAGGGCCGTTTCTATGTCCTCTGTCGATTTCCACGGTTTTGATGATCTCTCCGTATCCGATCATCTGAATTAAGGCTTCTCTTCTCTCTCTGTCGTTGGTGTAGTGCTGACTTGTCATTTTTTTGATCTCCTCTCTTGTTTTCTTGGCTCTATTATAAACGATAAAAACGGTCTTGTCAATACTTTTTTTCAAAAAAAATGAAAAAATTTTTTTAGTAAAGCGCCAGTTCATCCAGTAAATCAATTGCAACACAATTGATTAAATTGTCTGACAACCGGCCTCGGCCGTTGCTCGAATTGTGTACACAATTGGTAAAAAATTAGGAAATTGTCAGACAATTCATCAAATTGTGCAATTATTTAAAAATAATTCTTGCACGGGCGAGTTAGTTACGACTAACTAACTCAGTTAATCTAAACTAACTATAAATCGGACGATTGGAGCGGTGAGTTAGTTACGACTAACTAACTTAGGTTAGACTAACTAACCGAACTAACGTTTGGGCGAACATGTGTGCGGTTAGTTCAGACTAACTAACCGAACATACATTCACCGAACAAATGTGCGGGCAGTTAGTTAAGACTAACTAACCGAACTGGTATTCTGCCCGAACATACGTTCACCCTCTGTCCGAGATTGTTAAAAATTTAACAAGCGATTGTTTACAAACTTAAACGTTTAAAAGTTTAGACGGATTCCAGGGCAAAGATTGTTAAAATTTTAACAAGCAACTTTCATCAATTCGCTGTTGTAGCGAAAACGTTTTCGTAAAAACATGGTCAACGAAAACGTTTTCGCTGTGATAAATCAACGAAAACGTTTTCGTAAAGCTCAAATGAGCAAAAACGTTTTCGTGAAAAAACAGGTTAGTAAAAATGCACAAAAAACATGCAAAAACCGTACAATATTTTGACAGGCAAAAAAGCAAATTTTTGTTGACAGCAAAAAAGGCTTGTGTTATTATGATGATGCAAGGCAATCAGGCAAGCCCAAAAACAGGGCAAAAAAATTTTTTAAAAAAATTTGAAAAAGTGCTTGACAAGCCCGGGCAAGTGTGATAAGATAAAGGCACAGAGCAAGAGAGAAGCTCAAAAGAGAGGAGATTAAAAAAATGATGATTCTTACTTCTGAAAATGCTAATGAGTTCTACAGACTGAACAGTAACGGTTTTGATTTTGGCGACGACGAAACCACAAGACGCGCCGACGAAATCAGACAGGACGCTGCAAAATACGGTCTTGTGTTCACGGCTTGCGACTGGAATCTCAAGCTTGTGGCGCTCAAGAAAATCGTAAGGGCTTGCTAATGCAAGCCCAAACGGCCAAAAAAATTTTTAAAAAAATTGAAAAAGGGCTTGACAAGCCCGGGCAAAGGTGATAAGATACAGGTGTAAGGGGTAAGAGAGAAGCCCCAACAGAGAGGAGATAAGAAAATGGATTTTAGTGTAAATGAGGCTTTGAGATATGGTGCATCTATCGACGACATTCTGAAGGCTCTGTTAGAGCCGGAAGAAGTCGCAGAAGTCAAAAGGGTTTTCTTCAGCGAGAGCTGAAGAAACCCGACCGAAAAAAATTTTTAAAAAAAACTTGACAAATCAACAGATCGGTGCTATAATGAAGGCACAATACAAGAGAGGAGATAAGAAAATGATTGAAAGAACTGATTGGGAAGATATCTTCTGCGGTATGTCTGAGAATGAAGCGCTTGACGCTCTGGATATGATGTTAGGTCTGGAAATCAAGGAAGTCGCAGAAAGCGCAATCCTCGTTTATGACCTCACAACCCGGATGCTTTGGAAGCTGACCTTTATCTTCCTTTGCGTAGAGGTTACCTGCGAGGGGATTGATTAAATCCCCTCACCTATAAAAAAAATTGAAAAAGGGCTTGACAAGCCCGGGCAAATATGATAGAATAAAAGCACAACAGAGAAAAGGAGAAAAAAACAATGAAGAAAGCTAATACGAAGATGATGGTTTGGGTAGTGCGCTATGATGGATTTGATGATGATGGTATCTGGTTGGCAAGCACTCCGGAAAAAGCGGCACGCATGGTGCAGGCAATCTATAATGAAACCGATGATTATATTGACTATGAAAAAGTGCTGAGTGAAGTGCAGGAGAGAGATGCAGAGAGCTTCGGATACTCTTATATAGATGAAGATAAGGGTATCACAATTATGAAGCTGCCGATAGATGATTTCACATTATAAAGAAAGGAGTGGGCAAAAAAATGTTCTATGTTACTGTGAATTTCATGAGATATGGCTTCAAGGTAGAAACAAGAGAAGAAGCCGAAAAGCTATTTAATAGGGCTTGCGCTGAATATACTCATGCTTATGTTGTATTAAACAATGCTGAGAATGGCCGGACGGTCAAAGAAAGAATTTGCAGAGAAGGGAGACAATTAAAATGATTAGAACGATGTGCTATAAGGAAATTGAAACTGGCGAAACTTATCTGGCATATATAAGCAATGCGCCGCTGGCAAAAGTCCAGCAAGATGCGAACAGAATCAATCAGGAGAAGCCAGAAAAGCTGTGGAACGGGATGCCGGCGCTGTGTGATGAAAGATTCTATTATGCACAGGAGCAGGAAGAATTCTACTAATCGACACGCAATTAAAAGAAAGGGGGTCAATTGTCAGACAATTGACCTCGGCCGTTTTTCAAATTGTGTATACAATTGGCAAATTTTTGCCAAATTGTGCGAATTTAATTTTCTTTCAAAAAACTATTGACAAATGCCCGGGCGTTTGATATACTATACTTGTCAGATGAGAGAAGGGAGATAAAAAAAATGACTTACTACTTTGATGTTGACGGCGTTCTCGCAGATTTCCACAGCGTATACAATAAAGATAACCGGGCAGAGTCCTTAACCTATAACTTCATTAGAAATTTGAAGCCGTTTACGGAAAATGTCCAGATAGTCAAAAATCTGATAGCGCACGGCGCACAGGTTTACATAAACACAATAGTAGCCAACGAAATAACTAAACAAGCAAGAATTGATTGGCTTGCTGAAATGTTGCCTGAAATCCCGATTGAAAATATAATTGCAATCGTAGGACATGGCAATAAAGTGGACTATATCAGAGAGGCCGGGATTTTGGTCGATGATAAGAAAGCTAATTGTAAACAATGGGAGAAGGCCGGATATAAGGCGATTTGGCTTGAGGTTAAAGGCGGAAAGATTGAGTTATAAAAAACTCAATCTTTCCATCAAAAAACACTTGACAACAGATCAAAAGTGTGCTAAGATAGAATCATCAGAGGAAAGGAGATTTTTCAAATGAAAAATACAAAAATAAGGCGGATGTTTAAAATGACTCCTGAGGAATTGCAGGAGTACCTCAAGTTTAAGAAGAAAGGCGGACAGATCCAAAACCGCAAAGGGAAAGGAAGCTATACCCGGAAAGAAAAATACAAGTTTTTAAAAAGCTCTTGACAAGCTTCTGAGAGTATGTTAAAATAGAACTATCAAGAGAAAGGGAGATAACAAAATGAAAGCATGGGAAGAAATGAATAAAATTGAACGACTTGCGGAAATTATGTTCCAAGAAGATGAAGAAAGATACCGCACCGGGCAGCCCCTGATATATTACAGTAAAGAGGATTTTGAATCCGAAAAACTGGAAAGAGAAAAAGAAAGAGAGGATAAATAAGATGTTTACGATAGCACGCGCACTTGAAAATAATAATCCGTTTGTTTATCTGCTTCTGTTTGTTATTTTTGAGCCGCCGGTCATGATAATTTTGTTTGCAATTATCGACAAAATAAAAGAAGTCAGAAAAAAGAAAAAAGGGCTTGACAAATAGCCCGAAATATGTTAAGATAAAATCGTCAGGAAGGAATGACCTCCAGAAAATCAAGATACCCACAAAAAAAATAAAAAAGTGCTTGACTTTTTGGATTGAATGTGCTATACTTAAACCATCACGGAGCGCGCCTGCTCTAGTTCCTCTTTGAGAAGTTGCCCCTGAGGTCGGTATGACCCGAGGGCTTTTCATATGGGCCGGCCGCCACCGGGCCTGGCGGCCGGTTCTGCTGAATTGTCAGACAATTCGCAATTTTTTGCGCAATTGTCTGACAATTCAGAATTGTCTGACAATTCCCGGAATTGTCAGACAATTCACGCACAATTGGCGAAATTGTCGCGCAATTCAGACAATTTCGCCAATTGTGGCCGCCGTTGGCGGTCGGCCGCCAAATTGTGTACACAATTCGGAAAAAAATCTGGAATTGTCGCGCAATTCTGACAGCTTTCAAAATTCCCGCAAATTGTCTGACAATTCTGAATTGTATACACAATTTGATTTATTATCTGACAATTCAGAATTATCTGAATTTTCTAAATTGTCAGACTATTTATTGAATTGTCTGAATTTTCTGAATTGTCAGATTATTCAATAAATTATCAGACTATTCACCTCTTGTGCAATTTGCATAATAAATGAATACGGATTTTGTGCATTTTTTACCGTCAAATTGCACAAGAGCGAACTATACAAAGTGCATAAAAAAGTTGTTGAATTTTGTACATTTTGCTAATAGATTTCTGCTTGCCCGTGTGGTATAATCCTTCATGTAAGGTTGAGAGAAAGACAAGCCTACAAGAGAGGGGATACTACTATGAAGAACGAAATCATGCTTCAGAAACTCGTCAATGACTACACCGCGCGCGCATATGCGCATAAGTATCTGTTTGGCTTCGTGCTGAAGCACGTTGTATATGTGGCAGAAGCCGATGAGACTATCCTGCCTTATATCGCCGTACTGGATAAGGCAAGTTCCAAAAATGGCGGCGGTCTGGTTCTCAAGTTCCATCCGACCACAGCACAGAAAATGCTCCTTATGGAAAATGCCCGCGCGCTCTGCTCCGAAGATTTCTTTCTGACTCAGGTGCGCAATAGTAAGTACAATAAGGGCGACATTTTCGAAAAAATGCTGACTGAAATGGCCGGTCAGGACTGGACAAAAGACCACGTTCGTTTCGATATGGACGGCGACCTTACTGTTGATGGTATCGCTTATCAGATTAAGTTCGATAAAGCGACCTTTGCAAGTGAAGCCCTGCTTGCAAGCCTGAACTAAGGCTTGCAAGTATCCACCAAAAAAATAAAAAAGGGCTTGACAAGCCCGCAGATCGGTGATATAATATAGGTACAGACAGAGAGAGGAAGCGAAGCAGGGGTTCGGGCAGCTTTGGCATAACCACTATCTGGGCTTCAGAAGCTTCCCCATTGTCTGAAAAAACAAAAGAGAGGACATATATATGCTGTATAGAATTACAAGACGAGATATTGATAGTGAAGCGGTCTCATATGAGTACCTCTGCGGTACTCGCAATCTGGGAAAGCGCTGTCATTCACTGGTTGCCTACGAAGGACAGGAAATTGTCGATATTGTTAAAATTTGCTTTTCATTAAAAGCCCTGTTCATCTGTTTGCGCCACCCGGTTGCTGACCGCTACAACTTGACAAGTAAATAAATGCCAGCCACCCTCTGCCGGATAGGGCAGAGGGTGAAGGAAAATTTTGCCCGGGCCTTTCGGCACTTTGCACAAAAAAAATTCATTTCCACCATAACATTTTGTGCATTATTTCAATCAAAAAGTGCTTGCATTTTTACCTGATCTGTGCTATATTATACTTGTCAAGAGGAAAGAGTCCTCTGTAAAGGCACTCCCGTGAGGTCAGTAAAAAAAATAAAGAAACCTCTTGACAAACACTTCAAAATGTGCTATAATAAAATCATCAAAGGGAAGGAAAACCCACCAAACCAGAAAGGGAATACATTATGACGAAAATGACTTATGTTCAGGCTCTTGACATCGCTATCAACGCACTTACCGGTTCTGAGGGCGAAGTAGTCGACAGACTGACCGCTCTGCGCGCGTCCATCGAAAAGAAGAACTCTGTCGACCGCAAGCCTACCAAAACTCAGGTAGAAAACGGCGAAATCCGCCAGCAGATTCTCGCCCTGCTTTCCGACGGTGTTGCTCGCACCATTTCCGAAATCAGCGAGAGCGTGCCGGCTCTGCATGACGCCACCTCTCAGAGAGTGTCCGCTCTGCTGACCCCTCTGCTGAAGGAAGAGACTATCACCCGTGAGATGGTCAAGAGAAAGGCGTATTTCAAAATCGCTTGACTCTTCTCCCTCTGCCAGTTCCGGGGCGAACAGAACAACTGTTCGCCCCGAGATCCTCAGACGAAAGTTAGTTGACACTAACTCGCCCGGGCGCAGTTAGCCATGCCTAACTCCCGCCCTGATTCCGTCCGATTATTCCCAAAAATTTTTTTATTTTTTGTAAAAAAACAGTTGACAAATTAAAAATAATTTGCTATAATGTATTCAGAGATAAGGAAAGAGAGGAAAACGAAATGACTACTACAATCTTCTTTGACATGGATGGAACAATTGCCGACCTGTACGGCGTTGATAACTGGCTTGACTATCTGCGGAACGGCGACCCGTTCCCCTATGCAAACGCAAAAGCCCTGTTAAACCTTCAGGCACTGGCAAGAGTCCTGAATAATCTGCAAAGAAAAGGTTTTCGAATCGAAATTATTTCTTGGCTGTCGAAAACCTCTACTGCTGAATATGACAAGGCTGTGACCCTTGCAAAACTTGCTTGGCTTTCAACTCATTTAGCAAGTGTTTCCTTCGACAAAATCAACATTGTTTCATACGGAACTTGTAAAGACACTTTCCGGCACAATGAAACAGACGTTCTCTTTGATGATGAAGAGCGCAATAGAAAAGAATGGAACGGAAAAGCGTTTGATGTTAACAACATTATTGAAATCTTAAAGGGGCTGAAATAAGCCCCTATTTTTTTAGTTGAAAACCCCTCTGCCCTGTCAGTTAGTTGTGACTAACCGGCCCGGGCGAATTGTCGGACGATTTACAAAAAAGTCTAACAATTCTTTTCACAAAAAATACTTGACAAAACACCGCCCTAATAGTATAATAGACAATGTAAGCAAGAGCGAAGCAGAAACGTCCTGAAAAAAAAATTCAAATGAATTTTAAAAAAGCCCTTGACAAACAAGCCAAAAGGTGGTATAATTAAGCCATCAAATGAGAGAGAGGAAAACGCAAATGAGAAAGAATGAAAACTTTATTGTAATCGACACTGAGACCGCAGGTTCTGTGAACTATCCTCTGCCCTATGATTGCGGCTATGTGGTTATGAACCGCAAGGGCGAAGTTCTCGCTTCACGTTCGTTTGTTGTCGCTGAGATTTACTGTGATGAACCGGACATGATGAATACCGCTTATTATGCGGAAAAACTCCCGCAGTATGCGGACGACCTGAGAACCGGAAAGCGCAGACTTGCCAGACTCTCCACTATCCGCAAGCAGATTTTAGCGGATATGGAAGCGTTCAAAACTACCACAGTTTACGCTTACAACATGAACTTTGACAAGCGCGCACTGAACAATGTTCAGCAGTTCGTAACAAAAAAGTATTCCATTTTCTTCCCGGAAAATACAGAGTTCCGTTGTATCTGGAATATGGCTTGCCAGGTTTTACTTTCCCGTCCATCTTATATCAAGTTTGCTCTTGCTAATGGCTTTGTGTCTACAAAGGGCAACATTCTTACTAATGCTGAGTGCTGCTACCGCTACATTACTAAAAATGTAGACTTCATCGAAGAACACAGAGGGCTTGAGGATGTGACCATCGAAGCGGAAATATTGCTGAAATGTTTTGCGCAGCATAAGAAGATGGACACTCGCCCCTATTCCGCCTGTTGGATGAGGGTACAGCAGAAACATAAGGAAATCATGGGGACGGTATAACCGCCCCCAACTTTTCACCTAAGCAGTTAGTCTTGACTAACCGGGCCCGGGCAAATTGTCAGATAATTCGTGCAAAAGTCTAACAATAATTTTTTCAAAAAACGCTTGACAAAATGCAGTTTACCCTGTATAATAGACTTATCAAAAGAAAGAGAGAGGTGCTTAAAATGGTAAGAGAAAGCGCTAAAAGAGTTATTGTTGCTTTAGTTCTGGCACAGTTAGGTATTGAAAATGACGGTTCGGTTACTTTTGAAGGACTGTGTGATGCGTTCGGACTGACTGAGAAAGAAGTTGTTCAGGCTTTCGCTGAAGGCGTCGCTGAAGGGCTGACCGAGTCAATGACTGAGTAAAAACTTTTTCAAAAAAGTTTTAAAAAGCCCTTGACAAAATGCTTCAAGTGTGCTATACTTAATAATGTCAAGGGGAGCGAGAGGAAATGGAATCGCTTCAAAAGAAATAAAAAAATAAAAAACCCCTTGACAAACGCTTCTGAATGTGCTATAATAAAAGCACAAAAGAAAACCACTTCACAAAGAAAGGAAACAAATATTATGAAGAACATGACTTACGCAACTGCTCTTGAAATCGCTATCAACTCCATCACCGACAATGCGGAAGCTGTCGAGCGTCTGACCGCCCTCAAGGCGCAGATTGAGAAGAAGAACTCTGTCGACCGCAAGCCTACCAAAACTCAGGTTGAGAACGGCGGTATTCGTACCGACATTCTGGCGCTGCTGTCCGATGGTACGGCAAGAACCATTTCCGAAATCGCAGAAGCTATCCCGGCTCTGAACGGTGCGACTTCTCAGCGTGTGTCGGCTCTGCTGACTCCCATGCTCAAGGATGAAACCATCGTCCGCGAGATGGTCAAGAGAAAGGCTTACTTCAAGCTGGCTTGACCAGAACAAGGGTTTGCGGTGACCCCTTAAAACCGCGATCTCCTCTCAAGGGCGCGACCGCTTTAGCGCTTTAGTGCGCTAAAGCGCCGCCCGGGCGAATTGTCTGACAACTCACCAAATAGTTCTACAAATTATTTTTAAAAAAGGCTTGACAATTTTCTGCTCCTATGCTATAATTCATAATGTAAGAAACAAACAAGCCCAAAAGAAAGGAATAAAAATCATGATGAAAATTACTTATGATTATACCACTCGCATGACTATTATTTTAGATGATGAGTTCCGGATTGAATACGGCGCTGGGTCATTAGATAATGGCGTAAATAAAGCCCGTTGGGCAATGGGTGAGTATGGTTTCACCTGTGCTGTTATTACTGACAGCGACACCGGCGAGGTTTTAGCGACTCTCGAAAATGATTAAAAAAATGCTTGACAAGCCTGCCGACCTGTGCTATAATAATTACAGAAAGAGAGGTACAGAAGCATGGATGAAAAAAGAATTGCAAAGCTGATGAAGTCTTTACAGTGTACCCGTGAGGAAGCCATTCAGGTTATCATGGAAGATGAAGCCATTGATAAAGGGGAAAAGCTCTTTGAGCTGTCCCCTGAGCAGAAGAAAGCCGCAAAAGCTGTGAGCGGTACTGGCACACGCAAGCGCACAGATGTCAAGCGAGAGCGCAAAGTTGATGAAACTAAAAAGCGTCTCATCAATGACTACCGGGTAGTGCTTGAAGGTCTGGGTGCGGTCGTTGAACCCCTAACGACAGAGGCAGAAATGCACTTCATTTTTCAGGGTGAAAGCTACACGGTCAAGCTGATAAAGCACCGCAAGGGGAAGGGGGAGTAATCCCCCCGCCTCAACTAACCGCAGTTAGTTAAGACTAACCGCCCGGGCCAATTGTATGATAATTTGCAGAAAAGATTTACAATTATTTTTTAAAAACCCTTGACAAATCATCTGTTATCTATTATAATAGACTTATCAAAAGAAAGGAGTAAAAATAATGTACAAATTATGGGCAGACCTGTTTGGTGAAAATCTTTATTATACAGTAGAGGGAAAAGAAAAAGCTATTAAAGCTTTCAACTTATTAACTCAAATAGTTAATAAGTTGCAATGGAATGATGAAGTTGTTTACTTGTATTATGATGAAGCAAGGCACGGTGACTTTGACGATTTCATTTTACGAACTGATGGTATTTTTTGCGAAAAACTTTAAAAAAGCACTTGACAATTTGTAAAAAATTTGGTAAAATATTTATGTAAGATAAAGGAAGAGAGAAAGGAACAGAAAAATGAAAAGAGCAAAATCAGAAATCGTCGTCCCGGTACTTGGTCTCCTGTTTGTTGTCTGTTGTATAGTATTTTTCACTACTGGAATACTGGTAAAGAAACATTATCGCACGAACTATTACCCGCAAACAATGTATGTGTATCAGGTTGATACCATTCATGATGTGGTTACTTTTGTAGACAGTAACCATGAACTGTGGCAACTTGAAGGCGTGGAAGATTGGAGCGTGGGCGATTGCGCCAGCCTGATAATGTTTGACCATTACACCCCGGAAATTAAAGACGATGAAATCATGGTTGCCAGATATAATGGTTTTGCTACCTGCGGCGAACTGCCGTTCGAATAATCAAATCAAAAGGTGAGGTAAAAAATATGAGTGATTTAATGAAACTGTATGACTATTATTACAGAATGATGGTAGAATCTTTCAATGGTCCAGATGATGAATCGTTTCATGCTTACCGGATGTACCGGACTTTGGTCAGGGCGACGCGCAAAGCTATCCTTGCCTATCTGTAAACCCAGGGGGAGACAGTTAGTCTCCCCTAACCGTGCCCGGGCAAGTTAGTCCGGGCTAACTCAAATTTTAAAATAATTTTTTCAAAAACTTATTGACAAACTCTTGTAACCATGCTATAATACATAATGTAAGGAACAAGAGAGAGCCACAGAAAAGGAGAATTACAATGAGAGAAAATAAGAAAGAGTATATCATTCAAACAATTTGCCCCTTCTGCCATCATGTGCATGATGTTGCTGTAAACGAGTCAGATTTTTGGGACTGGAATGATGGCGCCAATGCGCAGGACGCTTTCCCTTATCTTTCTCCTGATGAGCGTGAGATGCTTATCAGTGGTATTTGCCCCGATTGCTGGGATGCCACCTTTGGGGATGATGATGAGGACGAGGAGCCTGAGGACTGCGATGTCTATGACTTCGATGAGACCGGCTATAATCCCTACATGGGTGCTTACGACTTTGACTGCTAAGGAGGTGTAACATGGCTAAAAAATTTATGATTGATTATCTCGGTACCTGTACTATTACTGCTAAAAATGCAAGAGAAGCGAAAGAAAAGTTTTTAGCTTGGCAGAATAAGCAGGTTTCTACAAAGTCCTTTAGCTTTGATGAATTTATTATTGACGGCATAACAGAGGATGAGGAGTAAGTCTCCTCTAACTCGCCCGGGCAAAATCGAACGAATGTTCGATAAAAAAGTGCTTGACAAATCTCTTACAATCTGCTATAATTAAATCATCACAAGAGAGGAGAAAAAACAATGATTTATAACTGTAAAGAACGCTTCGGTTATACGTACCTTTGGACATGTGATATAAAAATGCAAGCTCTTCTGTTCGCCTATTGCGAGGGGCGCTCCGCCCTGTGGCGCATGTTCTTCGGCTGGCGCAAGTCAATAAATGACCAGGCTTTTTTCTGGATTCCATCTTGCAAAGTCAATGAGCTTTTAGATATCGCAGAAGATTTTTTAAAAAGAACTTGACAAACCGACGGATATGTGTTATAATAGCATTACAATAAAGAGAGGGGAAAGAGATGAAAACTTTTTTTACTATTATTTTCTTTGCTGTTGTTTGTTTTGATTTTTTTATGGCGACTCCTTTTGGGATGTACTGGACTATGAAAGATTTAGATGATGGCAAGCCGGCGCGTGGAGTTATTTTAATGTTTATACTTACCCCTATTGTTATGATTATCGGCAGCTGTATTGGATTAGTTTAAAAAAGCACTTGACAAGTCTTTCATTCTATGATATAATTAAATCATCAAAAGATAGGAGGAAAACACTATGACGTATACAGAAGAAGAATTAAAAGCATGGTTTAACTACATGAAAGAAAAATATCCCAACTGCAAATTGTGGTATCAAGTAGACATGGTAGAATATTGCATGTTCGGCAAGTATGCTGATGAAAAAGACAAGCTACAAAATTTTGTAAAAAGACTTGACAAGTCTCCGGCCCTGTGATATAATTACATCATCAAAGCAAGGGGGTAACGACATGGACGCTATTAAGAGAGAGACTTCTGTTGATTATACAGCATGGGATTTGAATTGCCCGCATGTAGTACATAAAAAGAATCGGCAGGAATGGGAAGCGCGATTCAAGAGAAAAGCAAGAAGAAAAAATAAAATTTTTCTGAAAAAGCTCTTGACAAACCCGGCACTTTGTGATAGAATATAATCACAGCAAAAGAAAGAGGAAACAAAATGTACAAGTTATATTCAAGATTAAGCGACCATGAAACCATCCTTGAGTTATGGGGTGCATCAACCAAACATCCTGATTCAGTATTTTACTTTTCTAATTTTCAGTTGTGTGACTGGTTCCTTCCGGTTGACCAGATTGTGCCGTGGATTATGGAATGCGCCAGTAAGATGAGTTGGCCTTATCACGCTTATGCGCTCGCCAAATGGGCGTGCGGTCTCTATGAAATTTCAAGGGGGTTAGACAATGACTAAAGTATGTGCATTAATGGAACTGTATCAAGCACTTTGGCTCTCAGCAGATTTTGAGAACGACCTTGCCGCAGAGTATCCGCAAGAATTCCGGTATTTAAAAACAACACCGGGGAAAATCCCGATGGAAAAACTAAATAAAATGCGGGCTTTTTTGCATTCGCACCCGGCGTTTAACTGAGCGTGACCCGCTCAGTTTTTTTAATTGGCCCGGCCGTGCGCGATGGTGGCCCATAGCGCACGGCCGGTATTTTCGTCAAGAGTAACTTTGCACAATTTTTCAACCAATTTGTTGTGTAATTTGCTATTGTGCAATTTGCCCAAAAACTACACGGACAAATTGTGTACACAATTCGCTCAAAATCGGCAAAAAGTTCCACTTGACATTTTGGAAAATTTTTGGTAAAATATATAATGTAAGGATGAGGGAAGGAAAAACAAAAACCTCCCAAAAAAAATAAAAAAAGTGCTTGACAAACTCAAGCGACTGTGCTATAATAAAGGTACAGAAAAGGAAAGGAGACAAGCGAAAATGCTGACACCACCGTCCTACTATCCCGGTTTTTAGTAATCGGTTTTCCGGGATAACAAAAATAACCGTCGCTCAAAAAAATTTAGAAAAAAACTCTTGACAAACTCAATAAGATGTGCTATAATAAAGGCACAACAAAAGAAAAGGAGAAAAAAAATATGAAGAACATGACTTACGCACAGGCACTCGAAATCGCTATCGCTTCAGTTGACAATGCAGAGGTAAAGGAGCGTCTGGAAGCTCTCATGGCTTCTATCGTCAAGAAGAACTCTGCTGATAGAAAGCCGACCAAGACTCAGGTTGAGAATGACGCTGTGCGTCAGGAAATCCTTGCCGTCCTGTCTGATGGTCAGGCTCGCACTATCTCCGAAATCATGGAAGCCGTTCCGGCACTCCATGACGCAACTTCTCAGCGTGTTTCCGCTCTCCTGACTCCGCTCATGAAGTCTGAGCAGGTGGTGCGTGAAATGGTGAAGCGTAAGGCTTACTTCAAGCTTGCGTGACACTCTCTTAGGGTTTGCGGTCATCCCTTAAAACCGCACATGGACAAGGCCGAAACGGTCGCTGAGCGCCAAAATAACCAACATGGAGCGTTACGGGTTCAACTCCCGTCTTGTCCACTCGACTTCTAAAATTTTCGTCTCCTCTCTCAAGCGCAAACGAGCGCCGAACAGGCGTTCGGGCGCGCCCGGGCGAATTGTCAGACAATTTAATGCAAATTAATGAAAAGTTAGACTTGACATTTTCTGATAATGTGCTATAATAAATACTGTAAGGAGGTATCAAGCATGGACGAAAAAAGAATTAAACAGCTCATGCAGTCGTTGAATTGCACAAGAGAAGAAGCAATTCAGGTTATCGCTGATGATGAAGCAATAGACCACGGCGCTAAGCTTTTTGAATTAACCGCTGAGCAGAAAAAAACGGCGAAAAAGATGACCGCCATGGACACGCACAAGAAAAACGGTCCGGTGAAGCGTGAACGTAAGCCCGATGATGAAAAACAGGAAATTATCGCAAAAATTGCCGGTTTTTTGTCAGAAATTGATGGTTTTGATGTGGAAATTATCAAAAATGAGCGTGAAATTTCACTTTTAGTTGGTGAAAATGACTATTCTATTACGCTTACGAAGCACAGACCACCAAAAAAGTGACCAAAAGTGCGCCAATTACGGCCAGTCCGAACGTTTGTTCGGGTTGCCCGGGCGGATTAGCCTTGTCTAACTTGAAAAAAATTCAAAAATTTTAAAAAAAGTGCTTGACTTTGTACAAGTTCTGTGGTATTATAATAACTGTCAGAGAGAGCGAGACATGAACCGCTCAAAAAACTTTTGAAAAAAAGTTAAAAAACCTCTTGACAAACGCTTCAAAGTGTGATACAATAGAATCATCAAAAGAGAGAAGGAGAAAAAAACTATGTACGTTATGATTATCGACACCGAAACCGCTAACACTATTGACCAGCCGCTTCCTTATGATTTTGGATGGGCGGTCGTTGACACTGAAACCGGCGAAATCGTTGACCAGCATAGTTATGTGTGCGCTGAAATTTTCCTTGACAAGGAACTTATGACCTCTGCTTATTTTGCGGAAAAGGTTCCGCACTATTGGGATGATATCAAGTCCGGCAAGCGCCAGCTGAAGAAGTTTCTCAACATCCGCAGAGAATTGTGGAATTGTCTGAAAACTTTTAACATTAAGCACGTCGGCGCATACAACATGGGCTTTGACAAGCGTGCTTCAAACAATGACACCCGTTATCTGACTTCTTCCTATCTGAGGTGGTTCTTCCCCTTTAAGGTCGAACTGTTCTGCATTTGGCACATGGCTTGCACAAGTTTTCTGAATACTTCCGACTATATCCAGTTTGCGCTTGACAATGGCTTTGTGTCTCCGGCCGGAAACATCCAGACTTCTGCTGAATGTGCGTACCGTTTTCTGACAAATGACCCCGAATTTGAAGAAAGTCACACTGGTCTGGAAGATGTGCTGATTGAAACTGCAATTTTCCTGAATTGTCTGAAAACTGGCACTGATGAAATGAAGTCTAACCCCTACGCCTGCTGCTGGCGCACAGTTCAGAAGACTTTCAAGGAATTGTCTGAAAATGGGGCGTTTTAACGCCCCAACCTTCTGAATTGTCAGAAAATGTGCCCGGGCGAGTTAGTCATGACTAACTCAAAAAATTTTTTAAAAAAATTTTCAAAAAGGGGTTGACTTTTCCGTCGGTCTGTGGTATTATAATAACTGTCAAGGGGAAATGACGAGGTAGGATGAAGGCGCCACTTTCCGAGAGACAAGGGTCAGACAGATTTAAAAAATCTAATAAAAACCCCTTGACAAATTCCTCAAGATGTGCTATAATGATCTTGTCAAGAGGGGATAAGCGAGTGAGCGCTCCTCGGTTTCGAAAACCCTGCAATAATGCAGACCGAAAGTAGAAAGAAAAAATCTTAAAAAACCTCTTGACAAACTCCCCAAAGCGTGTTATAATAAAGACACAAGAGATGAGGGTGCGAGAGAAAAAAGAATCGCTTAAAGAAATACGACCGCCCGCCACAAACAAAGAAAGGAAAATACACTATGACTAAGCTTACTTATGCAAACGCTATCGACCTCGCACTGAACGGCACCATCACTGATGAAGTCCGTGAAAAGCTGGAAGCTCTCAAGGTTCAGCTTGAGAAGCGCAACAGCGGTGAGCGCAAGCCCACTAAGACTCAGAAGGAAAACGAGGAAGTCAAGGCTAACATCCTCGGTCTGCTGACCACTGAGGGCAAGCAGTGCAAGGATATTGCCGCCACTCTTGGGCTTGCCACTCAGAAGGTGTCCGCTCTCCTGAAGCAGCTGGTAGAAGCCGGACAGGCTGAGAAGTACGCTGAGAAGCGTGTCACCTACTTCAAGGTGGTTGAGGGCTAAGCCCTCACCACTATCAAGGGAATCGCCCGAACGAATGTTCGGGTGGCGCCCGGGCAAGTTCGTCGTGACTAACTCAAAAAAATTTTAAAAAATGCTTGACTTTGTTTAGCCTCTGTGCTATAATTAAACCATCAGAAAGAGAGGTAAGAACATGATAGATATAACAGAAAGAACAAAAAAGTGGATTAACTACGAACTGGAAAACGTAATGACTAAAAGAGGATATAATCTCCAGCAAGCAAAGACTCGGTGTTATGGCGTTGTAATGTTTGTAACTAACGAACTTCTCGGTTACGATTCGCCGGAGGGCCAGGAACTGGCTGAGTGGTGGGATAATGACATGCGTTTAAAATTTGATGAACTTGATTAAAAAAACGCTTGACAAATTATTCAGTCTGTGCTATAATAAAATTATCAAGAGAAAGGAAGAACAAAAATGAAAACGAAAGACATTATTTGGACTATCGAAGACTTATACAATTGGGCATGTAAAAAAGGTGTTCAGAATTATACCTGCTTTGCAGATGAAGAGGGCTGCTCTCGTAATCTGTATGAATCAGAAATCATTATTAACGAGGAAGAAGGGTGGGTATATTTATAAAAAAAATACTTGACAAATTACCCGGCTTGTGTTATAATTAAATCATCAAAGAAAAGGAGATTTCAACTATGAGTATGTGGGAAAAGGTAGCTAACTTTTGCGTTCAAGTGTACGGTGTATTTGTCGATTGGGACGAACGGTTTTTCGAGTGTCCGGAGTGCGGTGAGCCCATCTATGAGAGTGACTGGTCAACGGACGAGCTGAAGAACGGCTGTCCTGTGTGCGAGTTTGAGTGGGAAGAGGAGTAAAGCTCCTCTTCTTTTTGTGCGCAAGTTAGTTACGCCTAACTTGCCCGGGCAAAAGTTAGTTTAAACTAACTAAAAAATTTTTTAAAAAATGCTTGACAAAATTTCTTAAATGTGATATTATAACAGTGTCAATAAGAGAGATACAAAAAAGAAAGGAAGAAAAAAAATGATTGCTATTATGGATTGGACTGATGGATTTGGGAATGATACAGAAGTAGTCGCTATCGCCAGAGATATGAATGAGGCTGAACAATTTTATCAGGATTATCATGATAAGAAGAAACTCAATTATCCTGAAGAATTCGACTTGCGCTATGAAGAGTTTGATTTTGGAGACGTTGATTTCTGCTATTATGAAGCAAAAAAATTCGATATAAAGAACAAGAAAAAGAAAAAATAATAATAATCAGGTGGTTTTAAACCACCTGATTATTTTTTTATTTATTTTTGTGCGGTTTTGGTTAATTTTTTCCATTTTTTTTTATTTTTTTAGCTTTTTTATTAGTTTTTTTAGCCTTTTATTTAGCTAATTAGCCCGGGCCGCGCGCGAGCGTGCGGCCCCGAACTCCCGTTCGGTACATCCATATGCGAATTTTTTTCTAATTCTAGCGGCCCGCGCGAACGCGCCCATATGCCCGAAATTGCTACCTCCGCTCGGCGCCCGAGCGGAAACCGGTCTCATATGCGACCCCGATCGCTAACTCTAGCGGCCGTTCGGTTACCGAACGGCCTATATGCAGCACTTACCGCACTCTAGCACCCCGCCGTACGGTCACCGTACGGGACCCGCGCAGACTCCGACCGCACACTTTTAAATCCGCCATTTGATTTTTGCAAAATTTTTTGATATAATATATATGTAAGAAAAGAAAAGGAGAAAAAACATTATGTACACAAAAGAGGATATCCTTAAGCGCCTGCAGGCTGGAGAAGAGGTACAGAGCATTGGCGACGAAATCGCCAAGGTCATTAACGACGCATTGAACGAGTACGAGGCGCTCAAGACGGCTGAAGCCGTGGCGAAGAAAAAGCAGGAGTTTGTGAAGCAGCGTGATGCCGACGCACGACACGTAGCCGACGCAATGTGCGACTTCCTTGAGAAATACGGGGGCATGCCGAAGGCTACGGAAGAACAGCGTGCGGAAATCGCACGGTCACTGCCGGAGCTTGCCGAAGGCACTAATACTCTCTGGAGCGAACTTGGCCCGCTCTTTGAAGCAGAAAAAGCTAAGGTTAATCTGTCCACAAAGCCGGTGCGCAAGGTCAAAACCACTGAGAGCGACAAGGAAGCAATCCTGGAGTTCTTAAAGACACTATAAAAACATATCAAAAGGCAAAATAAGCCAAGATTTTTCCCACAGGTGAAGACCTCGTGGGATTTCTTGGTTTGATTAAGCAAGAGTGAACATTGACAAACGATAGCTAAGTCTTTCGAAGACGGAGAGAGTCACCGTTTCTGACTGAAGAACGGGCACCGAACGGGGGCCAGGCCCACTAGATAATTTCTCCAATTTTTCTAATTCTTTCCTATTCTCTTTATAATTACTTTAATCACTTTAATTATCTAAATAATATTAATAATATTATAAACAATTTATCAATTCTTGCCTTTTTAAATATTTTTAACTTCCCCTTCCCAATAGCTAACTCTATAATTATAATATTATAAATATAATAATTATATTATCCACCTCATTGCCTATTATATATTATAATACTCCACCTCAATATATATTAAATATAATCATTATATCATCACAATAATATATTCCATTATCCTAAATAATAATTAAAATATAACCTCTCGTACAACACTTCCATAACCTTCTCTCGCTCTTCTCCGACCATTTACCTGCGCTTTTTCCCAGCTAGCTGCAACTCAATCAAAACCTAATCGCACGTTTATCTGTCCACAACAAAACGCAAATCAGGCTCATCAATATCATTTTTATTATCTTCAATAAGTGTATAAAACGCACATGTATGATTTATACCATCACTAGCCGCAGCCATGACACATAAATGCTGATTATCCGGCGTATATGCAAAAGTACATACACTACAATTCACCATTGTATCTTTACCATTCAATCTTATCACTTCCTTTCAAATAATCATCATAGCTCAATTTAATATATCTACATTCAGCTATATCTTCTAATCTCTAAATCTCTAACCGCATAGAATCCTGTTCTTTCTCCAGTCTTTCTATAGCCATCTTCAACTCACTCAATTTCTTCTTCATCTTCTTTGCTTTCTTTCCCATATTTATACTCCTCAATAGCCTCCAACAAAGATTTGCGCTCGGCCTTTAATCTATCAATAATTACCTACTACTTAGCAATAATATCCAAATAATATGCTTCAGTGCTAGTCACACTCTATATATTACTCGCAACACCAAATTGTTCATTAAAAGCTTTTACAAACTTTTGCACATCATCGCTATTAAAGCTCTTCTTCACCTTAATAACCTTTCCCAATGCACTCACCTCCCAATTTTCATTTCATTTTTTAAAACCCCTTTTGCGGTTTTCATTTCATTTTCAAAAAGCTCCATTTATGCCCCCAAAACGCACAATACTACACTGCCCCCACCCCCAGCATTTTCAAACCAATATGCGCCCCACAACGCCCTTACCCTCCTCAGTGCTTGGGCTGGGGGCGAAGCCCCCAACTCAACACTCCGAAGGAGTGTTGAGTCAACTATATCACAGAGCGTCGAAGACGCGATATGGAAAGCGAAGCTTTCCGCTATTACTATTTATATGGTATCTACGTTTTTAACAGCGCCGCTTCTAAAATTTTAACACACATATTAAACAGTCCGTGCCCCCGCACCAACTGTCCGTATCTAAAATTTTAACACTTTTTATTAACACTTTTTATTAGGGACTCACCGTATCTAAAATTTTAACACATTTATTTAACATTTTTTAATTCAAATTTTTAACATTAAAACTCATACTCTTAATATAATAAGCTGTTTTAATGCCTCCGCCTTCTTCTTTAATTTCATAATCAATTAATCCATTATTTGCCAAAGAAATTAAAGGATTAGTAATACAATGATTATTACTCGTAGTTTTTACACTAATACCTAAAAAACTCTTTACCTAACCAATAGTAAATGAAAAAGGCTATTCCTAATTAGCCCAATATCTATTCAATAAATAAACATAAATAGAAATACCATTTTCACTCTAACTATCAATCAAAAAACTTAAAGTGCGCTTTGGGATCAATGAAGCATCTACATTAGACAAAATATGAATTTCATATCGCTTTTTCAAATCATTTTTATAAATCAGTCCCATGTCTTCTAAATTCTTAATCCTTTTAGACACTGTCTGCCTGCTTAAACCAATTCTATCTCCAATTTTAGAATAATTAACATCTTTCTCATTCACATAACGTATCCCTTCAGAATCTTTTTCCGACATATCTTGAAACCAACCATATACTATATCACTATACATTTTATCACTACAAATCTCCTATTTACTTGGGATTTGTCGAGAATTCTTTTCGATTTCCATGTCTTTGTACCTCCCACATTACTCTAAAAATCCCAATAATACTATTAACAATTATTGACCTTTCTTTTAACATCTTTGATTTTTTCCAAAAATTTTGCTATAATTATTATAGAAAATAGGAAAGGAGATATAATCCATGATAAAATTGTATGTTGTGCGCGTAACCTATATTTCTGACAGTGATTTTAATGAAAAAACTGCACATGAACTAACAGCAGCAGAATCCTTTGAAACAGCCATTACAAACGTAATCAACGCATATGGCAGAGACAACATTATCAATCTCCAGATTGAAGAAATTTCTGATGGGTGCGGCGAGACCTGTCTTACAATCTCCGAAAAGCTAGCTAATGCACTTCTTCATAATGACCCTTATAGCGAGGAGGATTAAATGTCTATTACTAATATAGTAAATTACTGCGACATATGCGGTCAGCCGGTTCCGCGAGGGATTGTGATAACACAAGAGGAAGACAAAATCCAACTCATGTGCCCCGCATGTGCAAACGCCGCAGGAACTTGCGCGACTTGTCTTTACGGTGTTGATGTCTATTGCTATTTTGAAACCGACCCGTCACCTACTCCAAAAACTGTAACAAAAACTATCCGTAACGGAAATATGCAATTTATCGCTCAGGTGAAGAATCCCGACCGTGTTCGTGAGACGTGTCAGAAGTGTCAGTGTTCTTTTGGTACAGATTTTGAATGTCAGAGGCAAATTGCTACAGGATGCGCTCATTTTCATCTAAAGGGACTTTAATTTCTTGATGATATCGAGGCGAACGCTATCGTAGCCAAGGAAATACATTACTTCCAATAATATTTCCAATTAATGTTGGAATAATCATGTAACCATATTGCCAATCGGCAATCCAATAAAAAAATGTATCAGTTAAAAAAAACTAATAATCGCTCATAACGCACAATACTGCGGCAAGTAATGACATCATATATATACCAGTTTTTCGATAACCAATAGCGCCAGCATATAATATCATTCCGCCGAAAAGTCCCATTATGAAATTAGTGGTCCAGCTATACTAACCACGTTGCATAGTTATCTCGACGGCACGGCTAACTAACTAGCCATTATATTCTGGCGCTAATTTTAATAATAAAGCAATCCACATAACACCAATATTATTCCCAACAAAAATAATTATACCCTCTATAACCGTTTCTCGTTGTGATGTTAAAAGACCACCATGCCCAGTAAAAAGATCCAGATCGTAATAAACTATACTCATCAATACTAATCCAATACAAATAGAACTAATCAGCATATCATCAATAAACAAATATGCTATTGCACCAAAAGATACAACAAAACCCGCAAGAATTGATTCAATTAACATAATCAACACTCCTTTCTAATAAATATTATATCATTTTCTTGTATAAAAGTCAACCTGTGGGCGCCAAAAGGCCGCAATTGATTTTTGGAAAAAATTTTGCTATAATATTTATAGAAAATGAAAAAGAAATTCAAATTAAAGAAAGGTGGTACGGTATGGTAGCAAAATCTTATCAGAATCTTGAAATCGTGTCTGATGTTTATACTGTTAATGCAAAAACTTATGTAAAAGTCCGCACGACTTCTGGAGTGGTGCGCCAGGTACGCTGGTACTCTGAGAAAGAGTATGCAAAGTATTATGGTGCTGCGGCTTCCAAGAGTACCACCATGAAAGAATTCAAGACTCAGAAGGAAGTTCTTGGTTTTGGTGCCGGTTTCATTACCATCTTTAAGGGTGATACTTATGCGGCGAAAGAGACTCTGAAGGAAGCAGGGGCTACTTATACCCGTCTGTGGGGATGGGGTATTGCGGGCGACAAAGAAGTTCCGGAGATTGCGGGATTGACTCCGATTCGCCTTGACTGGGATAAGGTTAAGAGTGCAACGGACCCGAACAGCCTTGCCAGCGATGAGGCTGTAACCGCATATGTTGATACTCTTGTATGCGACCCGAGTCCGTCTACCTATCAGGGTGAAATTGGAGAAAGAATAACTATTCTGGTGCGTGTAGAGAAGAACGTCCAGATTAGCGGATTCTACGGTGACAGCACTGTGCATACTTTTGTTGACGAAGATGGTAACCAGTATGTATGGATTACCGCTTCTAAGTCTCTTGCAGAGGGTAAGGTTATGTGGCTCGCAGGAACTGTGAAGGACCACAAACTGTACAAGAATGTACAGCAGACTGTGCTGACTAGATGCAGAGTGATTGAGGAAATCGAAAGCGGAGAGGAGGAAGAATAATGATTACAGCACCTTGGTATGAAGATAAGGTAGAGCAGTTAGCGTTTAATATGTATGCCATTCATGAAAGCACTCTTGGTAGCTGCATTAAAAAGCTCGCTTGCCTTGATGACATTGATGATGAGGATGAGTGCGAAGCTGTTTTCGACAGTTTCGGCCTGTCCGACTTGTCAGAAGATGAGAAAAATAGCATGATTGCAAAAGCAAAAGAACTAATGTGGTAAGTGCGCGAAGCTCGAGGGCTAGTCGCTTGATGGCTGGCCCTTTGGAGAAAAAGATCGGAATTGATTTTTTCCAAATTTTTTGATATAATATTTATAGAAAATAAGAAAAGAGGAAAATGCCCATGGAAGAGGTAATGAAGTTACTGACGACTGAAGATAAAGACATGATTGATAGCTATATCACAAATTACGCCCATCCTGATGATGACAGGGATGACGAAAGAAGGGCACCTATCGAGGTTGTTTTGACTCCATGGGCAGATGCTAAGTCTGGTTTTCTTGGTACTCCCTTTATTGAACACAATACTTTAATGTTCAAAGAGCCTATTGAATATATAGCAGAGATTGATGAAATTGTGTATGCTATTGACAATGATGAGGCTGTGCGTAACTTTATTTATGACCTTGAAGCTTGGTATCATGACCACTGGAAAACTTTATCAGATGCTGATAAGGACATTTATGATTGCGTGTGGTCTTTGCTCCAGTCTGCAGATTTAGCGCAAAATAAGTACACAGGTTCTACGCGTGTACTTCAGTACCCGAATGACCCGGCGCATAAGCTTACCGTGCCGACAGGATGTAAACCTGTAAAAATGCTGGGGAAAATTAACCAGTTAATGTTCCATCTGGATGAATCATTCGAAAATTTTAGACTGGCTCATTCAAGAATCCTTAACTCTACAAAACTGCATGGACAGCTGTGTATTTCTATTCATCCGCTCGATTATATGACCATGAGCGATAATGATTGCGATTGGGACTCTTGTATGAGTTGGAAGAATGAAGGCTCTTACCGTCTTGGCACCGTGGAGATGATGAATAGCCCAAGTGTTGTAGTAGCCTATCTGGAATCTTCTACTCCTATGTTGCTGCCGAAAGGCGTATGGAATAACAAGAAATGGCGTTGTTTGTTTATTGTTACTCCTGATGTTATTACCAGTGTTAAAGGTTATCCATATAATAGTAACGCATTAAATGCCATTGTAATTGAAAAATTGCGTGAATTATATAACACTGAAACCTACACTGATATTGAAACATATAAATATCACGGCAATAGTCGTTTATCTTTGCAAGACACTCGTTTAATATTCAGAACTGGACATATGTATAATGATTTTGGTACAACTGACCATGATGGTTGTATCAATGTAAACAACAATCATAAAGATATCTATGTATATTATTCTGGTCTTGCAACATGTATGTGGTGCGGTGGCCTTATTTCATGTAATGTTGAAGAAGAAGAGACGTTATTATGTAGCCATTGTCTTAATAATGACAATTCTGGTCGATGCGAAGATTGCGGCGCACGAGTGAATAATGACGAGTTAGTTTATCTTCCTATGTATGGTATTTCTGTATGCCCTGATTGTCTACACGAATATTATAGACGTGACTACTGTACTGGTGAATACTACAGAAAATGCGATGTAAGTAAAGTTCTTATCATTCCAAAAGAATACTGGGAAGAATATAAGCGTTTACAAACTGGTAGATTAAATGCAAATGATTTTACTGCCGATTGCCTGAAAAAATGGGCTAAGCGTTTAAATAAAATTAATTGTGTTTATGTTCACAACCCGGAGTATACACCCACTAATATATTTGCCAATTGTTTTGGTGAGACAGCAACTTTAAAACCAATTAAATACCTAATGAGTATGGGTGATTTCTATATTTGTGAGAATGAAATACCATCTAATCTGTTAAATGATATAGAATGTTATCAGTATGACATAATCGACTAAACCACTGGCGAAAAGAACGCCAATTGATTTTTCTAAAAAATTTTGATATAATATTTATGTAAGATAAAGAAAGAAAGTTAAAAAAACAAAAAGTGCGAAGGAGCACTCACACACAAAAAGGAGAAAAAGCTATGACTAAGGATGCTAAGATGACTAAGAAGAACTACTTTGAGGCCCTTGTAAATTTTGCTAACACAGGCGTTCTGACCATCTCTAATGATGAGCTGCGTGCCTTCGCAGAGAAGGAAGTGGCGCTTCTGGAGAAGAAGGCTGCAAAGGCTAAGGAAACTGCCGCTAAGAAGAAGGCGGTAATGGATGAGCTGACCAAGCAGGTCGAGGATGTTATGGTAAACGCTAATGGTTGGCTGACTATCGCCGAAGTTACTAATGAGCTGGTTGAGCTCGGCGTTGATACTACCACCGCAAAGGTACAGTACAGACTGAACACCCTGGTTAAGAACGGTCTGGTAGTGAAGGAAGAGGCTACCATCAAGGAAGAGGGCAAGAAGGCTCGCAAGGCTATGACCTACAGGTGGAACACCGATGGTGATAATGTCGTTGAAGTTGAGTTGGAGTCTGACGAAGCCTTTGAGTAATGCACCATGAGTTATTAAAAATGCCAGGAGCTACGGCTTCTGGCATTTTTGGGTTGACAAATATTAAAAAATATAGTATCCTTTATATAGGAGGTAATGAATATGAGATACGCTTTACATTCAAATTGTTCATCTGAATATTTAGAAAAAGCAGATGAAATTATTGTATCATATGAATAGCGTGAACGCATTTTAGATTATCCAAGTAAATATCCAAATGCGGCAGTTACAATTCAATGTTACAATCAAGAAGAATTTATAGATTGGAAATGGCTTGCAGCTTTATCTAAACAATTTCAACATGGATTTACAGTAGGAGTGATGAAATTCCAATAGATTCATGAAGCTGAAAACTTTAGTGTAAAAGCATATTTATTAAAGCCAATAAACAATTTTATGGAGTTAAATAGATTATATAGCGCAGGAGTACCATGTGTATATTTAGATGCTCCTCTATTTTTTTCTATGGATAAGATCAAACGATTTAATATTCCTGTGCGCTTGTTGCCGAATGTGATTGATGCGTCACCTGGCTATCTAACGACCTTTGCGCATGGTACATGGATTCGCCCAGAAGATATAAAAGAATATGATATAATCCCTAATGCTATTGTTGAATTTCAAAACACAGTAAATGCACGAGCTGAAGAAGCATTTTGGCGTGTATATGCAAAAGATGGAAAATGGGACGGAGATTTAGGTTTTCTATTCCTTGAAGTTAAAGGACAATAGATAGCTAATGATTTAATTATCCCCGATCTTGGTAAAAGCCGCTTAAATTGCCGCCAGCATTGTGAAGAATTTCCGCTGAGTGCGGGCTGCCATTTATGCGATCATGCTCTATTTCTTGCAAATAGGCAAAAAGTCTAGTCATATTTAGACTATTTAAAGACAGAAGAAAATAGTTAAGTTGATTTTTTTATAAAAATTTAGTATAATTTATATAGAAAATGGAAAGAAAGAGGGAATATAATGCATGAATTAAGTACACGAGAATATGAGAATTTTAAAACGATAGTAAAAATGACTCAACCGCAATTGCATAAAACATTAGTTACTATATTACAGCAAACTTATGGAAAGAAAAATGTTATTGCCTCTTCTAATGGAATTATTGCGAAAGGTACAACACCAATTATGCTAGTTGCGCATTTGGATACGGTTTTTCATAGTCCTCCTCAGAATATATATTATGATAAAGAAAATAATGTAATATGGAGTCCTGAAGGGCTTGGTGCAGATGATAGAGCTGGTGTATTTGCAATTTTGCATATTCTCTCTTGCACAAATTATAGACCTCATATTGCTTTTACGACAGATGAAGAGATAGGGTGTGTTGGTGCTACAAATTTGTCTTTAAGTTATACTCCAGCAAAAAATAGTATTCGATATATTATTGAGTTGGATAGACGAGGAAAAAATGATTGCGTGTTTTATGAGTGCGGTAATCAGGATTTTATAGATTTTATTGAAAGTTTTGGTTTTGTTACAGAATTAGGTTCTTTTTCAGATATAGTAGAACTATGTCCTCAGTGGAATGTATGCGGCGTGAATTTATCTATTGGATATGTAAACGAACATTCATACATTGAGTTGTTACATGTTGATCACATGTTTAGAACTATTAAGCGTGTAATTCGCATGTTAAATCCAGAAAATATTCCTCAACATTCGTTTAAATGGATACGAATGTGTAAATTTGATGCTAAATGCGCGAGTTGCGGGAAGATATTACATGCATATGAACAAATTCCAATATCTGATGGGAAAAAACAATTCATGTATTGTGGGAATTGTATTGGTAAAATACCGGTAGAATGGTGTGATGAATGTTATGAAGGATATTTGCCTGGTATATTAGATAAAGGTGTTTGTCCGAATTGTAAAAAAGGTAAGAAAATAAAATATTTTAATGGAGCAAAATAAAATTTATGTTTGAAAATCTTGATTTAATAAAGCAGCAGTTTACAGATGTTATTAAATATTCTCAGGAATTTACTCCTAACCAAGACGTTATAACTCAGATTTTTGATATGTGGGCAAGACAAAAATCATATCTTATACGAGAGTTTTTACATAATCAATTAATATATGAATATGGCCCTGTTGAGTTGCATTTAGACGTAGAAAAAAAATCAACAATGTTTGAAGATTTTTTAAACCAACTTGGTGATATGATTTTAGATGATAAAGTACGTCTATCAGTAATTGAATTTTTAAATATAAATGCTGAAGGCTTCTTTTCTAATATAGTAACAAATGTTACAGATAATATGCCAGCAGATATTAAATCAGGCATGAAATTAATACGTTGTTTAAAATTTTTTATTAAAACTCCTGAATTATTAGTACAAATCCAACAATTGGCGAGTAGCTATATTCAGCGAGATAAAGTAAAAGGCATTTTATGTTTTTCAGTTCATCCTTTGGATTATCTTTCTTCCAGCGAAAATACATATAATTGGCGCTCTTGTCATGCTTTAGATGGAGATTATCGTGCGGGTAATTTAAGTTATATGTGTGATAATTCTACTATTGTATGCTATTTAAAAGGTGAAAATGAGGTACAAATTCCTCAGTTTCCAGATAATGTATTATGGAATTCTAAAAAATGGCGCATGTTATTATTTATGGATAATGCAAGGATGCATTGTTTTTTGGGCCGGCAGTATCCATTTACTGTTGAAGGCATTTTACCAATAATTCAGAAAGATTTTTTATCTAACGATTGGGTGGGTTTTTCTAATAAATATATTAATGCAGTTTATGACCCAATGATTGGCAGAGCTTCTTGTAACTATAATATTGGTTTAAGTGATAGATATGTGCCTTTGTATACTTATAAAGGCTACGAATTATTACCTATGAATGATATTATTGAAGATGGTAGTGATTTGCATTATAATGATTTACTATTATCAAGTTATTATAAAAATCCTTATTACAATAATAATGTAATGGCAGGTTTTAGTAATTATAGACACGTAAAAATTCGTATTGGTGCTGAAGTACCATGCTTATGTTGTGGTAAACGTCCTATTAGAGGAGGAGGCGCCGCAATTATGGTGTGCGAAGATTGTGATAATGAATTAATGTTATCTACGAATTATCAGATATGTGATGTATGCGGCGAACGTATTTACGAAAATGAAGATTTTGTAGTCACTGAACGCGGCGAAATTGTATGTATGAATTGCGTTGATAATGGAGAAGTGGTATATTGTGACAACTGCGAAGCTTGGTTTATGGCAAGCGAAACAGTATATGATGAAAAGCAAGAAAAATGTTATTGTTTATCTTGTGCAGATGAATGTATGGAGGAAAAATAATGGCAAAAGGCGCGGAGGCTAAGCTGCACGTAATCGAAAAAATTGCAGCAGCTTTTGGTACAGATTACATCGGAGAATTTGATAAAAAAATTTATGTCTGGTCTACAGAAGGTGGCGAAAAAATGCAAGTGGCTATTGCAATGACCTGTCCTAAAGTACCTGTGGGCATAGTAAATCAATCAAATGAGTTGAATTTTGAAAATAATATGAATAATGCTGTTAGACCAACTAGTTTTGAACCTGCGGAATTCACTGATAATGAGCGAAAAACAGTAGAAGAGTTGATGAAACAGTTGGGGCTTTAAGCCCCATTTATATGCGCGCTTAGCTCATTCGGTGAGAGCCCCTGCCTTATAAGCAGTAGGCCCTAGCAAGGTTGTTAAGCTGGGTTCGAGTCCCAGAGCGCGTATTGAATTAAAATAAAGGAGTATAATTATGAAATTTAAACGAATAATTAGTATCCTCATTTGTTTAATTATGTCATTTTCTATTGTTGTAGTTGCTTAGCCTAATTAGGATGACCGACTACAAGAAATTCGTACTAAATATACAGTGGAATATGTAACTATCACAGAAGAAGATGCAAGTTATAGAGTCCATAATCCAGAGAATCAAATTATATTTAGTTGTATAAAAGTTAATGAAATAATGTATGTCAATTGTGACGTGTTAAATGTAAGAACTATTCCATCTACTGACAGTAATAGATGGAATTATTTATTGAGAGATACAAAAGTAAGAGTAGTAGGTAAATCTTGTGGATGGGATATTATAGCCATTGGTTTAGAAAAATTTTTTGTATGGGATAGCTATTTAACATCTGCCGAGCCAGAAAATCCAATAGAAGTAATAGAATTGGAAGAAGAAATTATTGTTGTTACAGAGAGTGCGGTGCCCGCTTCTGAGATCGCTCCACCCCCTGTTCCAGTAACAGTTGAGGCAGCTCCTCCACCCGCACCAGTTGCTCCCGCACGACAATACTTAGGTAATTTTAGAGTAACTTTTTATAGCGCGGAACAAATGCACAATTCAGGATCTGCAAATGGCTTTGGGTCTATTCCTTGGGTTACATGCGCTGCAGGATATGATATTCCTTTTGGTACACATTTATATGTTGAAGGATTAGGTGAATTTGAAGTGCGCGATCGCGGAGTACCATCTGGATGCATAGATATATTTGTAAGCTATAATTTAGAAATTCCTGGTTGGGGTTTAGCTTATCTTCCAACTTATTTAGTCTATTGGGGTGATGGGCGTACAGCTTGGGGCCATGAATAACTTGATTTTTTAAAAAAAATTTAATATAATATTTATATAAGATAAAAAGAGAGACGCTGTACGGCAATTACTAGTTTCGCCAAAATTAATTAATTAATTAAATCCTGAATAAAAGAAACAAATCAGGTCGGCGTCTTGTATATAAGGGCGTAGTGTAATGGTAGCATATGAGTCTCCAAAACTCCAGGTCAGGGTTCGAGTCCTTGCGCTCTTGTTAGTTAGTGAAAAATTGAGTGTTTTTGGGGAGTGCAGTAGAAGTTCTGCCATATGGATTCATAACTCCGTGAGAAGCGAAGCGGAAAGTATGAATACTGGGTGTCGTAGCGCAAACGAGACTGCTCCCGCCAAAAGCACTCAATTTGATTTTGAAGAGAGGAAATTATCCTCTCTTTTTTATATGACAAAAAGGAGGAAATGTGTTTTATGCCAACTAAAAAATTTTTAGATGCAAATGGTATAACTCGATTAAAAAAAGATTAGTTGGATACTTTAGAAACTGCTGTAAATATTATTGATAATATAAAAGTTGATAAAAGCGCAATAGGTAATGCAGGTATTATTAATAGTACATATACTACAGTTTATGGAGGAGAATTTACAGTAACAACTGCGGTAACAGAAGGATATAAAAGTCCAAAAGCAACTGTTACTAAAACTCAAAGGCCAACCTATTATCAATTTCGAGTCACATTTACTAATGCTACAACGAATGAATCACAACAGTATATTTTAGATGGTAAGACATGGTGTTCAACGCGATTATATTCTTATTTAGGGAACTTAAATCTATATATTGACATTGACGCTAGTATACCATATAAAACTGATAATTGTCCATTTATAATTGTTGAGACAGATGATGATGGAACGCTTGATATTTTAACAAGTGAAGCTGGCACATATAAGTTTTTAGTAGAATAGATAAATAATACAAAAGTTGAATTGCCAAAATCTTTAATATATGGATATACAGATACTCCTTTACAAATAGCTAGAGATGGTGAAACAAGCAAATATTTTGGCTATTCTATTGGTGTGGCGAATAAATTAGAATCAAGAGTAGCTACTGTTGCTATTGGTGAAGGTAATACAGTTTCTGAAGATAATGCAATAGCTATTGGACTTAATAATGTCGCAAGAGAATATGGAGCTATTGCGATTGGAGAATTAACTATTGCAGAAGGAGAAAATTCATTTACAAGTGGTTATTAGACAACAGCAAGTGGCGCAGCATCTCATGCAGAAGGTGATTATTCTGAAGCTAGCGGTTTAGCATCTCATGCAGAAGGAGAACATACAACAGCGAGTGGTCAATCTGCACACGCAGAAGGGGTATATACTATTGCTAGTGGTTATTATACGCATGCAGAAGGAGGCCAAAGTCAAGCTACAGGTCTTGGCGCACATGCTGAAGGTATTCAAACTGTTGCTAGCGGAAGATTTTCTCATAGTCAAGGCTATGGAACTGAAGCGGCAAAACGCTCTTAGTTTGTTTTTGGAGAATATAATGTAATAGAAACAAATGCTACAACAGCAGAGGCGAATAATAAAGGAACTTATATTGAAATTGTTGGTAATGGAATACAAGATCCGCAAGATAATACTATTATAAATCGTTCTAATGCAAGAACTTTAGATTGGAATGGTAATGAAGTATTAGCAGGTAAATTAACTGTTGGTATTGGACCTACTAATAATATGGATGTTGCTACTAAAGGATATGTAGATTAGATGGTTAATAGTGGATCATCATCAAGTGGTAGCGGAATAACTGAATAGACAGTTACAGGCACAGATCCAGTAATTACCGCACAAGGAAACTACCGTTATATTTGTGGCACAGTATTAACATTATCTTTTACTCCATCTGCTACTGGTATTTGTAACATATTGTTTACTTCTGGTTCTACTCCTACTGTATTAACTTTGCCAAATACAGTAAAAATGCCAGAATGGTTTGAAATTGAAACTAATAGGACTTATGAAATTTCTATTTTAAATGGAGTATATGGGGCGGTGATGTCATGGGTAGTTTAAATATGGAATTAATACGCAGATAGATATTGTTAAATACTCCCCATTTAAGAACTATTAATTATAATACATCAATGAGTTTTGATGCTGATTTGGTCGCAAAAGTTAAACATTGTATAATTAATTTTGATCCTATATGGCATGGTTCTGGAGAAGCAAGTCCAGATAATGTAAGAACTTTTTCAGGCTGGAATCAAATTACTACAATTTTTAATAATACTAATATAGTTACTTAGTTTCCTACATTAATTTATGGCGGAAGTCTTGACTTAGCAACTGGATAGTTAATTTGTCCATATATATTAAGAACGTAGCCAGAAGATGTTACATCACGTATTACATCAATTGCAACTAATAATGGTTATACTTAGTTTTGGCTTTGGTGGGATGGCGATGATAGAGATACTTCATTAGCTCATAATGCTATTAAATGTTGTAATTATTTGCATCCAGAGCCTTTTCTTGATGCTACTTTAAATGGTATACGTGTAAACGAGAATTATCCTAAATCAACTGTACAAAGACTTTCAACTGATTTAGTTGGTGATACTAAAGAATCTATAGGAGTTTATCTTAATGCTAATCCTATTGAGTTTATTGATACGACAGCAACACCAGTTTATTATACTTTAACACCAGAACAATTAAAAACTGTTCGTGGTAATAATACTATTAGTAGTGCTAGTGCAATTGATTTATCTTTAACATATTGGACTTATACTGATTTAATTGGTTATTCACTCTGTGATTATATTCAAACAGTTGGTACAGCATCGTTTATTGATACTGGCGTAGCTGGTAATGATGTTACAATTCAAATTGATTTACGTGTACAACCAGTAGAATATAAAAAATATGCTTATGTTTTTGCTAATTATGATGGCGAATCAAAAGCTTGTTGGAGACTTATTCATGGAAGTTCTGATAATGGTCGTTATACGATAACATTAAATAATAGACGAGCTGGTGCTAGTGCAGGCTTAAATGCTGGTGGTTTAGGTCATCTTATTAATGCACCAGTAGATATACATATGGAATATGGTAGCGCAACTGCAACTTATAATGGTGAATCACACACTGCTACTACTGCAACAGATGAATCTGAAATGAGTGCATTAAATATTACAATTGGAAAAAATCGTGTTGGTTCTGGTGTTGGTGATACTAGCGCACCAAGCCATAAATTTTATTATTTTAAAATTAAAAAACAGAATGAATTAATTAGATATTATATTCCAGTGGTACGCAATACTGATAAAAAAGCAGGATTTTATGATTTAGTAAATAAAACTTTTAATCCATCTATTGGTAATGCGGAGTTTATTGCTGGATATGATAATTAAATATAAAGGAGATTAAATATGAACCAATATTATATTATTGAAATTCAAAAATATGAAGATGGTACATATGGTAATATTGTACATTCTGCATATGACGAAAATCCTACAATAGCGAGATTACAAGCTGAAAGTAAATATCATTAGGTTTTAGCCTCTGCGGCAATTAGTACATTACCATCACACAGTGCAACATTATTAACTTGTGACGGTAGGCTAATTATGAATCAATGTTATATTCATACTACTGCGACACCTGATCCTGAGGATACTCCTGAATAAAAAGAAAAAGATCATTATTGATTTTTTGGAAAATTTTTGTTATAATATTTATATAAGATAAAGAAAGGAAACTCAAGTAGCCTTTTAAAATATATCTTGATGAAGGTAACGGAGATGAAGAGCTGAAAGACCGAATATCAACAAGCACTCCTTTTCTGAAGAGAAACCAAACACTAATCTTGAAGAACACTAGTAGATGCTCTCAATGCTACTTCAAGTAAAAAATTGCACTTTTGATTTTTTGTAAAAAATTTGGTATAATATTTATGTAAGATAAAGAAAGGAGAAAAAATGACAGTTCGAGAAGTAATTCAAAAGTTATTGACAGAAGCTCCTAACCTTGACGCAGAAATATATATCCAGGGCAACTTTGATTCAGATTATCCAAACGATTTTGATATTATAGAGATAACTGATGGTGGTACTAATGATGCTGTATTTATAGCTATCAATTAAAAAATCGCCAAATTGATTTTTTGGAAAAAATTTGTTATAATATTTATGTAAGATAAAAAAGACGATTGAACTGCAAATAAATTCAAAAATTCAGATATGGCGTGGTGCTGTCAATTTAAAAGGATTATGTGTTGATGCAGGCTTTTTCATAATCGCCTTACGAGGAATATATCATAAAATGTCGTAACCGTCTTGAAAAAGAATAGGTAGAGCAGCCATATCCCACTAACCACGTGGAGAACCTAGCAACGACACGTAAATCCTATTCTCTGGCTTGGGTAAGAAGGCCCTGTAAGTAGTTGATATTGGAACAATAACCAAACATGTGAGTTGATTTACCTCAGCCAATGTAAATCTCAGCTGTCGAGAATACAGCCGCGAGCACTATCGGGGGAGTTAAGCAAGAGTGGTCAGGTTCTTGGCGCCCGGTCTAGGCCAAGTATCTTTGAAAGTGATATAGGTTAAACTTTTATCGCATCTCAGATAGAATGAGAATAGGGTATGATAGATATCCGAGCATGGCTAAAGGCGTGGCGGCCATCTATCTGAAATATGCTCTAGTAGCCCAATTGGCAGGAGGCACCTGACTTAGGATCAGGACAGTATGGGTTCGAATCCCTTCTAGAGTATTGAGTCTTTACATCCAGGGAACATAAGACTTTAAACTTCTGGTCCTGGTGACTTAGAGATTGTATGCGATGCTCCTCACTAATTCAATAAGAATAAAGATGTCGCGTCGTCGAGAGCGTTTCTGGGAAGTTTTACCTGCTTGTTACAATAGGGATAAAAACTGACAATCCATGGGTGCGTGTGAGTGTATGCGTCCTTACGAGGGAAATATGCTCAATGGAAAACGGGTAAAGGGTGGCGCCTTAAATATGAGTAGACTCTTTGTTTGGAGACATATGAGCTTTGGGCAGAGCGTACGAAAGTATTTTAAATAGCCTTTATATAGCCATGTAGCTCAGCTGGTTCAGAGTGCCGGACTGTCACTTCGGAGGTCGCGGGTTCGAGTCCCGTCATGGTTGCTTCTATAAAATAAACAGGAGGGATAAAGTATGAGTCGATCTTACAAGAGATGTCCAGTTTATACTGATGGCAATCCTGGTACCACAAAAGAATCAAAAAAGTTTGCCAACAAGAAAGTCAGAAATACAGAAGACATGCCAAATGGTGGCGCCTATAAAAAGGTGTATGAATCCTATGATATTCATGATTATATCGTTCGTTGGACATGGGATGAAGCTAAAGCAGAGTGGGAGCGAGGAGATAATGAGTATCTCAGAAAGCGGTATCCTACGCTGAAGGAGTTCTATCGCTACTGGTTAAAATGTTGCAAACGAAAATGATGCACGTTTGATTTTTTGTAAAAAATTTGGTATAATATTTATAGAAAATGAAAAGTCACTAAAAATCAATTTCACAATTTAAGAAGGAGAAAGCGCACATGATGTATGTAGTATATTATGTCGATGACCATCACAAGAAGCACATGACTTTTGTGAAATCTTATGCAGAAGTTGAATTCATTAGAGACCGGTTTGGTGAGATTACTGTTGAATCTTACAAAGTAAGATAAAACTTTATATAACTTTAATAGTCCTTTACAGTTTGCTGCCATCCCAGTTAGGACTTTAAACTGAACTGTTGTAAGACCAGGTGGGGTTATCGCTCCCTTCTGTTATCAAAAGCGATGTAAAGGCCCGTTCGGCAAGTGGTTTAAGCCGCAACCCTTTCACGGTTGAGTCAGGAGTTCGATTCTCCTACGGGCTATTAAGGCTCCTTCGGCAAGTGGTCTAAGCCGCTAGCCTCTCACGCTAGAGTCATTGGTTCGAATCCAGTAGGAGTCATTGGAACAAAAACTTAAGTGTTTTTACCATGGATTTGCTTGCAATGAAATGGGTTTCGTTCTCCAAGTTTGGCAGAGTTCGTCGTGGAAACCTAAACTGCTATTTATGTCCAAATATCCAGGCTCGTTTCTTAACAGCCCTCCTGGAGGCACATTTTACTGCAAGAGAGGTTCTGGTTGGAATCCAGGTAATAAGCTCCCACCAAAATCGCGACGGGAGAACTCCTTGAAAAACTATCCTGGAAAAATCTTGGCGATATGGTTTTTTCAAAGCGTTGAAAAGAGTTTGGCAGTTTCATTTTTAGCGCATTTTAATTCTATGCTATGCTTAACAGGTAAAGCGTTCGATTCTCAATCGAAGGAGCATAGGGTTCGAATCCCGCATAGCATATTTCGAGATTTGGCGGCCCGCGTGTTCATCGTAATAAGAAATTAGGGCATTTTACTCAATTAGCTCAGTTGGGAGAGCGTCCGTCCTACAAACGGAGGGTCATAGGTTCAAGTCCTATATTGAGTATTAGTGGAGATCCGCCTCCACTCGCGATAAGCGCGGCAAGCCCTAAGAAAAACATATGTAATAGGTGGACACCCCTAGTACAGTGGGGAAGAACAGAGCTGAGGTGCATATGGGGTAAAAGCTTCCCACGTCAGATTCTGCAAGTCTGTTGCGTTGATAAGCCCGAGACCTGTTGTTTGCAGCCAAACGGTCGGGCATGACTAGTTTGAAGTTGATCTAGTCATTTTTCTGATCTATTGATTTTTTAGAAAAAATTTAGTATAATATATATAGAAAATGAAAAAAGGAGATAAAGTTATGAAGCGAAAACGTTAGTTTGATAAAGAGGTTCATAAAAATTAGCGCCAATAGCTTAGATGGTAAAGCATACGACTTTTAATCGTAGGACCGTGGGTTCGAATCCCATTTGGCGCATTATGCCTAGTTTGATAGAGTTCGGCGGCGGTAAATTAAACTATCACATAGACACGGGCACAGCAATTCTATTTTAACTCAAGATTAGGATAGAAGAATATAGGGACGTGTCCCTGTAAAATAGCATCGACGTTTAATAGTTCTAATTTGAAAAGATGTGCGCAATAGCGTTAAAAAAAGGAACTACGTGTCTAGATTATATCAGTACCTATCACGCCTCTTAACAATGCGTACCAGGGTAGGTCAATTTGGGGGCATAGCTCAATTGGTAGAGCACCCGGCTGTTAACCGGGTTGTTGTAGGTTCGAGTCCTCCTGTCCCCGCTTCGGCAATTATTGCCAAATATATTTATAGCAGGATGTAGCTCAGTTTGGCCAGAGCGCTTGGTTTGGGACCCGGAGGTCGCAGGTTTAAATCCTGCCAACCTGCTTAGGTAATTATCGCCAAATAATTTAGGATAATTGACTTAATGGAAAGACATTAGGGTGCGGCAACCATCCAGACCAATAGTGAAGTTGCCACTATGGGCCGGTAGCTCAATTGGGAGAGCGCTTGACTTGCAATCAGGAAGATTGGGTTCGAATCCCACCGTGTCCACTCTGCTCAAGTGACGTAATTGGTAAACGTACTTGGCTCAAACCCAAGGTTTTATGAGTTCGAATCTCATCTTGAGTACGAATAAAAAAATGCTTAATTGATTTTTTATAAAATATTTGATATAATATTTATAGAAAATGAAAAAAGACATTTGCAGCAAACAAGTTTGTTATCTCAGCCATCCAATTTGGGAAAAACTAAAATGTCTTGAAAGGAGTTAAAAATGAAGGAAATTTTTTACTGGGATTCATTTGATTGCGAAGTTCAGTGTGAAGAGGTTTACATCGAAGAGATTGAAATCATTGATGATGAAGTAAAGGAGTTTCCGGAATATTAAATAAAAATTTGGCTCTTTCGACAAGAGGCCTAAGTCACCTGTTTCTCAGGCAGGAGTCGTCCGTTCGAATCGGGCAAGAGTCATTTGAATTTTTATAAATTCATAATAATGTATCTTCCTTTCTTTGTTTGTGTCGACCTGGGCAAGTCAAAAAACTACCTAACCTTTCTACCTGAGTAGCTCAGTTCGGTTAGAGCAATTCCTTCATACGGAAAAGGTCAATGGTTCAAATCCATTTTCAGGTATTTGCTGCTTCAAGCACGGCTGGCTATCCGTTGGACATAAGCAGACGTTAGAAACAATTTGGGAGTTATAAATTGTTACGCAAAAGTACAATGCGGGCTGCCAGTTAAGTAGATAGCACCATATGAAAGATTGACAGTTGTAACAAATGATGGTACCTTATTACGAGAAGTTCTCGACCGTGTTTTCTCAGCTCGGTATAAAAATGGAGTGGGAGGGGAGGAAACCCTACTGAAGCAAACCAAAACAGGGATATGCGCAGATCCCTCTAATCATGGGCATGCAAGGAGGCAAGCACTGTCACGCAAGGCAGAAGGATGATGGGTTCGATTCCCATATGGTTGGTTTGATTTTTTATAAAATATTTGATATAATATTTATAGAAAATAAAAAAGACGATTTCTGCAATTTTTAAAACAATTTGTGTCGGTAAACAAAACTTGTTATAATTCGTCTTGAGGGATAATAAAAATAAGTAAGAAAAATTAATAAAAATGTCATGCTCGACTAAAAAGTAAGTCCCCAGCTAGAATTCTGGCAATCGAGGTGCAAACCCTTGGTATGGCATTTATTCTAACGAAATGGAGGTACGGTCCGTTGGGCTAATTTAAACCAATGAGTTAGGAATACCAGTTTTACGGAATCTGGGACATATAAATTAAAAACCGTTTTATTATGGCGGGGTGGTAGCAGTCTGGAAGCTCGTTGCCCTCATAAGGCAAAGGTCGGAGGTTCGAATCCTTCTCCCGCAACTTAAAGTCGCATACAGCAAATGTTACGTTAATCGTACGAATAGCCAAATAGGAATGGCGTTAAATTTAGGATTTAAAAATTGTGGGTTCGAGTCCCATTTTGTACACCAAAAAACGAAGCGACTTGTTTTTAAATTGACACTATACATTAAGCCTTACTACTGGAAAACCTAATCAAAAATAATTGGCGGTTAGGCTGTAAGGTGCCATCCTTTCTATATAGTGCCAGATTTAGAAACAACAAAACTGTATGTTAAGGAGAGTTTTTTATCTCTATTTATTGTCAAATAATACGGGGACAATAAATCTTCTTTTTACTCCTTACTTAAAATTAAAAACTAATGCGGCCCAATGGACTGTTCCCAAGCCAGTGTAAACGCAGAGGGGTTAATATTGTAGGTTACTCACTGTAGAAATTGTACTATTTTGTTATGAAGCCTTTAAGGTACTTTGACAGGTTGTTGTAACCTACAATATTTTTTAGGGGAGCTAAGCCTAATTGGTAAGGCAAGACATTGCTAATGTCTGAGTAACCGGGTAGACCGGCGTTTGGGTTCAAGTCCCAAGCTCCTCGCTCGTTACTAATAAAGTCTTTTATAAAGGAGATTAAAAATGACAGGTAGTTGGGAGATAACAATAAATACCTCAGCTATGCCGTAGAAAGTAGCTAGTGCGTTTTCCGCACTTGAGACACATTTGGTTGGCATAAAATATAAAATGATCGCTTATCTTGGTTCACAAGTGGTTAATGGTATTAATCATGCGGTTCTCGCAGAACAGATTGTACTTACAGATAAAGATTCAAAAAATATTGTTATTCTGATTTTTAATGAGAAACCAAATGATAATGGTGCAACTCTTGTAAGTATTGAGCGCATTCTTGAAGGTGGACTTCCTCTTGGAGGAACTACAGTTGATGTTAAGATGGCCGATGAAATTCCAGAAGAGGTTATGGAAATTTGGACTGATGGTTGTCATAGATGTCTTGGCTCTAGAATGATTCCTGTTGCTTTACTGGGAACCAGAGTTACCACAGGAATGAATTATATTTTTGTTGCAACAGTAGATGGACAAATTCCAGGTAGTAAATTGGAATTAGCTTTAATTGTGGTTAACGATCTTACTAGACGCATTATGGCTTATGCAGATTTGCTTGCTGATAAAACAGATCTGGCGCTTGGATATGCGTTTAACTGGTAAAAATAAATTTAAGGAGAAATAATTTATGGCAGATGTTAGATTAAAGGTATCACCGCCTTGGATTACTTATATCCATAAGGTTGAGGCTCTCTTTGATGGAGATCCGTAGATTGCTTGTAATGTAGAATGGAACGCTCCGAATCCATCTATTACCCTTTCTTGCAATAATGGAGATAAGGTTGCAGCATTAATTCAGCTACTTCCAAGCGCGGTAGTGTTTGGTAATATTACTTTGAAGATTGCTGTTGATGGCGTCCCATCGAATCGTGCTTTCGCAAATAAGAAAGAATTATTTGAAGTTGCTTTTGCAAAGAATCCCGCTTTTGCATATGCAGTATCTCCTGCGGATGAAGGATATAACTGGTTCTCTATGGTATATGTAGTGTTTAAGAATTGTGTTGTACAGTTCTTCAATGATAATTTAAATGATTGTCATGGTGTTGTAAGCACTTTGTATCAGGATATTGCAGAAGAGATTCTTACTGGACCTGGTTCAGTTGGAGTATTTTTCAATACAGATGTTGAACGTGGTCAGCTTGGTAAGCCTCTTGGTGAGTGGCCGTAATTAAGGAGTTAGAATGAAGACTTATGCTGTTTATTCTAAAGACGGAAAATTAGAAAGTTATTTCATAATTTGTCATAATGATCAAGGTACATATCAATTAGTATCATTACCTTGGAATAGAATTGATAAAAGAATTTATCAAACAGAACAAGAAGCATTAGAAGATTTACGAGCTATTGTTTGGAAAAGCCGTGAATCAATAGTAAAAGAGTCTTCAATTCATTTTAATAAACCCTCTCACACCTCTTAGTAATGTGTCCAATGAGAGGGATATGTATGGCGGATATGGTGCAGTTGGCTAGCACATCAGATTGTGGCTCTGAAGATCGAGAGTTCGAATCTCTCTATTCGCCCTTAACCAAAGAAAAAAAGGAGAGTAATTATGCATCCATATGTTTTGGACCAAATCGGTGATAACAGTGATGCTTACGAATCTGCAAAAGCTAAAGATAAAAAGCAAAAACATAAGCAAGCTCGTCAGTTGTTAGAACTTTCAGCTTTAATGCGTGCTGTTTTGAATGATGGCGATGCGTTATACAATAACGATAACTATGAAGATTGGGATGATGAAATGTTTGAAGATTAAGGAAGAAGGGAAAAGATAAATGAATATAGTTAATGCAGGCGATAAGTTTATGGTGTATGGCGAGGATGTGCAAACATATAAGTCGCTCCCCGCAGATACATATCGAGTAGAATTTAGTAAGTTATCAGGTTATTACCTATCTAAGCATAATGACCTCGTTACAAGAGAAAAAGTTTATGGACCGTATGCTGAAAAGGTTAATAAGGTTATGAATACTTTTAGCCATTTCAATCGTAATATGGGTGTTATCTTATCAGGACCAAAAGGTGTTGGTAAGTCAATGTTTGCACGTTTATTAGCAGAAGCTGGTAAGAAATCAAATTTACCGCTTTTAATTGTTGATACTCCTGCGCCTGGTATTGAAGATTTTATTTCTTCTATTCATCAAGAATGTATTGTGCTTTTTGATGAGTTCGAAAAAACTTTTAAAACTGATAAAGACAGTGATTATTCACCGCAAGATAATCTTTTATCATTATTCGATGGTATTGATGATGGTAAGAAATTATATATTATTACTTGTAATGATACCAGAGGATTAAGTCCTTTCCTATTGAATAGACCAGGAAGATTTCATTATCATTTTATGCTTAGCACTCCAACAGGAGACGAAGTAAGAGAGTATATGAATGATAATCTAGTTGGAGATGCTCGTCAGTATATTGATAAAATTGTAGCTCTTAGTGGTATGTCTTCATTTACATATGATGTACTTAGGGCTATTGCATTTGAACTAAATCAGGGATATGATTTGTCTGAGACCATGTTAGATTTGAATATTGAGAGAGAGCGTTATCTTGTATTATCAATGAAAGTTATTTTTACAAATGGCTTAGTTGCAACAAGTTCTCAGAATATAGACCTTGATATGTTTGATAACCGAAATAATTATGAATGGCTGAATTTTGATAAGAAAGCTTTTCCTGCTGAGTTTGCTCGTTATTGCAATAATGTTCAGGTCAGATTTTACACTCGTGACATTATCATTGACGAAAATGGTTATCATATTGACCCTTCTAAGGTTGAACTTGGCTGGGATGATGATTATGAATATTTGAGTGATGATAACGAAGAACAAAAGAAGTTAAAAGATGCTCTTAAAGCTTTTTTAAACAGTTTTGAAATCGCAGAGATTGAGTTTAATAAGGCTAAAAATTATTACAGTTCAAGCTTTGCTTATAAATACTTAATTTAATTAAACTACTGGAAATCCATCGGTTAATGTCTGAGGTCTGTGCGCACAGATGCAAAGCCGGCAGGTATAGAGAGTTGAGGCGGTGGATATACTCTCATTTGGGTCGATAGCTCAGTTGGTAGAGCAGAGGACTGAAAATCCTCGTGTCGTCGGTTCGATTCCGGCTTGGCCCACTCCGCGGCAGTGGAGCGTCGTAGAGCCTCGCCGGGAGCTGTGAACAACGATAACCAGCCGAAAACCATGGCTTGGGGGTAGCCCATCGCGATCAAGACCCCCAGTTAAAAAGAATGATTTGCTTTTTTGGAAAAAATTTGGTATAATATTTATGTAAGATAAAAAAGGAAAGAAAAATTGAGTCCCAGTAGCTCAATGGAGGAGCAATCGCCTTCTAAGCGATTGGATGAAGGTTCGAGTCCTTTCTGGGATATTCTCTTAAAAGCGATTGTAGTAGCTTATGCTCGAAGATGAGAAGCGAGGCAATAGACGGATTAAGAGGTAAGTGCTTGCGGGTTTTGGCATTGCTCTTGAGGCGTGTCGTGGTTTTCCCGATATTAAACCAAAACCTTCATATGTTGGCGCATATGAAGTCGTGCGCTTGACGCCAATCGAGCGCGCATAAGCCGGATTAAGCTAATGGATAAACTGCGACCCTACGAAGGTTGTTTTCTCGGTTCGAATCCGAGATCCGGTATTTGGGGGATTAGGCAAATAGGAAAAGCCGCCGTTATGTCTGGTCTTGAATAAAAACCGTGTCAGCAATTTTTACAAAGCTTAGGGAGCCGGTGTTTGGAGGTTCGAGTCCTCTGTCCCCCACTAAAATCAACTTGCGGCAAGTGGAAGCCTAACGATAGGGAGGACAAGACCGACAATGCGTGAGGTTCTCATTAGTGAAAGCTAAGAAAGTCGAATTGGTTAAGCGGCTGTCGCGGAAAGTACCCGCAAGTTGATTTTTTAGAAAAATTTTGATATAATTAGTAAGATAAAGAAATAAGAAATTTAAGGCACATACAGCAAATATTTACAAGGATGCAAATTATATAACTTTTACTTATACAAATGTGCTCACTTTAAGTGCCTTGGATATAAATATAGGAGAGTAGCTCAGAAGGTTAGAGTGCAGGTCTGATTCAAAGAATTATTCATTGATTATTAACAATATGTTAATGTCAAAACAAAAAGGTAATATTACAGAAGTAGAATGTATGTTATCATTTTTAAAATTAGGTTATAATGTTTTAACTCCATATGGAGATTGTGAACGTTATGATTTCGTAGTTGAAATAAATAATAAATTTTATAAAATTCAAGTTAAAACAGCTAATACTTCACATATAGACAACGGATATATAGAATTTAATACCGCAAATAAAACTACGAGAAATGGAAAGTTTGTAAAACATGCCTATACAAAAGAACAAATTGATTATTTTATGACTTCTTATGAAGGTAAAACTTATTTAATTCCAGTAGATGAATGTTGTAGTTCTGGGATAAAAAGATTAAGATTTATTCCGCCTAAGAATGGACAAATTAGAGGAATTACATTTGCTACTGAATATGAATTAGAAAAGGTGGTGAATAAAATAATTAATGAATAACATCTTGGAATCAAACCTGAGGTCATGGGTTCGATTCCCATCTCTCCTACTTACGGGGTGTGGCCCAGTTTGGTTAAGGCGCGTGATTTGGGATCACGAGACCGCAGGTTCGAATCCTGTCACCCCGACTATCACAAATAAAAAAGTTTAAATTGATTTTTTAGAAAAAATTTGGTATAATATTTATGTAAAATAAAAAAAGAAAGGAAATTATAATCAATGGCTAGATATGTAGTTTATGGCTGTGACCAGATGTATGGTGGTTTACACGGTATGTATGAGATGGAAGTAATTGATGCAGACAACGAAGAGGAAGCCAGAGAGAATGCTATTAGCTTAGCCTTTGATGTTATTCAGTCTTATGCTGAGATTTATAATGCTTTAGATGAAGAGGCAAAAGAATATATCGACGACGATATGACTGAAGATGAGATTGAAGAGATGTACGATGACGTCTATAGAGACGACGTCGATTGTTATTGGGCGCTTGTTGATGAATTAGTAGCAGGTCAGTATTCTACTGAGGAGTTAAATAAGATGTGTAATCGTATGTCTTATGGTCATTTTGTAAGAAAGTATTGTATTCAAGAATAAATAAAAAAGACACATACAGCAAATCTCTTTTTAGAGAGTATCGGTTCAAATCCGATATTTGCCACCTTAGGCAAATTGGCGCAATGGTTGACGCGAATGACTGATAATCATTTTTCTAAAGTGTCTTGTTGAAAACTAATTAAACATTATAATATATTTAAGGCTGTGACAGCAAATAGTAGCTTTATTCCAAGTTATGCGTTGCAGGTTCGAGTCCTGTCTTTTGCTTAGCAATTGTAAATCAATTGGAAGATTAATAACTCCAAAAAGTAAGCAGCCTTGAAATAGATAGCTCCGTAGCGTAATGGTTGAGCGCATGCGGCTTTGACCCGCAATGTGACAGTTCGATTCTGTCCGGGGCTGTTTGTCTCGGCTTTACAGTTAGAAATTGTATGTAAGTCCAATAGACATATGATAGGATGTAGGATTAGAAGAGTTCATCATTCAAAGAGTGGAGTGCGGCGGCCGGGTATTCCTTTGGGCGAGAGCCACACTATCAAGGTTTACGGTTAACCTCAAAACCGCATGGCATCATATAGGAAGCCTTCTCGTGGCGATGCTGATTTTGACTGATTCCTATTGAACTTTGAAAAAATGTGTAACTCAGTGCAGAGCAAATACCATTGTGCTGAGGTAACTACCACACTTAGGTGTCGACTATATCTACCCTGACGATAGCCAGGATGAAGATGAATCATTCTCTTGGTGACAAGAGAATGATACCTTACGAACGTAAGGTGTCGGGGGTAGTTAGCGCAAAATATATTTCTCAAGTTAGGACGGTGTCTTGTCGCTTCCGCAATAGACGCTCCCAGTGGGAGAATAATCCTTGTTAGGTGTTAGGCTGGCCGCCTGGCACAAACCAAGGAAATGCTAATAAGGAAGTTTGCCATGATGTCTTAGTAATAAGACTATAAGACAAGGTCAACGCACAAGTAGCCCAAGGCAAAGACTTTTTAATTTCTATTTATAATGAATGAATAATGTTGAGGTCATTATTATAAAAATATCTGAATGGTGGGTGAAAGTTGAGGGTAAGCAATCCCTTCTGAGATTAAAGGTGCAGAACCTGTGCCCGTGGAAAACGGGTGGGGTAAGAAGTTTAAGACCGACGGGTCTTAGGCTCAGACTTATCTCCTCAGTAGTCTAATAAACGAGAAATATAGGATGTAGAGCGAAGGTTCACACATTTTTTCAAATTCATTTTTTTATGTTACATGGGTCGGTATACTGTATGTGGAAGCAGGCCTGACTGTAAATCAGGTGTCAGAGACTCAGCTGGTTCGACTCCAGCGCGGCCCACTTTAAGTAAGTATTTAAAGTTGAAACGATATACACTTTAGAGAAAACTTAGACCGAAAGAGCGGAATTTACTAATATTAATATGCTGATAGAAATTACTGTGTTAATCGGAAATGTGGATAAAGAGGTTGGCTCTTTACAACCGTAGTTCTATCCTTTTACTTTATCTGTGTTTTACGATGGAGAAATCTTGATATAATTAAAAAGACGAGCTGATGGCAAGCGGTCAGCGTCAACAAGATCGCTGAAGAGGAAGTTCTTAGGGTAGCATGTAGCGAGCAAAAAGTGTTCAGCGTGCATGGAGTAAGCAAGTTGATTAATTATATCAAGGTTTTTTTGAAAACCGAACGGTGGCTCCGGCCGCCAACGCATGTCAAGATCGCCAAGATGAATTAGAAAATCCATCACGAATTTTTACAACCAAAAAATGTTAAAATTGATTTTTACTAAAAAATTTAGTATAATATATATGTAAGGTAAAGAGAAACCGACGAAGGGCGCTGGCGTTACCTTACTACGCGTAGTCGGTATATAAATTGAGTCCTCCTGAGGAATTGCGGCCAGGTGATCACCTCGTATATTCGGGCTTGTAATGGTTTCGACGGGGTTTAGAAAATTATAATTGCGCTCGTGTAGTGACGTAATCACTAAAATCTAAATATAAACGCAAGATATCAATATCAAATGGCAGCCTGATTTGGCTCAGCCTCCAAAACACAGTAAGATGTCAGTAGTAACTGTTGAGGATCGAAAACAACTGTCACTTTAAGTTTTCTTATTCTTAGCACTAAAAATAAGATGGTGGAGCAAATTTAAAAAAACAGCGTAAACAATTATAGTAAGTATAAATTTCGGACAGGGGTTCGACTCCCCTCAGGTCCACTATGAGGAAATTCATGAATAAAAAAGAAGTAATATATGATAATACAGTTGTAGTAATCAGTAACTATGCAACAGATGTTTTACCTAATACTTTAACTCAAATGGGTGAGCAAGGATATAAATTAGTTAATGCAATTTTAGCAAAAAATAAATATAATGTAGACGTTATGTATTGTTTTTTCACAAAAGAATGTTATAATTAAAATGTCTATGATCCATTAGCTCAATTGGTAGAGCACATGATTCTTAATCTTGGGGTTCGGGGTTCAAGCCCCCGATGGATCACTATTATGCCGCCATGGCGTAATGGCTAGCGCAAGTGCCTTGTAAGCACTGGGTTGGGGGTTCAAGTCCCTCTGGCGGCTCTCTCTTTCAGATAGAAAGGAGGAATAAAATAATGATAGATATTGACCGTTTAATAGAAGAAATGCGTAAAGAAAGCGAACAAAAGATTGAGCACTTATCACAGAAGTACAATATAGATGTAAAGCAATTTTTATCTGAATCAGAAAATTGGCATCATCAGTTGGTCTGGGATGACAAGAAAATTAACACTTATTTAAAGTCTTGTCCTTTTTGTGGAGCAAAAGCGCAAATTGAAGAGTTTCAATATAATGATGGCACCTTAAGCTACGCAATTGAATGTACTGAATGTGATGCTATGTCGGCTGAATGTGATGAAAGAGTAGAAGCTATAATAAAATGGAATCGTCGCGTTTAATATTTTGGGGCAATAGCGTAATTGGCTAACGCACTACCTTGCCAAGGTAGGGATTGCGGGTTCGAGCCCCGTTTGCCCCTCTGAAAGGTAGAAATAATGAAACTAATGGATTTTGAAAAGTTTGTAGCAGAAAATTGCAAATTATGTGGCTCACAAAGATGTAATCCTTATGATCCTTTTTGATTAGAAGGATGCACACTATATAAAGAATTAAAGGAGAAAGAAAAAATGTTAAAAGAGAAGTACAAGTTTTACACTGATGGTTCGAACAAGATGGTTGCCGTTTCTACCTATGCTGGAAAGACTGTGCGCGGTGTGGCCAAGTGTGACCCAAGAGATACGTTTGATGTAGAAGTCGGACAGAATCTAGCAATCGCACGTTGTGCTATGAAGATTGCTAATAAGAGATATGCTCGTGCCCAGCGTGAGTTTGAGAAAGCTGAACAGGAAGTTGCTAAGGCTCTTGTGCGTCTGAACAAAATGGAAAATTATGTGAATGACGCACGTTCGGAAGTAACCGAAGCTAAGCGTAACCTTGAGTCAATGTCTGCGACTGTGTAACAGCAGTCCCTTTTTGGGGCATTAAGTCTAACTGGTAAGACAGCGGTCCTGAAAATCGCTAGTAACCGTGTGAGCGGCGTCTGGGTTCGAGTCCCAGGTGCCCCGTTTTATAGGGGTATAGTGTAACGGTCAGCACAGGAGTCTCTAAAACTCCAGCCTTCTGAGGGCCTCGGTTTGGGTTCGAATCCCAATACCCCCGCTGTATAAAAGGAGCTTTGAAGATGGGTAAAAGTGAAAGAAAACCATTGCCTAGTCCTCCCAAATGGTTCTTTTGGGATAATGATTATTGTTGGTTTTGTCATAATAGAAGAAATTGCGGCAATTGCCATTTATGCAAAGAATCTAATATTGAACAGAAAGATAGACAAAAGCGTAAAGAAAAACAAAAGTTACAAAATAGTAATTATGACGATTTTTAATTGATTTTTTATAAAAATTTTGATATAATATATATGTAAGATAAAGAAAGGCGGATACAGCAATCATTCTTTTTAGAATATTAAGCGTATGGTTCGCACATTGTCTGTAAAACAATCTAAGCTGGTTCGATTCCAGCACTAAAAAGCCGTCTTGAGGAGAAAAATAATGGAAATGAATGGGTATTTATTTAAAGAAAAGTAAATAGAATAAAAAATTCATTAGTTGATGTTTGTTGTAAAGCTATTTTCGGTAAGACTGTAGACGAGCTTGTTCAGAACATTGTTTCAAAACATGCGGGTGTGGCGGAATCGGCAGACGCACGGGACTTAAAATCCCGAGGGTTCGACCCGTGAGGGTTCAAGTCCCTCTACCCGCACGATAACTTATTTCCTTTATCTGTTTTCCCCTAAAATAACCCCCTATGATTGTTTCCGAATTTTAACATTAAAAAGAAATTCGGATTTGCGTTTGTGGTGTAATGGATTAACACAAGTGCCTTCCAAGCATTAGATGCGAGTTCGATTCTCGTCAGACGCTCTCTTTGAAAGGCTCATACAGCAGATGTAAAAGATATTCAATAGGTCTATAATATGAAACATTTTTTCTCCTTCTGTGTATTTGTTGGGTTACGTGACGAGCCTTGAGAAGTTGTTCCTTTCTGTGGTTTTTATATATTAAGGCAAAATAGTAGTTTATTTTATCCCTCTCTTTCTTACTATTGTTTTGCCTTAATATTTTGGCTTTATGTCGTTTAGCGATTATACAGATCAAGCTGATAAAGCCATTTATGGCATAAGTAAAGGTGCCATAAAATTTTTATATGTTTGTAAAAGGGAGGAATTTTACAATGCGTATTATAAGTGAAAAAACTGGAAAAGAATACACATCCGTAGAGGAATGTGTAGCTGCTGAAAAAGAATTTGATGAAGCGATCGCAAAAGAAAAAGCAGCAAAAGAATTAGCTATTGCCAATGAAAAAGCGAGAGTTGCAAAACTTAATGAAGAACGTAAAGCTCGTGCGGCTCAGGTGGAAGATGCCTATAAGGCACTTTGTGATGCAAATCAGAAATATCGAGAATTACTTGATCGATTTATACAAGATTATGGTAGTTTTCATATGACCTTGAAAACCGGAGACTTAAATCCTTTTGATGGTTTCCAACACTTGTTAAATTTCTGGCTTTAACTTAAAATAAGGAGCCAGAAATGGCTCCTTTATTTTTATTTATACATTTTTTACGGGAGGTTTAGCAGAAATGCTTGCACAAATAATTTTAACAATACTTTTAGGATTCGCATTTGGATTTTTAATAAATGCAGGTGTTGTATGGGTAATTTGCTGGGGATTAAAAGCGATTGGAATTACTGTAATTTTTGGTTGGGAAGTCGCTTTTAGTTGGCCATTAGTAGTTATTTTTACTATTGTTTATATGGTAATCAGAGGTCTTTTTAAGTCAGCAAAAGATTCATAATTATGTATATAATGACTTCTTATTTTTATCAAATTCGATTTATGAAACCAAATTATATACCATTAAGTACAGCGCAGTTTGATCCTCGATGGTTTTTTAATAATAGGTATCAAGGCTATCAATGGAAAGATAAAAATGGTGTTTGGAACGGATTACGTGCAGAACCATTTGTACCAGGTTCAACTTGTGAACATTTGTGCAGAGGTCCTGAATATTGTAATGATGGCGATCCTCATATGTGCGCATTTTTGCGTGCTTACCGTGCACAACTTGACCAATTAGATTTCCAAGATATTATTAAACGTATCTATTCTCTTGGGAAAGCTGTTCAAGAAAAAGAAGGTTTTACTGAAGATCCTATTATTGTATTTATTGTCCATGAAGCAACTAATAATCCCTGCTCAGAACGAAGAGTAATTCAAGAGTGGTTTAAAGACCACGGTTACCCTTTGCAAGAATTTAAAAAAGGGTAACTTATTATAGGCGCAGTGGTCGAGTGGTTAAAGACGTTGGTCTGCAAAACCAATTACGTAAGTTATCGTCAGTTCGAATCTGACCTGCGCCTCTATTAATTTTATAAAAGAGTATATACCAGATAAAAATATAACAAATTGATTTTTCCTAAAAAATTTGATATAATATTTATAGAAAATGAAAGAAAGGAAAAAATCAATGGAATTTACAATTGAAGTAACTGATGATGAATTAAATTCAATTTTAAAAAAAAGAAAACAAGAAGCAAAAATTAAAGCAATAAAAAATCTTTGGAATCAATTTACTGAAGACCTGCAAGCACTTGGAGGAGATATTTATCCAAGTAGTGTTAAAACTGGTTATAGAACTTCTGGTAAATTAAATGTTCAAGGAGTACGTATTGATTCATTTGGTAACATTGAATTAAGATTTTAATAATTTCCTCTTGTCCAAGAGGAACCAATGAGAAAAAGGAGAAAAAAATATGAATACTTTTATGTCCGGTCTGAATGATGCTACTAACTTCACTCTCACTGAGAATGGTGGTGTGACCCATAAGACTACTCGTTCTGATTTACTGGATATGTTTGCGATGGGCGCAGCTTATCGTAATCGCAGTGACGCAGATGTAATTAACCTCTTTAAGAACGCATATGCGGAAAACCCGGAGTATGCACTAAAGTGCCTGTTCTATATCCGTGATGTGCGTGGAGGCCAGGGAGAGCGTAGATTCTTCCGTGTGTGTATGCATTGGCTTGCTAATGCGGACGCAGATGCTGCAAAGCGCAATCTCATCCATGTACCTGAGTTTGGTCGTTGGGATGACTTGTATGAGTTCGTAGGGACTCCGCTGGAAGGTGACGCATTCGCGCTGATGACTCATCAGCTTGCACTTGATGTCAGCTGCAAGACTCCGTCTTTACTTGCTAAGTGGTTGAAGTCCGAGAACACTTCAAGTGCTGAAAGCCGCAGACTGGGAGCACTGACTCGCCAGCATATGGGCATGACTTCTCGCCAGTATAGAAAGATTCTTTCTAATCTGCGCGCCCGCATCAACGTTCTGGAGAGACTAATGTCTGAGAATCGCTGGGACGAGATTGAGTTCGATAAGATTCCTTCTCGTGCTGGAATGATTTACAAGAACGCTTTTGCTCGTCATGACATTGAGCGCCAGAAGAACGAAAATGTAAAGACTTACGCTGAGTTCGCACAGGACGCCACTACTAAGGTAAACGCTAAGGCGCTGTATCCTTATGAGTGCGTAGCTGAGGCTGTAAAGGTCATGAAACCGCAGTACAGAAGTTGGTATAGCTTTAATGATTATAATAAGAGCAATGTTGACCTGTACGATACCAATCGTCTGATGGTTAACAAGTATTGGGATAATCTGACCGATTATTTCAATAATGCAACTTTCAATGGTATTGCTGTTGTAGATACCTCTGGTTCTATGACTGGTGATAGCGCTTCTGCTCCTATCAACGTAGCAATTTCTCTGGGTCTGTATTGCGCAGAGCATAACAATGGCCCGTTCGCCAATAACTATATTAGTTTCTCTTCTCGTCCTCAGCTCATCCGTACTGAGGGAGTAGATTTCTGTGATAAGGTCGAAAGAATTTATCGCACTAATCTGTGTGAGAACACTAATATCGAAGCAACCTTCGACCTTCTACTTGATACTGCAACTCGTCCTGGTGTAAAGAAGGAAGATATCCCGAAGAATGTCCTTATCATCTCTGATATGGAGTTCGACTCTGCAACTTCTGGTTGGCGTTATACTTCTAGCATCAATTCTCGCAACTGCGAGACTGTGATGGAGGGTATCGCTAAGAAGTGGGCACGTTACGGACTTGAACTGCCTCATCTGATTTTCTGGAATGTTGATGCTCGCCAGAATAACATTCCGATGCTCGGACAGGGCCGTGTAAGCTTCGTATCTGGCTTCTCTCCTTCTATCTTTGAGACCATCATGTCTGGTAAGACCGGATATGAACTCATGATGGATAAGCTTAATACTGAGCGTTACGCTTGCATTAAGTGATAAATAAAAAAACGGGGTAAGTGAGAAATCACTTACCCCTTATTTTTTTATTAAGTATTAGATGCATTTGCAATAGCAGTATCAATTTCAGCATTTGTTAATGCAACGACGTCTGCAGGTTGCAGAGCTGTATCAGCTTTAGTACCTTGAGCAGCAGTAGCATAATTTGATGCCAATCCTGCGGCGTAGGTCTCTGCGGCCGTTTGAGCTGCGGCTGCCGCACCCTTAGCATCATATGTATTAGCTAAATCTAATGTAGTAATTGCATTTGAAATTTGAGTGCTTACAGCAGTAGTACCTACAAGGGTTTCTAAAGCATCTAAATCAGAAGCTAAAGCATATTGACTTAAATCTGCTCCAGAAATAGCAGCAGCAACGTATGCTTCTACATACGCTTTTACTGTTGCATATTGTTGACTATTAGAATCTAATCCAAGAGTTAACTTATTCTGTAATGCAGTAATAGCTGCGTTCATTGTTGCAGCATCACCTGGATGCTCTTGGATCCAAGCTGCAATCTCTTGTAAAGTATCAAGAGCCTCATCAGCATTTTGAGGAATTAACTATGCAGCTAATTCTTCATTAGCGATTGTTCTTACACTCTTGTTATCATCACTACCAACTAAAGTAGCTACTTTTCCTTCAACAGTATCAATATCTGTTTCTGCCGTATCTAAACGAGTATCTAGTCCTGCGATATCATTTGCATTAGTTGTAATTAACCCACGAATTGCGGTATCATCATATGTACCAGATTCCAATGATGCAACTCTTGTTTCAAGAGTTGAAACACGTGAAGCATCTGCTTTAGTATCTAATTGCTATTTAATTTTTTGCCACAAATAAGTGGTACCAGATTGGTCTAAAAACTTTTTTGTATCAGCCATAATTGTATCTCTCCTTTGTTAGTATTTTTAAGCGGTTAAATCATGTACCACTGTTATCATTATTATTTTGTGAGTTATCGCTATGCAAAATTTCATTAAGTTCTGCTTCTGTAATACTTTGAACATCTTCCGCTTTCAAATAACCACTTAAATCTTGCGGTGATACATCTTCAATTGCTTCGGTTACATAAGTCTTAGTAGCATAATCTGCTAATTCAGTTTTATCAGCTTTTGTAGCCAATCCATCTGTAAAGGCTTTAACTATAATTTTTACGCCTTGAGAATCCAAATAATATTTTGCCATTAATCTTGTCCCTCCTTCTCAATAATATCTTCTACTGTTTCATCTGGGATTGGATAAAACTCTATTGCATCTGATATATCAGAAACACGGGCATCAATTAATTCATTAACTTTTTCTTCAGTAATACCATTTGTATATAAATTCTGAATTATAGTAACTTGCGGAGAACGCATAGGATAATAAAAACCATATAGCCCCCAAGTTTCATTATTATAATGCGGGCGATCTTCGCTCGCACAAATATAATTTTCTATCGCTCGCGACATAATAATCCATCCTTTCTAATAACTTCGTCTATCTATTTTTAAAAAATATATAAAATAATCTAAACTAATTTGACCTTTGCCGCACTCAAATCCTCTAAATTGATTTTTTGGAAAAAATTTGTTATAATTATTTTAGAAAATAAGAAAGGAGATATTATCTTGTTTTTTGTTCGCGGAAAAAAGGGAGTAAAAGCAAATTCTCCATTAGTTGGTAGTGTTATATACGATATTAAGAAAAATACTTATAAGCATTGTAAAATCAAAAGCATAGTAATTATTAAAAATCAAAACAATATCGTCGCGGCGGCTATGTTCACAGGTTCTGATCCTGTCTATTGGATGGGAAACGCGCATAAAGTATGGGACAAACACGTTCTATATGTATCTGATGAGTATAGAAATGACGAGATAATAACATTTAAAATTTATATATGACACTTTGGATAGACAATAAATTTGAGCCTATATCTCATGATTTTATATGGGCAAATAATGCAATAGATGCCATTACTGCCATTGTTGCAGGGTGGCCTATTGATCGTATTGATACTGATGATGATATTCAAGTAGTGAAACTATTTGAATGGTTAGAATCAGAGAATATGATTACACGTTACACCTATAATATTCATGGATATAATATTGATGCAACAGCAAGAAAAAAAATCTCAGAAATTTTAAATCGACATATGGCAAGTGTTACTTATAAAGTACCATTGCCATCACAATTAAAGCTTGATGCTACTCCACAAGATGAAAAACCAGAACTTCAATTAGTAAATGGCGGAGGAATAGAATTATGAAAATGAATCGTGATGACTTTTTACATATAGTGCTTTGGATAGATGATGTAAGAGACCCTGCAGAAAATCTTCCAAATCATTATGCTAATGAACGTGTTATTTGGTGCAAGAGTGTACATGAAGCTATTAAAGCATATACTCTTTGGGGCAATGATTTAAATGATAAAGATGTTAGATTGGTAGATATATATATCGACCATGATGCTGGAGATTACGTAAAAGATGGAGGAGATTTTATTAAATTTCTTGATTGGATGGAAGTGCATTACCCTCAAGATTTTACAAAATTAAGATGGTATCTAATTAGTATGAATCCAGTAGGAATCCAAAATACGCTTGCAGTTCTCCGTAGAAATGGAGTAGATTGTTAACATGTTAGAATGGATAGGATATTGGTTAGATGATTATACTTTTGTATCTCCATTAGCCAATACTTTTTTATGGGTAAAAATTACTTTAGAAATACCGAGAGATAAAACTACTAATAAAATTACTTTTCGTCCGGGATAGTATAAATTATTTAGTATAGAATATATTGACCCAAAACGTTTTGAATATAATGGAGAACAAGTTAAACTTACATTTGGAGAATAAATATGAAATGGAATGGAAAAATTAAACATTTTGTTATAACCGGCGATATTCACGGTCATACAGAAGATATTTAGCGTTTTTGCGAACTATATGACATTACTTCTCATGCATTGATTATCCTTGGCGATGTTGGCTTTAATTTCTATCTCAATAAAACTGATAGAAAAAATAAAGAATATGTGCAAAGTCTAAATTGCCTGGTTTATTGTGTGCGCGGGAACCATGAAGAGCGTCCGGAAAACCTGCCTTCTATCTTAGAAGATTATGATGAGCTTATTAACGGATATGTAATGTATGAAAAAGAGTATCCAAATATCCGTTATTTAAAAGATGGCGGCATCTATAATTTCAATGGATATTCTACACTTGTAATTGGTGGTGCATATTCTGTGGATAAAAATTATAGATTAGCCATAGCAGCTGCACGAGGTATTGGCCCTGAAACACAGTGGACTGGATGGTTTAAAGATGAGCAATTAACACCACAGGAGATGTTTAACATTGAAGCTAATGTACAAAATATGTCTTTTGATTTTGTACTGTCTCATACTTGCCCATATACCTGGCAACCTTTTAATTTATTTTTAACAAATGTTGACCAGCATACCGTAGATAACACTATGGAAAAATGGTTGGACAATTTAAAAAATGAAATTAACTGGAAATATGCGTGGTTATTCGGACATTTCCATGAAGATAATGTTATCCGTCCACATGTAGAGATGTTTATGAATAACTTTGCTACATTAGATGAGATAGCTGACCGTTGGGAGAAGTGGGATAATGGTATTAGATTACCTTTTGGATTAAAACTAAATTTTACTACTTATCCTGATTGGAATGAAGAGAACGCAAAGCGCACTATAGAGTCCGCTTTTGATTTTTTGTAAAATTTTTGGTATAATATTTATAGAAAAGTTGAGAAAAGAATTTTAAGAGGGGGTTCTTATGAAAGAAGTTGTGATTAACGAAGATAAGTATGTAAGCATTGATTCTGTTAAATTAATGGTTCGTCAGTTTGGAGATTATGAACTTCTTTCTGAGGAAGAGGAAAAGGCTCTTGTTGCAAGAGTCCAGCATGGAGATAATACCGCTCGTGAAGAATTAATTACTCGCAATTTGCGTTTGGTGCTTTCTATCGCCAGAAAGTACAATGGTACGTCTTTGAGTTTTGCTGACCTTGTGCAGGAAGGCTCTATTGGGCTGATGAAAGCAGTAGAGAAGTTTGACCCCTCCAGAGGCTTTAGATTTTCAACATACGCAACTTATTGGATTCGTCAGGCAATCGGTCGTGCACTAGCTGAACAGAATAAAGCAATCCGTATTCCAGTACATATGATTGACCTCGCGAGTAAAGTTAAGAAGGCAACTTCTGAACTGACGCAGAAGCTGGGGCAGGCTCCTACTGCCGAGCAGATTGCAAAGTTTATGAAAATTGACGCATCCAAGGTATATGAAATCTGGGATTTTTCTCGTGAGACTCTGTCCCTTGATGTTCCGGTGGGCGATGATGAAGATGCTACAATGGGAGACCTTGTAGCTGACGATAAGTTTGAATCTCCTTACAATAACATTGTCAAGGAAGAGCGTCATAATCAGATTATGGCCGCTCTGGCGACACTTGAGCCGCGTGAAGCTGAAGTTATCAAAATGCGCTTTGGCATTGATGCCGTAAGACCGATGACCCTTGAGGAAATTGGTAAGGTATACAATGTGACTCGTGAGCGTATTAGACAGATAGAAGAGAAGGCAATGCGTAAGCTGAGAAGTCCTATCCGCAGTAAGAAACTGGCTGAGTATCTTGACTAAAAAGGAGAAAATTATGAATTTTTTTATTGACTTCGAAGCAACGCAATTTTCCAATGAGATTATTTCTATTGGATGTATAAGCGAAAAGGGTGATGAGTTCCATAGTTATGTGCGGTCTGAGAAGAAAATCACCAGCTTTATCACTTCTTTAACAGGTATTACAGATGAGGTGCGTCAGACCGCACCAACCTCAGATGAGGTGTTTAGTAAATTTTTTCAGTGGTTATGTGCACATACAGAAGATGACATTGTAACATTTTATTGTTATGGCACATCTGATAGTAAATTTATTAGAAAGAATTTATCTAAAACAAATTCTTTTGCTGCTCAGGCCGCTTTATCACTAATTGCTATGAATCTGTATGATTATAGCAATATTGTAAAAGCTCATTTTGGCTTGGCTAAACATATTTCTTTAATTAAGCTTGTTGCTTATTATAGAAATGAAGAGTCTGTAATACAGACTCATGATGCTCTTGAAGATGCACGTTTTTTAAAAGAAGTTTTTGAGCATGTATCAAATGAAGAGATTGTAACAGGACACCCTTTCCCAGAATATGAAACAGTCGCTTCTGCTCAGCCAACAATAACCACTCAAACTGATAAACCAGACTGGTCAGAGTGCGTTGTTGAAATGTATAACAAATCTGGTACAACTCTTATTAAGAGTTTTCAGGGATTGCATAAAGCTGTTTCATATGCGGTCAATCATATAAATGTTGCAGATAGAGAGCGAGCTGATAAAACTAAAATCAAAAATAGAATTTTAAAAGCTATCAACGGAAATACCTTGTATATGGATAAAACATGGAAAATAATTATGCCGAAGGAGGATAAGAATGAGTGAGCATTGTGGATATATTGTAAAAGTTGAACATCTTCGCCCGCATTCTAATGCAGATAAGCTTCAGATTGCTACTTTTTTTGGTAATGATACTTGTGTTTCTTTGGATGTTGCGGTAGGAGACATCGGTATCTATTTTCCAACTGACCTGCAGCTTTCTACAGAATTCTGTGAGGCTAATAATCTGGTAAGAAAGAAAGATGAGAATGGCGCTAATATTGGTGGTTATATGGACCCTGATAAGAGAAATGTAACTACAATTAAACTCCGTGGCGAGAAATCTGATGGATTATATCTTCCTATCTCTTGCTTTAACTACCTTGGAGATAGTGCTGGGTCTTTTACTCCGGGTGAAGCTATTACTGTTATCAATGGCCACGAAATTTGTCGTAAGTACATTCCAATGAAACCAGTTAAAGTTGCTGGCAATAGTAAAGAGGGAAATCGCGTAAGAAAGCGCAAGGTGCCACTGGCGCCTCTGTTTGTTGAGCACGCTGATACTGAGCAGCTTGCTTACAATCTGGATGCTTTCAAAGCGGGTGATTTAATTGAAATCACTTTGAAAATGCACGGAACTTCTCAGCGTACTGGATACCTGCCAGTATTCCAGGGATATAAAAGAACTCTTTGGGATAGAATTACCAGAAAAGAAGGAACTCCTATCTATGATTGGGGCTATGTGACTGGTACTCGTAGAACTGTACTGAACGACTTCAAATCTGGTTTCTATGGGTCTAATCATTTCCGCCAGCCGCACGCAGACTTCTTCAAAGGAAAGCTTCATAAAGGTGAAGAGGTTTACTATGAAGTAGTTGGATTTACCGATACTGGTACTCCAATTATGGGGTCTGTAGATAACTCAAAGACAAAAGATAAAGAGTTTATAAAGAAATATGGCAAAACTACAACTTTCTCTTATGGGTGCGAGCCTGGCCAGTCTAAGTTTTATGTTTACCGTATGACTATGACTAATGAAGATGGAGATATCGTAGAATATACTCCTGATTATATGCGCTATCGTTGCGAGCAGATTGGATGTCAGTATGTACCAGTTTTCTGGCAGGGTTATATCACTGAAAAGAATAAACCCGTAAGTATTAACCTTGAAACCGGCGAAACCACAGATATGTCTTATGGAGAATATGTTCGTATGATTGCTGAGCGCTATTATGATGGGCCCGACCCTATCGGATTAAGTCATGTGCGCGAAGGCGTAGTCATTCGTATCGTAAATAAACCAAAGTTTACTGCTTACAAGCATAAGAACTTTAGTTTTAAATGCCTTGAAGGTATCGCTAAGGCTGACGCTGAAGCTCCTGATATCGAAGAAGCAGAAGAGGTAAACAATGACACTACCGAAAGCAATTGATATTCTCTCGATTGAACGCAAGTGCGTCAGTCGAGATTGCGACAGAGATTGCGGCAAGTGTAACTTGGTAATGGAAACTGAGGACATACTTGCCGCATATGATTATATATTGAATATGTTGAAATATATCAACAAGGAGTTAAATAAATATAAATGATAAAAATTTATTTTGCAGCCCCCATTGTAGGAATCTCTGAGAAAGTCGAAAAAGAAGTTGATGAAATTAGAAATATTTTTAAATGTCTTGAAAGCCATGATACATTATCATTCTATGACCCTAAATCACATGGAGTACCTAATGCATGGGGAATGTCGATTCAGGAATGGGCGCGTTGCATTTTTGCTCTTGATGTGGTTGCTATTGACAATTCTGATTGGATTGTGGTATGCGATTATGGTCGTAATGGCACAGCTGGCACCGCATGGGAGTGCGGCTATGCTTTTGGAAAAGGCAAAAAAGTTCTTATCATTGAAATGGAAGAAAGCGATACAGATTATAGCGTTATGATGCGAGGATGCTGCGCTAATTATATCAGCAGAAAAGATTTTCTTAATGTTGGATATCACTCATTTATGAATCTATTTGTTGAGCGAGGTAGACTCCAGCAAAAAGAAGTTCTAAACTGAGGAGGCGAATAAAATGATAGCTACAATTGATAAATTGTGTCCTTTGCGCAAAAGCACTGAAATGGTTAATTATCATTTTGCGGGAAATGGAGCAGTAGTAGACACAAAATATAAAGAGGATTTTTTACCCTGCATTGAAACCGAATGTATGATTTGGGATGAAGATAAACATACATGCGCTATTATGGAGGTGCTAAAAAGTGTCTAAAGGGAGATATTCTACTTATGTAAATGGTAAGTTTATGGATATAGCCACTGTTGATGAAATCTGTGATAGTATTCGTGAGCGTATTGAATCGGCTGAGCGCCAAGCAGAATTTGCTCGGGCAGAAATGGAAAAACTTAATGCTGAAAAGTGGAAAGACGAAACATTACAAAAGATAAAAGCTGAATTAAAAGCAGTTCGTGAAGATGCATATAGGGGTTTCCCAATTAGCGCTTCAGAAGCAAAAGCAATAGCAGATTGGGAAGAGCAGCATTTGGCGAAACAACATAATGCAACAACTGCAGAACAGAGATTACTCAAAACGGGCGCTATTGGAGGCGCATTTCATTATGATTTTGTACCAACTTCTATTGGTGTGGCTGGCTCTGTTTATTGCGGGGCTTGCATGAGTAAGGCCAGAGAAGCAGCTTATAAAGAAATATATAAGTCAGAAAGTAATTCCAGATTTACTGAAAAATTACAAAAATGGATTAATGAATATGACGCAGAGTTTGAATTTCAATCTTTGTAAAAGTAAAGGCGGTGTAAAGACCGCCTTTGATTTTTTGTAAAATTTTTGGTATAATATTTATAGAAAATAGAAAAGAGGAAAAATATATGAGAGATAAACTGCGTAAACGTATGCAAAAGAAATGCAGTAAAATTATTCATGCCTTAAATCGTAATTTGGCCCAGGATGAGCTTTGGAAAGGTCGCTTTTATGTGCATCAGTGGGCTGCTGAGTTCGAACGATTTGACGATAATTCTGGTGGTTATTTAAAAATGATGCTTGATATCAGAGATAAGAAAACTGGCCAGTATAGTAGATTTTATACTGATAATTATGAAATCAGATATAAATTGTGGGAATACGTAAATGATTTTATTATTTATGATAGCCATGTCTGGGATGATATTGATGCAGTTAAACAGGATAAAACTGATTATATACATATGGCATGGAAGCCAACATCACGAGTGATTGTATTTTAAGGAGGACTAAAATGAACTACGCGATAGCCGATATTCACGGCATGTATGATATATATGAACAGGTATGCAAAATATTAAAGCCAGAAGATAAAGTATATTTTCTGGGCGATGCCGGTGATAGAGGCCCGCATGGTTGGCGTACTATTAAGGCTATATATGAGAATCCCCAATGGATTTATTTAAAGGGCAATCATGAAGATTTGATGGTATGGGGTTTAAGCCAGAAGGTAGCGAAGAGAAAGTTGCAAGATTGTTTTGAACTATGGATGTATAATGGTGGATTTGAAACATATCGAAGCTGGAAACAAGATGGCGCAGACCCGATTTGGATATCTCGTATAAATACTCTTCCATTAACCGCTCAATATACTAATAGTCAAGGCACTACATTTCACTTGTCTCATGCAGGATTTACGTGCGGTCGCAAAGATGAGATACAGAGTGATAAATTGCTTTGGAATCGTTCACATTTTTTTGATAAATGGGACGAGGATACATACCCTAAAGATATCTGTGTTCATGGACATACTCCAATGGAATATCTTTTAGATACTTTATATGCGAAAAAGCAAGATATTGAAGTAACATTACCTATGGCTTTTTCATATTGTAATGGGCATAAAATCAATATTGATAATGGTGTTTTTTATACGAATTGCACTGTATTATTGAATCTGGATACATTAGAAGTAATTAACCTATTCAGCAACTCACAGGAGGTAGAGTAATGAAGCATAATTTATATATTATGTGTGGAGCACCCGGATCGGGCAAAAGTACGTGGATTCGCAAGCATGTAAAAGAACCGTATGTTATTTCTCGTGATGCAATTCGTTTTAGTATGATTACAGATGAAGATGACTATTTCGGAAAAGAGAAAGAAGTCTTTAAGACTTTTATACGTTACATCCAGGAGTCCATTGATAGCGATGAAACCCCGATTGACATCTATGCAGATGCGACTCATATCACCAAAGCTTCTCGTGATAAGGTATTAAATGCATTAGATTTGTCTAATGTTGACAATATTACTGTGGTTGTTGTGCGGCCGTCATTGGCTGAGACCTTAAGACGTAATAACAAGCGTTCGGGACTTGCTAGAGTTCCTGCATCAGCTATACGTCGTATGTGGTTTCAGTTTGAGCGTCCTGAGGAAGATGAAAACAAAATCTTTGATGTAAAATATGTGGAGGTGCCTGAGTGATTTATGTAACGTCTGATACGCATTTTTGTCATACGCAAGAATTTCTATATAAACCGCGCGGGTTCGAGACTGTACAGGATATGAATAAAGCTATTATCAAAAATTGGAATAGTGTTGTTCAACCAGATGATGAAGTATATCTTCTTGGCGATGTTATGCTAAATGATAATGTAGAGGGTATGAAGTGTTTGCATCAGCTTAAAGGAAAAATCCATATCGTTCTTGGTAATCATGATTCTGAGGCAAGAAAAATCTTATATTTGTCATCATGGAATGTTGATTCTGTCGAGCTGGCTTATAGATTAAAATATAAAGGTTATCATTTTTATTTTTCTCATTTTCCTACACTGTGTTCTAATTATGACGTTGATAAGCCGCTTAAAGCCAGAATTATCAATGTGTGCGGTCATTCTCATACTACTGACAAATGGAAAGATATTGACCTGGGCATTGTTTATCATGCAGAACTTGATGCACATAATAATACACCTGTTAGTCTTGATACTATTTTGAATGATATCAAAACACACCCACGATTTCAGGTTTAAATCTCAGCGCAAGCTGAGATTTTTTCTTTACCATGACCAGCGTTAGCGGCCGTTGCAGCCCTTGAGATCGCCTATGGTAATTTTTTGGGAAAATGGCACAAATTGATTTTTTTCGTTTTTTTTAGTATAATATAAGAAAGATTAAATTAAAGGAGTTTACTTTTATGAAAAAGCCTATAATGACATGGGACGAATTAACAGGATTAGCGACTTTTATAATCACAGCATCAGATGGTAGTCAACATATTGGAACAGCTCAATGCAGCCCTGATGATATGTCATTTAAAAGTGAAAAGATAGGTATGGAAATTGCAGAACGTCGAGCAACAATTAGTTACCTTATTTATATGCGTGACCATGTGATTAAGCCTGAGTTAAATGCACTAACTAAGTTTTTGCATGTAATTGATCAAAGTAAAAAGTATTATAATCCGCAAGATTATAGTAATCAAATGCTTATTCGTACTATTGAGCGTAATCAAAAATTGTTACATGAAATTCAAGATGAAATTCATTCGCTTAAAGATGATCTCAAAACTTATATTAGCGATAAAGAAGAGTTTCACAAACATGTGATAAGTTATAGAAAGGCCAAAAATCAATAAAATATCTTACACGCTTTTTATATTCATATGAAAAAGATTATAAGAAAGGATGGTAGCTTTCTTGAAATTATTTTATTTTATTTTTGGTATAATTTTTGAAGATGCTTTAATGCCATTAATTGTTAGCTGCACAGAGTGTATACAATTAGCTTTAGAAAAACGCAAGGGGAAAATGGCAGTAGAAGTAGCAAAACATAACCAAGAAGTACAAAAACTTTCTGAAGAGTCAGAAAAACCATATGAAGAAACTAATGTAATTGGATTCCAGGCTCCTGACCTTTCAGATGCAGAAGAAGATGAAGAGGAGTATGAAGAATGACATATAAATTTTATGATACCAGTAGTATGTTAATACTAAGGGATGGGTTATTTGAAGAAGCTAATAAATTTGCTATTTCATCAGTTACATTACAAGAACTTGAAAATATAAAAACTTCTGATAATAAAGATTCTGAAATTAAATATGCCGCTCGTCATCTATTAAATCTACTTCATGAATTTAAGGATAACTATGATGTTGTAATTTTTAAAAATGATATGCTAGAACCAATCACAAAAAAGAATTTAAGTATCTCTAATGATATGAAAATTTTAGCTTGTGCTATTGCATATGACACAGATGTTCATCCTGATGAAACTGTATTTGTTACAAATGATATTAGCTTAGAACGTATGGCTAATTTATTTTTTGGTAGTGACAGTATTGAAATGGTTGGTTATGAACCAACAGACAAATATAAAGGCTATTGTGATGTAAGTTTAACAGATGAAGAAATGAGTGAATTTTATTCACAATATGACAAGAATATATATAATTTACAAACTAATGAATATATTCTTATTCGCAATGATAATAATGAAATTATAGATAAATTGTGCTGGACAGGAGAAGGGTACAGACGATTACAATACTCTACTTTTCAATCTAAATGGTTCGGTGATGTTAAACCAGTAAAGAATGATCCTTATCAAGCATTTGCGGCAGACTCGCTTATTAATAACCAATTAACCTTATTAAAAGGACCTGCCGGTTCAGGAAAAACTTATTTATCCCTTGGGTATTTATTTCATAAACTAGATAAAGGTCTAATCAATAAAATTGTAATTTTCTGTAATCCAGTAGCTACTCGTAATTCTGCAAAGCTAGGCTACTATCCTGGATCAAGAGATGAAAAGCTATTAGACTCACAAATCGGTAACCTATTAATTAGTAAAATAGGTAGTCGTATAGAAGTTGAACGTCTAATTGATGACGATGTACTTGTACTATTGCCTTTATCAGATATTCGTGGTTATGAAACTCCTGATAACTGCGGTGTATATATCTCTGAGGCACAGAATCTTGATATAGATTTAATGCAATTGGCTTTAAGTAGAATTGGAGAAAAATCTATTTGCATTATAGATGGCGATGATAAAACACAAGTTGATTTATCTGCATACGCAGGTGATTATAATGGAATAAAAAGAGTGTCTAAAGTGTACCGTGGCTGCGATTTGTACGGTGAAGTTGAATTATGTTATGTGCATCGTAGTAAGATTGCTGATTTAGCACGATTATTAAAAAGATAATTAACTAAAAGGGACTTCGCGCAAGTCTCTTTTTTTTATAAAGGAGAAAAAAATTGAGTTTAGTAGGAAAGACAAATGCTGAAAAAGCTTGGAATTTTATCATAAGAAAAACTAAAAATTCTTATGGTACTGCTGGACTCGTGGGCAACATATTCATAGATAGTGATTTAATTCCCACTACGTCACAACATCCAACTTTATCAGAAGAAGAATATATACAAGCCATTGACGATGGAACATATACAGACTTTGTTAATGATAACGTAGCTTTTGGATTAATGCAATGGCAAAAACCAGAAGATAAAGAAAAATTATTAGCATATGCGCATAATAAAGGTCAATCTATTGGAGATTTTGAAACACAATTAGAATTTCTTTGTAGACAATTACAAAGAGAATATTATGCCGGAGTATGGCGCGTGCTTAAACATACTGATAATATACGTGAGGCTTCTGATGCAATAGTAGAAAATTATAAGAATCTAACCGAAGAATCAGAAGATACTCTTGAAATACGTGCATTTATGTGCGCACAATATTATGAACTCTTTGAAGAACAAATCACGGATGAGTTAGAAATAGATCCTATCCAAGATTTAGGATTAGAATAGATTTCTAATATTACAATCATAGAACCAACTACTTTTAGCTCTACATTACATCAAGTTAATCCTAAAACGCTTATGGATGTATATGAAGAACCTAAATATACATTAGATAATGGTCCAACTCAATGTATTATGACTAATAGCACATGCTATAAGATGAATAAACCATTAAATAATCCAATAGGTATAATAATTCATAGCACTGGTATTAATAGCCCATATTTAAAACGCTTTGTATAGCCAAGTGCTAATGATGAAAACTATGAAGAATTAATTTCTTTATTAGGGTACAATAGCTATGGTAATGACTGGAATCACAGCGAAGTTATGGGCGGAGCGCATATTTGGATTGGTAAAGTTGCAAATGATAAAATTGAAGCAATTCAAACATTACCTTGGGATATTTAGGGTATTGAGTGTGGCGCTGGCTCACATGGTACAGCAAATGATCGTTATATACAAATACAAATTTGTGAAGGTCTATTAAATAATAAAATGTATTTCACTATGATTTATTAGGAACTTATTCATGTTTTAGCATATTTATGCGCTAAATTCCATTTTAACCCTATTAATATGACTAATTATGATAAGTATGTCGTACCAACTATTTTATGTCATCAAGATGCTTATAAATATGGATTGGCTTCTAATTGCGCAGATGTTTATCATTGGTTTAATAAACATGATACGAATATGAATGATATAAGAGAAGCTACCGAAAAATTATTATTAGTATTAAAACCAACAGATCAATATATTGCAACAGTATCTCAGAGAACTGTTTCTATATATGATAATATGAAAATTGGTGATACATTTAAACTTATTAATGGAGCTAAATATACAGATGATAGAATAATTCCAGGTTGGATCTTTAAATCTACTCTATATGTACGTGATATTAAAGAAAAGACTATTGTATTTTCAACTACACGCAATGGAGACATTATTGGTGAAGTTGCGAAAGAGTTTATTCTACCAATAGCTGAAGTAATTAATTATAAAGTTCGTATTAATACATCTTTACTTAATGTGCGCGAATAGCCTAATCTTGAATCTACAATAACAATGGTAGTTGCTTAGGATGATGTTTATACTATTGTTGATGAACAAAATGGATGGGGTAAATTAAGCGGCGGCGAAGGATGGATTTTATTAAAATGGACACAAAAAATAAAGGAGGAGGAATGATATGGTAAGAGTCGGTTCTGCAAGAAGTGATGAAAATAGAAAACTTGTAAATGGATTAGAGGGCGATCAAAGACAAACTTCAGTTCCTGATATGAGCGGTGAAGTATCTATGGAGCCTTGGTATATGCATCCAAAAGGATGGTATATTTTACGTGCTAAAGACCCTAAAGCACGCCAAAAAATTGCATATGCAATGGAGGCTGCATGTAATAATAAGCATATTGGATATAGTTAGAGCAATCGCTGGACCGCACAAGATTGGTGTAAATGGCACAATAATGAAAATTACGATCCAGCTACTATTACAGCAGATGTAAATGTAGATTGTTCTGCTCTTGTAAGACTATGCTGCGCATATGCAGGTATTATGCTTGGAGATTTTTATACTTCTAATATGCCAGTAATTTTACCTGCAAGTGGTAAATTTGAATTGATTGCAAAGCATGATATGACTGATAGCCCTAATAAAGTGCTGAAAGGTGATATTTTAGTTACTCGTTCTTCTGGTCATACAGTTGTAGTTTTAGATGACGGCCCAGAGGCAAGTAATTTAAACAATTATAGATATGTATTTGAAGGCGTACCATATGATGATGAATTTGATCCAGAGTATTATGCTAATAAATATCCGGATTTAAAAGCTGCTTTTGGTAATGATGCTGCAATGCTATTATATCATTGGGTAAAATATGGTAAAAACGAAAAACGTACAGCTAAAGCGCCTTCATATATTTATGGCGGCAAAGATTATACAAATGAATTTGATCCAGTCTTTTATGCAAATAAGTATGCTGATTTAAAAGCTGCTTTTGGAGATAATGTTATGGCGCTTTTACAACATTGGGTTGTTTATGGTAAAAAAGAAGGACGAATTGCAAAAGAAGGCACTCAACCTCAAAATAAATTCCCATATGCAGTTGAAGTTACCGCATATGCGCTTAATGTAAGAAAAGAGCCAACGACTAATAGCCCTGTTGTTGCAATTATTCATAAAGGTGAACAGTATACAATTATTGGCGAAAAGAATAATAATTGGGGCGAATTAAAATCTGGTATTGGTTATATCTCATTAAAATATGTAAAGAAGGTGTAATTCATGAAGAAAGAAAACTCTTCAAAAACTAATAAACAAGAATTTTCTAAAGCTTTATTACGTCAAGAGTCAGCATTAATATGGATTATTACTATTTCATTTATTGTATTAGCTTTTATATGCGTTAAAAATTCTTATATTGGTGAATTACCATGGCTTACAGCTATGGTAGGCTTGCCTTGGACTGCGTATGCAGTCAGTCAAGCTTTTTATTATAGAAAAGCAATGAAAGAGAATACTAAAGATGGTATCAAATATGAATCTGTGATAACAGAGCTTGAACAAACGCTAAACCAAGAACAGCAGAAATTTGATTTAGCTTTAAAAATGAAAGAACAATAGCTAAATAATACTACTTGCGACGAACAACAACCTAGCGGTTAATAATAAGCCCAGAGATTTTTAATCTCTGGGCTTTTTCTTGTTAGCTAGAAAGTTGACAAAAATAAAAAAATATGTTACAATATACATGTAAGAAAAAAATTTGAGGTAAAAACAAAGAATGTGGATTTGGAAAAAGAAACCTCCTTCAAACGAAAATCATCTTTTATATTGGTTATGTTATTGGCATATAGGCACAGAAGATGGTTGGATTTATTATAAAACACGCCAAGATCAAATTGAATTTGAAATAGTGTGTAAAATTTTAAAAAAGATGGGGTATATTGAATGGCAACAAAAATAAATGAGATTATAGAGAATTATGGCGTAAAAGACATTAAGACTCTTGAAGGTATTGAAGCTATTAGATTGCGCCCAGGTATGTACATCGGATCAACTGGACCAGAAGGTGTTCGACAAATTGTTTTAGAGATTATCTCTAACGCTGTTGATGAATATTTAAATGGTTATTGCACAAGTTGTTCAATTATTGTTGGTGAAGATAATGATTTCGACATTATTGATAATGGTCGTGGAATTCCATTTGGACCAGCAGAAGATGGAAGTGAGACTTTAGTTAATATTTTTACTAAATTACATACTGGTGCAAAATTTGATAGCGATGGAAAAACTGGATATAATACTTCAGGTGGTATGAATGGCGTTGGCGCAAAAGCTACTAATGCTCTTTCATATTATTTTAATGTTTCTTCTGTAAGAAATGGTAAAAATTGTATCGCTTGTTTTCAAAAAGGTCAGCTTTCTGGTGAAGTTATTACTAGAGACTGGCCAGCAACAAATGATTATCAACATGGAACAAGGATTCAATTTATGCCTGACGAAGAGATTTTCAAAGAGGGTATTGAAGTTGATTATGCTAGTTTAAAGAAAATTTTGCAGGAACTAGCTTATTTATCTCCTGGTTTAGTTTTTCATTTAAAATATAAAGATAAACCATCTGAAGATATCGCTTCTCAGAATGGTATTCTTGATTATATCGAAGATTTAAATAAGAATAAGAATGTTTTAACTTCTGTATTTTATGCTGAGAATCTTGAAAATAAAATTGGTGTTAAATTAGCTATGACTTATAATGATTCTTATACAGATACTTATAAGTTATATACTAATTCTATTCCTAATTCTAGTGGTACACATTTAACTGGTTTTAGAACAGCATTAACTCAACAGATTAATGCATATGCTCGTGAAAATAAACTTTTAAAAGAAAAAGATGCGAATATCACTGGTGATGAATTGAAAGAAGGATTAACTTTAGTTTTAAGTTTTATTATGCCAGATCCTGTATTTTCTGGACAAACTAAAGATATACTTTCCAGTAGTGAAGCGAGAACAGCGGTTCAACGATTAACTTCTAATTCATTAAAAGAATGGTTTGATACTCATCCTAAGGATGCGAAAACAATCATTGATAAGGCCCTATTAGCGCGTGCGGCAAGAGAAAAAGCGAAAAAAGCTAAGGAGACAGTTCGCAAACAGGATACTAAGAAACGTGCGGTTTTACCTGGTACGCTCGCTGATGCTAGTTCAAAAGACCGTAGTAAATGTGAAGTATTTATTGTTGAGGGTAAATCTGCTGCAGGCTCAACTAAAGAAGCTCGCGATCGTGGCACTCAAGCGGTCTTGCCAGTTAGAGGAAAAATTCTTAACGTATTAAAAACAGATTTACATAAAGCAATGCAAAATGCAGAAATCAGTGCAATGATTGATGCTTTTGGTTTGGAGGTTAAAGATGGAAAGATCATCGTGGATGAAAGCAAATTGCGCTATGGAAAAATTATTATTACAGCTGATGCAGACGTCGATGGAAGTCACATCCGTATCCTCTTCCTTACATTCATTTGGAGATTCGCTCCAGAACTTATTGAAAAAGGATACATCTATGCAGCAGTACCGCCGCTTTATAAAGCAACCTATGGAACTAAATTTAAGTATCTCAAAGACGACGCTGAATTAGCCGCTTTTCGAAAAACTATGTCAAGAAGTTTCGAATTAGGACGAATGAAAGGATTAGGCGAAATGGATCCTGATGAAATGGCTGAAACCGTAATGAACCCAGGAACTAGAATTTTAAAGCGTATTACTATGGATGATGTTGCAGACGTGGCACGAATTTTTACTGAACTTATGGGAGAAAGTGTAACTCCACGTAAGAAGTTTATTGAAGAAAATGCTTGGAGGGCCAATATAGATGTCTAATCTTAGTTATAATGAATTAAAAGAGGCTTTTGAGAGAACTAAAAATATAGAAGCTACAAAAATAAAAGAAGATTACTCAAATATAAGTATTCTCCATCCACAGCCTGGAGATATTGTAGTAGCTTATCTTAATTTTAACGAAATTAATATTGAGCAAGCCGCAGACATGCATAGATGTTTAACTGAAGTAATGCCAGATGAAGTAAGTGTGGTAACTGTTCCGGACGCTGCGTCTTTAATTGCTTATAATTCTAAACAATTTACGACAGAAATGTTTAATGCTATAGAACGATGTATCGGCAGAGAAGAGTATATTAAAGTTCTTAAAAATGAATTAGATCGTATTGATGGAGACGATTTAAAATGAAAATTTATTGTGATGGTAGCTCTAGCCCCAATCCCGGTCCTGGAGGCTTTGGGGTGGTTGTACTTGACAATAGTGAAAATTTTGTATATAATTTATATAGAGAGTCAAGTGAAAATACAACAAACAATCGCGAAGAATTAAAAGCTATCCTATATACATTAAAAAAGTATGGAATACCATCAGCAGAAGAAGGAGTTCCAATAGTATATAGTGATAGCGCTTATGCTATTAATACCTATAGGGATTGGATGTGGAGATGGGCAGAAAACGATTGGATTAAATCTAATGGAGCTAAGGCCGAAAACCTTGATATTATCAAAGAATATTATGATTTATGGAATCAAGGTCATCGTATTGAATTAAGAAAAGTTACAGGGCATAGTGACAATATAGGTAATATTTTAGCAGACAAATTAGCAGGAAATAAAATACCTTTTTGGAGAATTTATGAGTGAAAATATTATATTAACACCAATAGTAAATGAAGTTGAACAGAGTTTTCTTGATTATAGCGTTAGCGTAATTACAGATAGAGCAATTCCAAGCGCAGAAGACGGATTAAAGCCGGTAGCACGAAGAATATTATACGATATGTATGATAAAGGTTACTTCAATAATAAGAAGTTTGTTAAGTGCGCGCAGCCAGTGGGAGATACAATGGGTAGATTCCATCCGCACGGTGATAGCTCAATCTATGGCGCTTTAGTGTGGTTATCTCAACCTTGGAATATGAGATATCCATTGATAGATTTTCATGGAAATAATGGTAGCCGCGATGGTGATGAACCTGCCGCTTATCGTTATAGTGAATGTAAATTATCAAAATTAGCAGAGGAAACTCTTGCAAACATTAAAAAAGATACAGTTGATTGGATAAATGCTTACACAGATGAAGAGCAAGAGCCAGTATATCTTCCTGGCCTTGTTCCTAATTTGTTGATTAATGGCACTTCTGGAATTGCAGTAGCAATGGCATGTAGTTTTGCACCTCATAATTTAAATGAAATGATGGATGCAATTATTTATACAGTACAGAATCCAAAATGTGAATGTAAAGAATTATTACAGTTTGTAAAAGGCCCAGATTTTCCGACGGGCGGATTAGTAATTAATAAAGATGAATTAGCGACTGCGTATCTCACGGGTAAGGGTCGCGCACGAATTAGAGGAGAATATGAAATTGAAACTAAAGCTGGTAGAGATTCGATTGTATTTACATCAATTCCATACAAGGTATCAAAAGAAAATCTTATCGTTGATATTGACCAGAAGTGTGAAAGTGGCGAACTCAGCGGCATCTCAGCTATTAGGGACGAATCCAATTCATTGGGGGTTAGATTTGTCATCGAGCTTGAAAGAGGCGTTGCAGTTGAGCCAATTATTGCGAAACTGTTTAAATTAACATCTCTTGAAACGACTTATAGTTTTAATCAAGTTGCATTGCATGGGAAAACTCCAAAATTATTAAATTTAAAGCAGTTAATTGATATATATCTTGCACATCAAAGAGATGTATTAATTCGTGGCACTGAATATGATTTAAAAAAGGTTGAAGCAAGAATATTTATTCTTGATGGGCTTTTAAAAGCATTAGAAAATATTGACAACATTATTAAATTAATTAAGTCTTCAGATAGTGCAGCAAGCGCAAAAATTGCATTAATGCAAAAATATAATTTTGCAGAAGTCCAGGCAAAAGCAATTCTTGATATGAAGTTAAGTAAATTAGCTAACCTTGAAAGAGTTGAAATCGAAAATGAACAAGCTGACAAAATTAAAGAATCTGAGCATTTAAAATCAATTATTGCGAATCCTGACCCTGAGATGATTCGTTTATTTAATGAATTAAAAAATAAATATGGTGATGAACGTCGCACAAAAATTACTCAAGTTGCAATTACAAAAGAAGAAAAAGAAATTGAATTTGTCGAGCCTGAGAAGTGTGTAGTTGTAATGACAGAAGGAGGTACTATCAAGAGAATTCCAACAACCTCTTTCCGCACGCAGAAGAGAAATGGAAAAGGTATCAAATCTCAAGAGGATATTACTTCTGCGGTAATTAGAACAAATACAATAGATCAATTAATGGTATTTACTAATCAAGGCCGTATGTATAGACTCTTGGTAAATGATATTCCTGAAAGCACTAATGCCGGAAAAGGAACCTCTATTAGGGCTTTAATAGCTATGGAAATTGGTGAAGAGCCTGCAATTATTTATTCTATATACAGAGATACAGCTGACAATTTTGTATTATTTGTAACTAAAAATGGTATAGTTAAGAAAACAAATCTTAATGAATATATTAATACAAAAAAGAAAACTGGTATTGGCGCAATTAGTTTGCGCGAAGGTGATTCATTGGCCGCAGTAACGTTGATTGATGCAGATGCACAACTTATGATTGTAACACATAAAGGTTATGTATTACGAATTAAATCATCTGATATTTCTGCTTCTTCTCGTATGACTATTGGAGTAAAAGGTATTAATCTTACAGAAGGCGATTATGTTGTGGCAGCATTACCAATCAGAGAGATGAATGATTCTTTAGCATTGTTTACTGCTGATGGATATGGTAAGAAAATAGGTCCAAAAGACACAATTGTACAAGGCAGAGGCGGACGCGGTGTACAATGTTATAAAGGAAGTAGTTATATAACTTGTGCAATAATGGTAGAAGATACTGATTCAGTTTTACTTTGCGGTGATACAAATTCAATTTGTATTTCTGCTGCTGACATTCCTCTTTTAGGAAGGGCAACTCAAGGTAATATAATGATGAAAGGAAACAGAATTATTTCTGCAACAAAGGCATGAATACAGAATTAACAGTACCTATTGCATATTGTAATAGTTTGAATGAAATTATAAAAATCCTTGATGCATATGTACCTAATTTTAACCCAACTAGTGCATGGAAAATTGTTCGTATGGCTGCGATATTAGATGCGGAGAATTATAATGGATTTACATTATAGTTGTTAATAAATAAATATATTGAGTTACATAATATTGGAAGAGAGCTTTAAAGCTCTCTTACTTTATTTTATATAAAAATTATGTTATAATAATTATAGGTAAGAGATAAAGGAGTGAAAAAATGCACATTGATAATATTATAAAAGAAGGATATTTAGATCCAATAGAAGAAATGAAAGATCTCATTCTTTATTTAAATGAAGCTACCTATTGGTATGATTTAGGTAAACCAGTAATTTCTGATCGTAAATGGGATAGTAAATATTATCGACTTTTACAGTTAGAAAGAGAAACTGGAACTATTCTTCCTAATTCTCCCACTCAATCTATACAATTTGAAGTTAAAGATAAACTTGATAAAATTAAGCATGAGCATCTTATGCTATCTTTGGATAAAACTAAAGATATAGAAGTCGTTAAATCTTTTCTTGGCGATCAAGAGTGGGTAGCAATGGGCAAAATGGACGGTTTAACTTGCTCTCTTACTTATGAAAATGGCGAGTTAGTTCGTGCGGAAACCAGAGGTAATGGCGAAGAAGGAGAAGATATACTTCATAATGCACTAGCTAATATTACCATACCAAATCATATTCCTTATGATAAACGAGTTGTAATTGATGGAGAAATTATCTGCACTTATGATGAGTTTGAACATTGGAAAGATGAATTTAAAAATCCTCGTAATTTTGCCGCAGGTAGTATTAGGCTTCTTGATTCATATGAAAGCCGCAATAGATTTTTAACTTTTGTAGCATGGGATGTTATAGAATTTATTGAATTGCCGCATTTCATTGAACATCCTCATACTTTAATGCGTCAATTGGGGAAAGTAGAAGACTGGGGATTTAATACTCCTGCAATGATTTGGAGTTATCCCAAATCACCTGTCTCTATTGAAGATGCTATTGAGCATATAAAAAATGATTCTAAAGAACTTGGTTATCCAATAGATGGAGTAGTATTTAAGTTTAATGATCTTGATTTGCGCGAATCTCTTGGTTATACTGCACATCATTTTAATAATGCTATTGCATTTAAGTTCTTTGATGAACTGTATGATACGAGATTGAGATATATCACGTGGACTATGGGAAGAACTGGAGTTTTAACTCCTGTGGCAGTATTTGATCCAATAGACGTAGATGGTTCCACAATTGAACGAGCATCTTTACATAATGTAAGTGTTATGAGAGAGCTTTTAGGTGATTGCGCATATGTTGGAGAACCTTTGAAAGTTTACAAAGCAAATCAAATTATTCCGCAAATTGCGGAAGCTGGACCGCATTACGACTATGGATATGTAATTGCTAATGGCGGAGTATCTGCCAATGATGTTATTGAGCGGTGTCCAGTGTGCGGTGGGGACATTTCTATTAAAGAAAATGATGGAGTTAAAATTTGTATATGCGAAAATCCTGCTTGTGAAGGGAAACTTATTAATAGATTGGACCATTTCTTTGGGATTAAAGGCTTAAATGCTAAAGGTGTTTCAAAGGCCACATTTGAAAAATTAATTGAATGGGGCTGGATAAATAATATTGAAGATGTTTATAATTTAAAAGATTTCGCTACAGAATGGAAGAAAAAAGATGGTTTTGGTGATAAGTCTGTAGAAAAAATACTAAGCGCAATAGAAACAAGCAAAAATGTTACTTTAGAGAATTTTATATGCGCTCTTGGGATTCCTTTAATTGGAAAAACAGTTTCTAAAAATTTAGTAAAGCAGTTTAAATCTTATCAAGAGTTTAGAGATGCTGTAAATAATAAATTTGATTTTTCTAAATTACCAGATTTTGGTATAGAAAAAAGAGCAGCAATTTTAAGATTTGATTATACAGAAGCTGACATTTTAGCTACAAAATACCTTCATATTATTGAGAAAACCGCACAAGAAGAAACTACAAACCCATTACAGAATTTAACTTTTGTAATCACTGGTACTGTTAATCATTTTAAAAATCGTGCGGCTTTGCAAGCACGTATTGAATCATTAGGTGGTAAAGTAACATCAGCTGTGTCTAAGAACACTAATTATTTAATTTGTAATGATTCAAATTCAACATCTTCAAAGTGTGTGTCAGCCAAAAAGCTTGGTGTTGTGATAATCAGTGAAGATGACTTTGAGCAACTATGTGTTGACAAACTTTAAAAAATTTTATATAATATATATGTAAAATATAAGGAACAAAAATTTATGACAAAACGAGAGTGTAGGAAAGTTGCTAAAAAAATAGCACAATATGAATTGATTTTACAAAATTCAGATGATAAAGATGAAAAATATAAAGCTCAAGGTAAGATTAATGAACTCTGCGAGCTATGCACCAATATGTATGAAATGATGTTTATAGATGAAGAGGTGCAAAAAATTTTACAAAGCTCTTGATTTTTTCAAAAAATTTTGATATAATACTTATACAAAAGAAAAACAAAAATATTTTTATTAAAGGAGATTTATAGTTATGGCTATGAAGGAAAATTCTAAGAAGGTTCTTAATTATTTAAAGGGTATTAACGGTGAGCAGGTTACTGCTGCTGACGTTGCAGAGGCACTTGGCCTTGAGAAGAGACAGGTTGATGGTATCTTTACATCCGCTATTCAACGCAAGAGTCTTGGCGTACGTACACCTGCAGAGATCGAGCTTGAAGATGGAACACATAAGGCAGTTAAGTTCCTTTCTCTGACTCCAGCTGGAATGGCTTATGACCCAGATGCTGAGGAAGAGGCTTAATTAAAGCCGATAAGTTGATATAAAACTAATGGAGATGGGGTAATCATGATATGATTACCCCTATTCTTAAATATGAGTCCGTTTATTTTAACAGTTTTTATCATTATAGTTATTTGTTTTGCTATTTATTTTGGTTATAAAGCCAAAGGTTTTAAAACGCAATCTGAAACATTACAAATTCTAATTACAGAAGAAGAATAGAAATTAAATAAAATTCGTAAATAGTATAGTGAATATGAAAAATCTTGTCAGATTGAGCTAGATCGAAAAATAAAAGCACAAAGTGAAGCTGATGCGCTTGAAAAATATAATCGCAATATGCAAGAGTATGCTGAATCTTATTCAAAAGACTATTTTGATAAAACAATGGCAGCGACAACTGCTTCATTAGAAACTGCCTTAGAAAAAGAAGCAGAGAAATATCGCATAGCGCAAGAGGAATATGCAGAAAATTATAAGCAAGTAATGGCTGATATGGTTAGTGAAGCCCAAAAATATGGGGCAACCGCACAATCTTTACTTGATTCTATTGATGATTTAAAAAGTAAACAACGTGCGGCAATTGAAGCCAATAAACGTGCTGCTGAAGAAGCTGATAAGATAGATTTCTATCGTATATAGATCTCAGATTCTGATTTAAAAGAAATCGCAAAATTAAAAGAAATTATACCTTATTTAAGGGATAAAGATACATTAAATAAAGTCATATATAAGATTTATTATGAGAACCCTGTAAATGATTTAATTGGTCGTGTTGTTGGTAAAAAACAAGGTGGTATTTACAAGATTACTAATATACAAAACGGTATGTGTTATGTTGGTCAAGCTGTAAATTTTGCCAACAGATGGAAGCAACATATTAAACGAGGAGTTGGCGCAGACCCAATTACTCATAATAAACTATATCCAGCTATGATGCAAATAGGTGTAGAAAATTTTACATTTGAAATTATAGAAGAATGTCCTCCTAATAAATTAAATGAAAGAGAAAGTTATTGGTAGGATTATTTTGGTGCAAAAGAGTATGGATATAGCATTAGATAACGAGGTACTATAATGATTAAAATTTTTACAACCAATAAAGATGGTAAAATTGAATTTACAAAAGATGAGTTAAAATAGTTATTAGATGAAGCCTATTGGGAAGGATATAGAGCTAATACCTCATCATATATTTATACAACACCAAGTTCCCCATATTGGTATAGTTCAACAACATCAGATAAAATCACTTTAAGAAATGCTACATCAGATAATATTACCGTAAGTAATACTACTGTTGATAATGCTATTAAAGTAACACCCAATTCAATTAAAATTAACGAATAAATAATTAGAAAGGGCTATAAAGATAATGGAATTCACTAATTATACAGTAAGTAATTTTGAAAATGCTTTAAGAGGAATGAGAAATCCTAAAAATAGTTGGAACAGATCAGATAGTTATTTCGGAATTGGCGATACAGATACTATAAATAAAGAATTATATAGAGTAGCTGCAAAATGGATGGCTCCGAATTCTATTGATGATGAGGCAGCAGCTAGCCCATATCTACATTATTTAATTAAAAATGGTACAATAAGACAGGCTTCTGAAGGAGATATTTTTGAAGTCGCTTTTATTGGACCAAACGATATGGCATTAGCTAAACAGCTTGTTAATGCCGGTACTCCGCATGACAAATTTTTAAGACAGATTTTTATTTCAGTAGATATTACCGCTCCACTGTATTGGTGGAAAGAGATGGACACATACAAAGTGGCTACGGTTGCTAATAGTACGAGCACAATGCACAAATTAACATCTAAACCTATTACTTTAGATTGTTTTGAAACAGATGATTTCATCAATTTAGGTTATCCAAAAGATGCTCAAAGACCCGAACTTAAAAGTTATATTGATGAAGATTTTGTACAAATGTGTCTAATTCCATATTTGGAATATTTAAGACAAAAATATATTACTTTATCAGTATACAACCCAGAAGAAGCAAAGAAGTATTGGAAAGAATTAGTGCGCTGGTTGCCTGAGGGTTGGCTACAAACACGCACATGGACTGCTAATTATGCCACTTTAAGAGGGATTTATAAATGGCGTAAAGACCATAAATTAACAGAATGGCATCAATTTTGTGATTTTGTAAAGACTCTACCTTATGCAGAAGATTTTATTATCAATTAAAGAATCTTTGAGTTGTTTTTTACATAAAATTTTGGTATAATATTTATATGAAAATAAAAGAAAGGGTTTCAAAAAAATGAAACAAGAGTTTTTAGATTTTTTACATGAATTGATGAAAGCGGCTCCGGAAGTGGTTGAAGCAAAAATGACAGAGAATATTAAGAATTATATTGAAACCTTGTCTGGTACAGTTGAGAATAAGGTTATTTTGACAGATAACGGCAAAATTATTCTTGATTATATGAAGAAAACGGATATGCTAATGTTAAAAGCAAAGGATATTGCAGATGGATTAGGTATTTCATCTCGTCAGGTATCAGGAGCTTTAAGGAAGTTAGTAACTGATGGTTTTGTAGAGAAAGTAAGCCAAGACCCCGTTATTTACACATTAACAGAAAAAGGTCACAATTTTATAATTGAAGAGGAGAATGAATAATTATGAAGAAATCTTTTATTAATACCGTACATCTTGAAGGACGTTTATATTCACATGATTTAACTGAGAAAGTAACAGGGGACACATCTAAGAATCCTGGCACGCCCTACATTAGCGGAACAATTAATATTGCAACAGATAATGAAATGACAAATGTTATTGCAGTTCATTATACATATGTTGCTCCTATGTATCCTTCTGGTAAGCCAAATGGTAATTATCCGATTCTGAAAGATATTATCAGCGGTAAGATTAAGACAGTCACAGATACTGATGTAAAGCAGGCTGCTTTACTTAGAGTTGATTCTGCTGTAGATTTGAATGAATTTTACAGTGATAGAAATGGAGAAGAGGCTCTAGTTAGTACAAAGAGAAATGAAGGCGGTTTTATTCATATCGTAACTTCTATCAATGATGATGAAACTGTTCGTAATAAGTTTACAACTGATATGGTTATTACTGGAGTAACTCATCTTGAAGCTGATGATGAAAAGAATCTTGCTGAAAGAGCCATTGTAAAAGGTTGTATTTTCAATTTTAGAAAAGCTATGTTGCCTATTGAATTTATTGCGGTAAATCCTGCGGCAATTGCATATTTTGAGGATTTAGATGCTTCAAATAAGAATCCGATTTTTACAAAGGTATGGGGAAAAGAAATTTCTACAACAATTGTTCGTAAGATTGTTGAAGAGTCTGCATTTGGTGAACCTTCCGTACGTGAGATTAGTTCAAGTCGTAGAGATTTTGTAATCACAGGAGCAAGCACTGAGCCATATGAGTGGGATGATGAATCTACATTGACTGCGGCTGAGTTGAAAGAAATGATGGCCGAGCGTCAGACTTATCTTGCAACTTTGAAAAAGAACCAGGACGATTACAAAGCAGCACAGGCTGCTCCTAAGGTAGCGGCAAAGAGCGGTGGATTTGATTTTTAATCCACCCCTCTCAATAAAAAAAGCAATAGAAGGAGATAATTTATGGGAAATTCACTATTAGATATTTAGCCACATAAAGTTAGTAGAGATTTAAGAGGATATTCTGTATTTTTCTATGGAGAACCAAAGTCAGGCAAAACAACTATTGCTTCTAAATTTCCGGGTTCTTTGATCCTCGCTTTTGAAAAGGGTTATAGTACAATTCCCGGTATTATGGCTAAGCCAATTAATACTTGGACTGAATTTAAAAAAACTCTGAGAGAATTAAAAGATGAAGCTGTAAAGGAAAGATTTCAAACCATTGTCATTGATACTGCAGATATTGCTTATACGCTTTGTGAAAAGTATATTTGTCAGCAACACACAAATGAAAAAGAAGAGTATAACGAAATTAGCGATTTTCCGTTTGGAAAAGGCTATAAGTTGGTTGAAAAAGAATTCGATGAATGTCTGCGCGCAATCATTTAGCTTGATTATGGTCTTGTAATTATTAGCCATTCAATTGATAAGACATTTAAAGATGAACAAGGACGTGAATTTAACTAGATCGTTCCTACTCTTGATTCTCGTGGACGTAAAGTATGCGAAAGAGCTTGTGACATTATTGGTTATGCGCGCTCTATCGAAAAAGAAGATGGATCTAAGGAAACTCGCTTATTCTTACGTTAGACAAGCAGATTTGTAGCTGGTTCTCGTTTTAAGTATATTCCTGATTCAATTCCATTCACTTATAATGCTCTTGTAGACGCTATTCAAGAGGCTATTGATAAGGAAGCGGCTGAGACTAATAATATGTTCGTGACTCAGGAAGCTGTAAATCTTGAAACTATGGCACCAAAATATGATTTTGATAAGTTGATGACAGAGTTCCAGGAAATTGTTGGTAATTTAATGCAAACAAATAGCCCGACAATGGCAGCAAAGATTACTAAAATAGTTGAATCTCATCTCGGTAAGGGCAAGAAAGTTGGAGATTGCACCCCGGAACAGGCTGAGGAAATGGATTTAATTATTTACGATTTGAAACAACTGTAATTAACATAAATATAAGCGCCCCAAGAAAAGTTCTTGGGGTTGCTTTTTTTATAAAATTATGATATAATGTATATATAAGGAGATTATGATGGCTCATAATGTAAAATGTTATTATTGCGGGCGTACATTTGATCGAGATATAGTCCCCTGTGTAAAAATAGAAGGAACTCGTAGATACGCCCATAAAAATTGTACTTTAAATACTATTGAAACAAAAGATAAAGACAAAATTCTCTTAGATAATTATGTTAAGCAATTATTTAAAATGGATTTTGTTCCACCAAGAGTAGTAATGCAAATTAAGGAATATAATGAACAAATGCAAATGTCATTTCATGGTATTCATATGACATTATTTTATTGTTTTGATATAAAACATTCATTAAAACCAGATTTGATTAATCCTACAATAGCTCTTGTGCCTTATTACTATAAAGAAGCAAGTGAATATTTTAAACGTATATCACAAGCAGTTACAGTAAATAAAAATAAGGAAATTAATAAATATATTCCACAACAATATACAGTAACAATTAAATCACCGCAAAAAAATCCCATGAAGAAAAGAAAATTATTTACATTTTTAGATGAAGAGGTAGAAGATGACGTATAAAGAATATGTAAATTGGTGTCATGATAGAGCCATGGATGGACGTTGGCCTTTATCAATTGCTTTAGTCTGTTGCGGTGAAGCAAATAAAGTATATCAATTATCTTTTTGGAAACGACGCAAGAAAATGAAAACAGAAATACCGCAAGAATATGCTGAGATAGTAAATCTTATAAATAAACATTATAATATAGAGGTAGATTAAATGGCAAGTAGTAAATATGTCGATATAACAAGTATAATGCAAGTTATTGGATGTATTTATAATACGCCGCACTTGTTAGATTATACTGATAAGTATTCTATCACAGATGATGATTTCCCCGATGAATTTCATCGTATTGCTTTTGGAGCTATATATAAAGTATATGAGCTTGGCGCACAAAAGATAACGTTAGAGAATATTGCTGACTTTTTATCTGCGCGTCCAAAAGCAGAAGCAGTATTTAAAAATTATAAAGGTAATGAATGGTTATTAAAAGTATCTGAGGCGGCTATCCCCGCGGCATTTGACTATTATTATGCTCGGTTAAAGAAAATGTCACTTTTACGTGCGTATGATAATTATGGAATAAATGTTACAGATATATATGACCCTGATAATATCTTAGATGCTAAAAAGAAACAACAGCAAGAAGAATGGCTTGATAATGCATCTCTTGAAGATATAGCTAATAAAGTTGACGCAAAGATTGATACAATTCGTATGCAATTTGTTGATGATGAATTTGGCGAAGCCGCACAAGCTGGAGAAGGCATCTTTGATTTAATTGATAGATTAAAAGCATACCCAGAAGTTGGTGTACCATTATATGGTCCATTAATTAATACTGTAACAAGAGGAGCAAGACTAAAGAAGTTTTATTTGCGTTCAGCCCCCACTGGTATTGGTAAATCTAGATCCATGATTGCTGATGCTTGTTATATAGCTTGTAATAAGATATATGATGAAGTATTTGGATGGATAAAGAATGGTACTTGTGAACCAACATTATATATTACAACAGAGCAAGAGAAAGAAGAGATCCAGACAATGATGTTAGCTTTTCTTTCTAATGTCAATGAGGAACACATTATTAATGGTAAATATGAAGGTGATGAAGAAGATAGAGTGCGCGAAGCCGCACAAATTTTATCTGACGCTCCTTTATATATTGAAGAATTGCCTGATTTTTCTTTACAAGATATTGAAGATAAGATAAAGAAAAATATTCGTGACCATGATATAAAATATGTATTTCATGATTATATTCACACCAGCCTGAGGATCTTGGAAGAGATTACTCGTAGAAGTGGAGGCATTAAATTAAGAGAAGATAATATCTTATTTATGCTTTCTATTCGTCTTAAAGATTTGTGTAATAAATATGGCATTTTTATTATGTCTGCGACTCAGCTGAATAGTGATTATCAGATGTCTACTACTCCTGATCAAAATTTATTAAGAGGAGCTAAGTCTATTGCGGATAAGATAGACTTTGGTTCTATTTTGTTGGGAGTTAAAACTGAAGATATCGAAGCTTTACAGCCTATCTTATCAAACAATACTTTTGATAAGCCTAATTTGAAATTATCTATTTATAAGAATAGACGAGGAAGATGGAAAGGTGTAATTTTATGGTGTAAAGCTGATTTGGGATGTTGTAGAATAAAACCGATGTTTTGTACATCATATGACTATGAGATTCAATCTATTGAAGATTTAAAAATTATAACAGAAGAGCAAAGTGCTTTTTAAGGAGGAAATATGGCTAAAAATAATGCAGTAAAGACTAATAAAGGATTTGAAAATACTGGTAAGAAGAAGAATAAGCGCAATTATACTGCGCCTATGTCTGTTTCCAAAAAGGCAAAGAAGTATATTGCTGATAGGCCGGAAGGCGTATCTGGAGATCCTTATGAATATAAAATGAGTGCTGAGTGCGCGAAAGATATTTTACGTGATGCCCCAAAGAAAGTACATCCACAGGCTTATTTATGTCAATATATAACTGAACAATATGGTTTACGTGGATATTGTCAAAGTGTGATTATAGGAGATTAAAATGACAGAATATAACAAAACAGAAATAAGAGAAAGTTTAACACTTGATAATATTTTTGATTTGTTACAAGAGTGGGGCGGAGAACCAGAATATAATAATACTGGGATTGTCTGCTCCACAATCTGTCATAATCCTCCAGGAGTTGGAAGTCGTAAGTTATACTATTATGAAAACACTAAATTATTTAAGTGTTATACTGATTGCGATTGCGCATTTGATATATTTGATTTAACCGCAAAAGTAGCGTTAATACAATCAAATAGACAAATGGGTTTAATAGATGCTGTTAGATATATTGCTTATAAATTTAATATAGATGGTACAGTTTTAGATGATGATATTGGTTTAGAGGACTGGCATTATTTAAACGATTATGAAAAAATAAATGAAATTGAAACACCAGAAGATATTCATCCTGATTTAAAAATCTATGATAATACTATTGCTAATAACTTTTATAAGTACAAATGTCGTTTGCAACCGTGGCTTGATGAACATATTTCACAAGAGGTATTAGATCATGCTAAGATAGGATATTGTTATGCGACAGATCAAATAACCATCCCACACTATAATAGTGAAGGTGAATTAATTGGTCTGCGCGGCCGCACAATGTGTAAAGAAGAAGCTGAACAATTTGGTAAATATAGACCAATCAAAATCAATGGAATAATGTTTAATCATCCTCTTGGTTATAATTTATATAATTTTAATAATTCAAAAGAGAATATTAAAACGATTGGTAAAGCTATTGTATTTGAAGCTGAGAAATCATGTCTTTTATATCAAACATATTTTGGAATAGAAAATGATATTTCAGTTGCTTGTTGTGGTAGTACATTATCTTCTTATCATGTGCAACTTTTATTAGAGGCTGGTGCAAAAGAAATCATTGTTGCATTTGATCGTCAGTTTCAGGCAATTGGAGATCCAGAATTCAAACGATATACAAAGAAATTAACTAATTTCAATGAAAAATATAAGAGTTTAGTTTTAATGTCATTTATTTTTGATAAAAATATGATTACATCTTATAAAGCAAGCCCAATAGATGAAGGTAAAGAAAAATTTTTAAAGCTGTTTAAAGAAAGGATAATTTTGTAAAATGCAAACATTAGAGCAAGATGTTAAAGAATATAGAAAATCACATCCTAATTGTAAATATTGTGCTCATGCAAAATTTACCTCTCTATCTGCACTTGGCATCCCTGGCGGCTATGATTGGTGGGAATGTAGATGTAGCGACAAGATTATTAAATTTTTAAAAAAAGCAATAGTATGTCGTTATTACAAAGTTCGTTAAAAGGAGAATAATATGAATTATCAATTAATTGGCCCAGAAGTACCAAAAGTACCACCAGTTGAATAGGTATTTATAAATCGAGGACTTTAGCCTGAAGATTTATATCATTATAAAACAACAACAGAATAGGATTTAATTGATCCTGAGATAATACAAAATATTAAAAGGGGCGTAACTTTATTAATTAAACATATTTAGGCTAAAGATAAAATATTTATTCAAGTAGATAGTGATTGTGATGGTTATACTTCTGCAGCACTTTTAATTAATTATTTAAATTCTTTATTCCCCGCATATGTACAAAATTATATTACTTATAGATTACACCCTGATAAAAGTCATGGTTTAAAATTAGAAACCATTCCAGAAGATATAAAAATGGTAATCGCGCCAGATGCAAGTAGCAATGATTACGAGATACATAAAGCTCTTGCTGAAAGAGGATGTGATGTATTAGTAATTGATCATCATATTGCAGACCATGAATCAGACTATGCTTGTATAATTAATAATCAAATTAGTGATTATCCAAATAAAACACTATCTGGCGCAGGTATGGTTTATAAGTTTTGTTCTTATATTGATGAATTATTAAATATAGATAACTCTATATATTTTTTAGATTTGGCTGCTCTTGGTATTATTGCTGATATTATGGATTTGCGCGAATTTGAAACTCGTTATATCATAGAGCAAGGCATGGCTAATCCAAATAATCCATTCATCAAAGAGATGATGAAACGTCAAGAGTTTAAGATACAAAATCATCTTACGCCATTTAATATATCATTTTATATTGCACCATTCGTTAACGCGATGACACGTTCTGGTACATTAGAAGAACGTACAATTCTGTTTGAATCTATGCTGGAATATTTAGCATATGAATAGATCCCTTCCACAAAAAGAGGCTGTAAGGGATTAACAGAAACTAGAGTAGAGCAAGCTGTACGTACCTGCACTAATGTTAAAAATAGACAAAGTAAGATCATTACGGCCCAGACAGAAATCATTGAGCAAATTATTCAATAGAAGCATTTACTCGATAATGTTTTAATTGCGGTTAAGCTTCCAAAGGAAATGGCTGCTGACCGTAATGTAACTGGTTTAATTGCTACATAGATTGCAAATAAATATAGACACCCGACCGCAATTCTTAATCAGACAGAACATGATGGAGAAATCTGGTGGGAAGGATCAATGAGAGGCGCCCCGCACATACCTATTACAGATACTCGACAAATGTTCTTGGACACTGGTTTAGTTGAATATTGCGAAGGCCATTCAAATGCAGGAGGAGTTGGTATAAAAGATTCAGCTTTTCCTCTATTGATAAAATCTTTAAATGAGAAATATCCAGATATTGATTTCTCCCCAATGTGGTTTATTGATTTAAAAATTCCTATGACATATCCAATAGATCATATAGAAGAATGGGTATATGATTTAGGTAAGATGAATGATTACTGGGGACAAGGATTAGAAAAACCGTATGTGTTATTTACAAAAGTAAGAATTAATAAAGATAATATCCAAATTATGAAAGGCACAACTATTAAAATTACGTGCGGTCAATTGAGCTTTATTAAGTTTAATACTAATGAAGACGAATTTAACGCATTGTATTCTGATACTGGATGGAAAGAATTAAGTGTTATTGGCACTTGTGCAATAAATAAATGGAATGGATATGAAAATCCATAGGTTTTAATCGAAGATTATGAGATCACACGCTCTATGGCCTTCGATTTCTAATTGGACAAAATACATTAAAACTGTTCATAGAAAAGTTATAAAGATTGAGAAAAACTCATCTCGTATTTATTTTTAAGGAGGATAACGATATGTTAAGAATTGACAATGCAGGATATAATTGTAGCGCAGCAAGTGTAGAAAATGATGTGGTACTTGCTACATTTAGTTTTAATGCTGATAATTATGATAATTATTATTTAAACATCACTTATCATGATGAAGCTAATCTAAATTCTGCCGTTGTAGATGCAGACCTTGCTTCTTTCAAGACTAAAGTTGCAGATGCTATTGCTTCTGCATTCTGACGTTTCTAAATGCAACTATATAATTAAGGGGGGTAGTTATATAATAAAACTATCCCCCATTTTTCCGTTCTAAACATCCGGCCGGCCACAGCTGAAAGACCCGAAAAATCAGATTTAAAAAAGCCCTGGGTATTTTTTCCAGAAAATTATGAGTTGACAATTTTTATAAAAAATGGTATAATATAATTAGAAAACATAGTAAAAGGAGAAAGTATGGAATTAACAAGAAAGCAAGCCGAAGGATTAAATATTGCTTTGCAAAGATATAATAATCATGAACCATATACAGTTATTTCCGGGTACGCTGGAAGCGGAAAATCAACGTTGGTTTCTTTTATTATTGATGCATTAAATATAGATAGACAAGATGTCGCATATGTTGCTTATACGGGTAAAGCATCTTTAGTATTAAAATCAAAAGGATGCCCGAACGCTATGACTGCGCACAAGTTATTATATCGCTGTTGGCCTAAGAATGATGGTACTTTTGCATTTGTACCCCGTAGACCATTAGAATAGCCATATAAATTAATTGTTGTTGATGAAGTATCTATGCTTCCAAAAGAAATGTGGGAGCTTTTATTATCTCATTATGTTCATGTAATTGCTCTTGGTGACCCAGGTCAGCTCCCGCCAATAGGAGAAGATAATGGTATTTTGGAGCATCCTCATATCTTTTTGGATGAGATTGTGCGCCAAGCACAAGAGTCTGAAATTATTCGTCTTAGTATGGATATCCGTGAAGGTAAACCATTACCATTAATGCGCGGTAAAGAAGTAATTATCATTGATAAATCTGATTTAGTAACAGGTATGTATACTTGGGCTGATCAAGTATTATGCGGCAAGAATGAAACAAGATATAATGTAAATGATTACGTTCGTAAAGCCTTGTGGAATGTAGAAGATCCTACTCCTATTATTAATGATAAAGTAGTGTGTGGTCATAATGACTGGAATACTTTTTCTACTGGTGAATTTCAACCTTTAGTTAACGGTTTAATAGGTAATATCAATAGTATTAGAGATTTATCTTTATCAGTTCCAAGGGTTGGTAATGTACACATTTTCTCATGTGGATTAGATATTAATGATACTGAAGATACTTTTAATCCAATGTTTATGGATGCAAAATTATTTTTAGAGCATACACCAGTTGTTACTAAAGAAAATTTCAGATTTTTAAAAAACTTATGCATTAAACCATTTGAATATGCTTATTGTATTACAGTTCACAAATCTCAAGGTAGCGAATATAATAAGGTCTTAGTTCTTGAAGAATATCTTAAGGGCGGAGATCATAAGCGTTGGTTATATACTGCATGTACTCGTGCAGTTCAAAAATTGGTGATAGTTAGGAATTATAGATAATGGACTATTGTCCAGGTTTACTTGACATAAAGTAAAAAATATGGTATAATACATATATAGAGAAAATATGAATGAGGTAAATGCCAATGACTTATTTTAATTGTCATGCTCATACTATGTATTCAAATCTCCGTTTACTTGATTGCATCAATCGGCCAGAAGCTTTAATAAAGACAAGTAAAGATTTGGGTCTCAGCGGTCTTGCAATTACAGACCATGAGACTCTTAGTTCGCATATGACAGTAAATAAAATAGCTAAAGTAATACGTGAAACTGATCCAGACTTTACGATTGCATTAGGTAATGAAGTTTATTTAACTGATACAAGAGAGCCTAAACAGAAGTATTATCACTTTATTTTTATTGCAAAAGATGAAATAGGATATAAGCAATTGAAAGAGTTAAGTACAATTGCGTGGGATAATTTATATAAGACAGGTAAGATGGAAAGAGTACCAATCTTGAAATCTGAGGTTCAAGAAATTATTTCTAAAAATCCTGGCCATATAATTGCAACAAGTGCTTGTATTGGTGGAGAATTATCATCTAATGCATTACAAATGTCATTATATGAAAAGGTAAATGATATAAGTAATGCAGAGATTTATTATCAAAATATTAAAAGTTTTCTCAAATATTGTTTAGATTTATTTGGTGAAGATTTTTACATAGAGTGCGCTCCGAGTACAGATAATGACCAGATTATTGTAAATCAAAAATTATATAAAATATCTCAAGCATATAACATTCCGATGGTTGTGGGAACTGATGCCCATTATTTAAGACCAGAAGATAGAATGATTCATAAAGCTTATCTTACTTCAAAAGAAGGAGAAAGAGAAACTGATAAGTTTTATGCGTATACATATGTTATGTCTCCAGATGAAGCTAAGACATTATTAATGGAAAGTTTTCCTGAAGATGTTGTTGATTGGTTATTTGCAAATAGTTTAGATTTACAAAAGAAAATAAATTGGTTTAGTCTTGAAAGAAAACAAATTATTCCTAAAGTTGATTTGCCGTATATAGAAAAGTTTGATTTTACAGATAAGTATCCAATATTAAAATCATTGGCAAATAGTAATGAATTACAAGAAAGATATTGGTTATCTGAGTGTTGTGCAGCAATGAAAGTTAAAGGATTTACAGATAAAGAAGAATATTGGCAAAGATTGGAAACTGAAGCTGATGTTATTAAATGTATTGGAGAAAAATTAGATGATTGTCTTTTCGCATATTTCAATACATTTAAACATTATATTGACTTATTCTGGGAGTGCGGGAGTATCGTTGGTCCAGGGCGTGGTTCATCAACTGGATTCCTTAGCAACTACTTATTAGGAATTACTCAGCTTGATCCGATTAGATGGAATCTTCCATATTGGCGATTCCTTAATAAAGAGAGAGCGGAGTTACCTGATATTGATATTGACCTTGCTCCAAGTAAACGCCCTTTAATTTTCCAGAAGATTAGAGAAGAACGTGGTAAGTTTGGATTATCTCAGGTTGCAACTTTTGGAACTGAGGGTACGAAATCAGCAATTCAAACTGCGTGCCGTGGTTATAGAAGTGAAGAGTTTCCCGATGGTATTGATTCTGATATTGCCTTATATATGTCTTCATTGATCCCACAAGAACGTGGATTTTTATGGGAGATTAATGATGTTATCTACGGTAATGAAGAGAGAGATAGAAAGCCAGTAAAAGCATTTCTTGATGAAGTAAATAAATATCCTGGTCTATTAGATATTATTATTTACATTTGTGGATTGGTGAATAAAAGAAGTAGTCATGCAAGTGGTGTTATTTTATATGGAAATGATCCATTTGATACAGCATCATTTATGCAGACTCCAGGTGGAGATATGATTACTTGTTGGGATTTACATGAAGCAGAAGCCGCAGGAGATACAAAATATGATTTTCTTGTAACTGAAGCATCTGATAAGATTATTAAGTGTTATGAAATCTTAAAAGAAGAAGCAGAAATTCCAAATGTAGATTTAAGAACATTTTATGATAAATGGTTGCATCCAGAAGTAATAGATGTGACAGAGCAGCAATTGTGGGATCATTTAGCCGCAGGCGATATTTTGGATATATTCCAATTTGCAACCGGAGTCGGTTTAATGATAGCAAAGAAATTAAAACCACAGAATATGTTGGAGATGACTGCGGCGTCCGCATTGATGCGCTTGATGGCAGAGAAAGGTAAGGAATCACCGCAGGATAGATATGTAAGAATTAAAAATAATCCGTCAGCATTTGAAATGGAAATGTTAAAACATGATTTAACAACAGAGCAACGAGCAGCGTTTCATAAGTATTGTGATGATTATTATGGAACAGTTCCGTTACAGGAGCAAATGATGGAAATCTTAATGGATGAAAATATCGCAAATTTTACATTGGCAGAAGCAAATGCCGCACGTAAGGTAGTTGCAAAGAAGCAAATGAAAAAAATTCCTGAATTAAGAAAGCAGTTATATGAACACGTAAATAATAATATATATGCTGATTATATTTGGGAAATTGCGGTAGCTCCTTCATTAGGATACGCATTTAGTAAAAATCATAGTTTACCATATTCATTTGTTGGTATTCAAATGTGTTATCTTGCAACTCATTTCAATCCAATCTATTGGAATACAAGTTGTTTGATAGTAAATAGCGGAGCAATGGACCCAGATGCCGGTGGTCAAACTGATTATGGGAAAATTGCAAAAGCGATTGGAGATATTAAACAAGCTGGTATTAATGTCAGTTTAGTAGATATTAATCAATCTGACTTTGGTTTTAGACCAGATGTAAAAAATAATAGAATCCTTTTAGGTTTAAAGAATTTGTTAAATGTTGGTGATGATGTAATTGCAAATATAATAGAAAAACGTCCATATAAATCACCAAAAGATTTTTATTATAAAGTTAATCCAGGGCGTAAAGCTATGTTATCTTTAATTAAGGCTGGCGCGTTTGACATGATGGAAGAACGCAAGTTTGTAATGGCATGGTTTTTATGGGAAACTTGTGATAAAAAAAGTAGATTAACTTTACAGAATATGCCAAGTCTATTTAAATATAATCTTGTTCCACTCGATAGTGATAATATGAAATTAGGAAAAAGAATATATGAATTTAATAGATATTTAAAAGCTTGTTGTAAAGTTACCGGTGATTCGATTAATTATCATCTTGATGAAAGAGCAATCAACTTCATGACAGAAATTGATAGAGATAATTTCATAGACGTAGATGGCGGATTTTTACTTAATATGAATGCTTGGGATAAAATCTATCAGAAAGAAATGGATATATTTAGAAATTGGATAGCATCAGATAGAGAAGGTATCTTAAAAAAATTAAACTCTATTATCTTTAAACAAGATTGGGATGATGATGCAAAAGGCAATTATTCATCTTGGGAAATGGAAGTCGCTTGTTTCTATTATCATGAACATGAATTAACTAACTTTAATACATTTTTATATGGCGTAAGTGATTTTTATTCATTACCAGAAGATCCAGTAGTAAGTAAATATTGGAAGAGAGGTGGAAAAGAAATTCCATTATTTGAACTTACAAAGATTGCTGGGACTTGTATTAGTAAGAATAAAAATAAGAGCACAGTAACATTATTAACGACTTCAGGAGTAGTTGAAGTTAAGTTTAGAAAAGAATATTTCGCATTATTTGATAAGCAGATTTCTGAACGTGGAGATGATGGCAAAAAACATATAATTGAAAAGTCTTGGTTTAATAGAGGAAACATGATTATTGTAAACGGTATGCGCTCAGGGGATAATTTCATTTGTAAGAAATACGCAAGTACCGCAGGACATCAATTATATAAAATTACGTCAATTGATAAAGATGGTAATGTTACGTTACAAGATGCACGATATCAAGGAGGCATTGAAGAAGAAGATGAGTCATAGGTATAAAGTAATAGCTATCGTTGGAGAAGCAGGGTCTGGAAAAGACTCTCTTCTTCAGCGTTTATATAAGAAAATAGATAGTAATGAAATAATAAGTTATACGACAAGACCAAAAAGAGATTATGAGACAGATGGAATTAATTATCATTTTGTTACTGCTGATGAATTTGCAAATTTAATTAGCAAAGATAAAATGTTAGAAGCTACAGTATTTAATGGTTGGGCTTATGGTACTGCAATGGATTCTTTAAAACCAAATAAAATAAATATTGGAGTATTTAATCCAGAGGGAGTAGAATATTTATGTGAAAATTCTAATGTAGATGTTCTTATTGTGCATTGCCTGTGTAGTTCCAAAACCAGACTATTAAGACAACTAAATAGAGAAATTAACCCTGATATTAATGAAATTATTAGACGTTTTACAGCTGATGCAAAAGATTTTAAAGCTTTTAAAGAATTTGTAGCGCATGATCGTCCAGATATTTTAATAATAGATACTGAAGGAAATACAGTAGAACAAGAGGCTGATATAGTAGTCAGAGGATTAATTAACTGGTTAGTTATTGATAAGGAGGATATTAAACATGCATGTATTAAAACGTAATGGTGAATTAGTGCCATTTGATGGTGAACGTATCGTTAATGCAATTAATCGTGCTTTCTGTGAAGTTGACGGATAGCTATATGAGACAGATACAGCTACAGATATTGCTCTTGAGATTGGACAAAAAGCTGATAAATTAAATCGACCATTTACAGTAGAAGAAATACAAGATATGGTTGAAGACTATTTAATGCGTTCTGAGCGCAAAGACGTAGCGAGAGCTTATATTCGTTATAGATACAAGAAAGAAGTCGCAAGAGGAATTAAAACTGATTTCTTTGATGCCATTAAAGATAAATTGGAAGCACGTAATGTCCAAAATCAAAATGCTAATGTAGATGAACATTCTTTTGGCGGGCGCATGGGCGAAGCAACAGGAGTAATGACAAGAGCATATGCGCTTGAAAACTTAATTTCTCCTATGGCAAAACAGCATCATTTAAACAATGAAATTTATATTCATGATTTAGATGCATATGCAGTAGGTATGCACAACTGTTTATCTATACCTTTTGATTCATTATTAGCAAAAGGGTTCAATACCAGACAAACCGATGTGCGCCCGGCCAATTCTGTTGGTACAGCTTTTCAATTAGTTGCTGTAATTTTCCAACTTCAAAGTTTGCAACAGTTTGGTGGCGTTTCTGCGACTCACTTGGATTGGACTATGGTGCCATATGTAAGAAAAAGCTTCCGTAAGCATTTTAAAGATGGGATGCATTATATTGAACAGCTGTCATATGAAAAAGATACAGGAGATGCCGTTATTGATACATGGAGTCCTTGTGAAGAAATGAGTATTGATGCGCCAGAATATATGCTATTTAAAAAGGCTTATCAATATGCTTTAGATATGACACAAAGAGAAGTGCATCAAGCTGTTGAAGGATTATATCATAATTTAAATACTTTACAGTCAAGAAGCGGTAATCAACTTCCATTTACTTCTATTAACTATGGCACTTGTACTTTGCCAGAGGGAAGAATGATTATTAAAGCCCTATTAGATGTTTCTATTGAAGGTGTTGGCGCACTTCATAAAACAAGTATTTTCCCTTGTGGTATTTTCCAAGTAATGGAAGGAGTAAATAAAAGATATGGCGACCCAAATTACGATTTATTTAGATTAGCTCTCGTCTCTACAGCCAAACGATTATATCCTAACTATGCGAATGTAGACTGGTCAGGAAACGCTGGGTATGACAAAAATGATCCCACAACATATTTCAGCACAATGGGAAGTGTAAAACGCTCCATTTAAAATCTCGTGAACCTTGCTTAAAGGGTGTGCGCTTAATGGCGTGCTAACGGTTAGACCCTAATATATTATAGCTGTGTTATTAGGGCGAGATCCGTGCTAAATTTTGGACAAAACATCCAAAACTGTGCCGCACAATTTTTAAATATATGTAGAACAGTTTTGGAGGCGTTATAATGATAATATATAAAATTACTAATTTAATCAATAATAAAGTTTATATTGGTCAAACAATAAATTCTTTATCTTAGCGATTTAACCGTCATAAAAATGATGCTTTAAATAATATATTAGATACTCATTTTGCAAGAGCAATAAGATATTATGGTATAGATAATTTTAAAGCAGAAGTTATTGATACAGCAACAACTCAAGAAGAATTAACACAAAAAGAACAATATTGGATTCAATATTATGATAGTGTTAATACTGGTTATAATGAAACTGATGCAATATCAAAATGTGGCGGTAATACTTATAAAAGCAAAACTCCTGAAGAAATAAAACAAATTGGAAATAAAATTCGTCAATCAAAATTAGGCGGAAAAAATCCAAGAGCAACAGGAGTAAAATGTAAAAACATTTACACAAATGAAGAATATCATTTTGATAGTCAATCAGAAATGCAAGCATTTTTTAATGAAACAAATCATCAATTTATTTCAAGAAGATGCTTAAAACAAGTAAAATGTTTATACAAAAATACTTGGTTAATCGCTTATGAACAAGATGAATATATTAAAGATTATACAATTAAAAAGTCCAAATAAATGTGTATCGACTATCGGTGATGAATGTAGCCGAGTAGGACTGGAGATAAGCACCAGTTCCAAGCGCGAGACTATTATAATATTTATTATAATAGAAGATATAGTCAGTACTTATAGTAATATAAGATTTATATGTGTAGAACAGCTAACGGATTTGATATTAACCATGAAAAAGGAGTTAATGGACAGCGCAAGGACGGACGCGGTAATATATGCCCTGTCACCATTATCCTTCCAACTGTAGCCATGCAAGCAAAAGGAATTGCTGAAGAGACTGGAGAAGATTTAATTGATGCCTTCATGAATCTATTGGAAAAATATATTTACGATGCAAAAGACATGCTCATTGAAAGATACCGCTGGATTTGCAGCCAACCAATGAGTAGCGCACGTTTCATGTATGAAAATAATACAATGGCTGGCTATCATCCTCAAGAAGGTATTGAAAGTGCGCTGAAGCATGGAACGCTTGCACTGGGTCAATTAGGCCTTGCTGAAGCACTACAAATATTAATTGGTAAAGATCATACCACAACAGAAGGCATGGATCTAGCAAAGCATATCGAGGAGATGTTTAGAAATAAGTGCGCCGCTTTTAAAAAAGAATATAGATTAAATTTTGGTGTTTATTATACTCCTGCCGAGAATTTATGCTATACCGCATTAAAGAAATTTAGAGATAAATATGGAGTTATTCCTAATGTTTCTGATAAAGAATTCTTTACTAATTCTATACACGTACCAGTGTGGAAGCAAATCAGTCCATTTGATAAAATTGATATTGAGTCACAATTAACTGGTTATTCTTCTGCTGGATGTATTACTTATGTAGAATTAGAATCTTCTGTTATTAAGAATATAGATGCTTTAGAAGAAGTTGTTATTTATGCAATGGATCATAATATACCGTATTTCGCGGTAAATGTTCCAAATGACACTTGCTTAGAGTGCGGTTACACTGGAGAATTTAATAACGTATGCCCTATGTGCGGAAGCGCAAAAATCCAACAGTTAAGAAGAGTTACAGGTTATTTAACAGGTAATTATTCAACAGCTTTCAACCTTGGAAAACAAGATGAAGTACATCATAGAGTAAAACACACTGGATATATGGAGTAAGGAGGTGCAGCTAATGCGCTACGCAGGAATTGTAAAAAATGATTTTGCCGCTGCTCCTGGAGTATGTTTAAGTTTTTTTGTTCAAGGTTGTCCATTACATTGTTATAAATGCCAGAATCCAGATACGTGGAATTTCGATGGAGGGAAAGAATTTACTCCAGAAGTTTTAGATGAAATAGAAGAAGGGTTAACCGCCAATGGAATACATCGTACATTATGTATCATGGGCGGTGAGCCCTTATGCGATGATAACTTATTCTTAACGCAATTAGTGATTAGAGAAATAAAGAAAAGATGTCCTTGGGTAAAGATATGGGTATGGACAGGATATGACTCAGAAACCATTTTTAATACAAATGATGCAAAAATGAAATTCATCATTAATGAGATTAATGGTTTAGTTACTGGTCCCTATATAGACAGCCTACGAGATATAACTTTACCAATGCGAGGGAGTTCTAATCAAGAGGTTATAGATTTGACAAGTTAAGAAAAAAATGTTATAATATTCTTATAAAATAATAAAGGAGTTTTTCATGATAACAGTTTCATCATATGATATTTTGACTAAGCTTCCCATTCATAATGAGGGTGAACTTGCTCTTGTAAAAGAAGAGAATAAGATTTATCAATATAATGATGGATGGAAGCCTATAAAAATTGAAGGCAATGGTTTACAATTATCATTATATGAAATTAATCAAAATATTTTTGCTCAATTAGATCCAATGTCAGAAGAAGATCTAACCGCTAAACGACGTGAACTAATTAAGTTTACTAATCAAGATCGTTTTTATAAAGCAAAATATTTTAGTTTAATGTGTTTAGACAGACGATATGTTACTATTTTTTCCATGTCTGAATTAACAATGCCTAAGCGAGAATTCTTAATTGAAGAATTAATGTCTCTTGTTAATGAGCTTGGGAAAATTAAAGATATTACAATTAATGACGATCATGTAGAGATTTGGATTACAGATGTAGAAGATAATACTGATTGTTATTTGTTTTTTGATTATACAAATGGAGTAATTGAAATATGAAATATTTATTATGTGAAATTTAGTTTGGTGCATCAAGATAGCAGATTTATTATGTAAACGATCAAGAGAATACAGTAATGCCAATAGCTCAAGTAAGTATAGCTGCTTTACCTGATTTATTGGTTGGTTGTGTCGCAGAGCATAGCTGTAATAATATTGTTTTGGTTGGACCAGATGATTATATAGACGGCTTACGAAAAGATATAAACGATATCGCAACAATTAGATATAATAATATGAATATAAATGTATATACAGGAGGAATCGGAGCAGATGGCAAAGTATCTATTGAGAACTGAAGAAGTTTATCGAGTTGATTCTGAAAGTGAAGCACAAGAGCTAATCGAAGAAGCAAAACAAGACGCATACACTTTAACTAAATATAATTGTGAATATCACGAGAGAAAAGCAAAAGGCGAAGTAGTTGATTCTTGGTATAGAGTATCACTAAAGCGCACATTTTCAGAAGAAAAAGAACCTGCAGGATATACCTATATTACATATACTGATTAAGGAGAAAAATAAATATGGCAAAATTTGAAATTGTTTCTCGTTTTAAAGATGCTGGTTTAACATTACCCACACGTGCCACGGCGCACTCAGCTGGGTATGATTTGTGCGCGGCGGAGGATTTTATAATTCCTGCATATTCAGATCTAAACACTTAGATTAGATTTGGATTAGTTGATCGTGGTTTTAGTTATTCAAAGCCTACCACTATTAAAGAATTAGCAGACTTTACTAAAGAGAAAGGATTGAGACCATCTTTAGTATCTACTGGAATGAAAATACAATTAGCTAATGATGAATATTTGGAATTGTCTGTGCGCAGTTCGACACCACTGAAAGACTGGCTGATTTTAGCTAATAGTGTAGGTATTATAGATGCTGATTATTATAATAATCCTTCTAATGAAGGAGAAATCTTTTTACAGCTAATAAATTTATCTTATTTCCCCATTCAGATTCATAAAGGAGATTGTCTCGCACAGGGCATTATTCATAAGTATTATACAGTAGAAGATGATAACCAGACCGCAGAGCGCATTGGAGGCTTTGGATCTACATCATGAGAGTGCTGGCCTTAGATCAAGCCAGTCACATATCAGGATACTCAATTTTTGATGATAAAAAGTTAATTAAAAGCGGATTGATTCCGCTTAAAGACGATGAGTTTGGTTAGCGTTTATATGCTTTGCGCACACAAGTAAAGTAGATGGTATAGGATTATGATATTGATACTATTCTATTAGAGAATGTGCAATATCAAAATAATGCCGAAACACTAAAAATTCTTGGAGAAGTCCTCGGCGTATTAGAAGAATTGGCAGTAGAGCTAGTTGGAGTTAACTACAAGATAATTTCTTGTAATACGTGGAGGTCCGGTTTGGGAATAAAAGGACGAACTCGCGCAGAATAGAAAAGAAATGCTTAGCAATATGTCAAAGAGACATATAATAAAAAAGTTACACAAGATGAGGCAGATGCGATTTGTATCGGTGCTTATTATGTAAATAAAGATGTTGGCTTTAATTGGGGAGATTAAGGCCAACACCTTTTTATATATATTGCTAAATTTTTAAATATTATTGTAGGAAAACAATTAAAGGAGGCATACAATATTTATGGTTTGGGAAATCATCATTAAATATTGGGTGCAATTTCTTCTCGGTATTATTGCTTCTGGTCTAACCGCTTTATGTACTCATTTTTATAGTTTGTATAAAAAAGAAAAAACATCTAAACAAGCTAACTTAGAAAAAAAGTTTGTACAAGAAGTTAAAGATTTAATCAATGACAATAATAAGGAAATAATGAAAATTATTCGTGAGGAAGAACTTGCTTCCAATAGAACAGATCAAATAATGGGGGCATAGATGAACTCCATTCAAAATGAACTGAAAATACTAACTGAAGGTATGTTGTCTGTACAAGGACGACAGTTCAAAGAAGATTGCCGTACTCTATTGAAAGATGACCATATAATTACTTTACAAGAATATGAGAATATTACAAGAGAGCATGAAACATATAATGCTTTACATGGAAATCATGAAGGCGATAGTTTATTTAGCTTAGTAAAAGTTAAATATGAAGCTACACTAAAATGAAAATAAGGGACTGAGTTAAAAAGCTCAGTCCCTTATTTTTTTTTATTTTTTATAATACAACTCCATCCTTAGATGGTGTAACTATTGGTGTATATTTATATTGATTAACTTGTACTTCAATCATTGTACTAATATAAGCATTTAAATCTGAATAAACAGAATTTAAATAATCATACGCTTCGCCCTACAATGTTTTAATTACTTGTTGATATACCATTTGAAATGCTTTCTTTTGCGCTTCTAGGTCAAATTCACCTTTATCTTTCAATGCGTTTACATATGTCTAATTGGTTGCAATTACACAATTTGTAACTGTCGTAGAAAGCATATCTATATACTTCTTCAATAACGCGTTGTCAGTCTTTGTGGCTAACTCTGTTGATTTAATTTTAATTACTTGAATTATATAAGCAGTTAAAATGCCCAACAGTGGAAAAATACAAAGCTCAAAGACTTTAGCTATTAATTCCATTCTATCCATCTTCTTCACTCCATTTCAATAAAATATTCATAGCTCCATAATATAACAATTCTAATTCTTCAAAAAACCAAGGATTGGATAAATATGGAGATTTATAATGTTCATAAGGACACCAATTCCGCATTAAATAAATTGGAATTGATTTTTTAAAATCCTATTCACTTATATACTCTTGCATATCTTTGTCAGAATAATATTTATTCATAAGTATCATATAGACTTCCGATAAGTTTATACTTTTAGACATTTTATTTACATCTAATACCACATTATCAGCAATAGAACGATAACATAATGTGCGCTCGCCCGATGGTAATAACGCCAATACTTTATTAAACTATCCTACTTCACATAATTCAATTTTTTTAGTAGAATATTTTGTATAAATAAAAAATGAATCATATTCTGGATGTGTAGTTTTCCATTTGTCTACAATATCTAATGCATATGCGTAATTGAGCGCATATGGATAATACCATCCACCATTATCAGGATTTTTTTGACAAGAAAATAAGTTACATTTAATATCTATATTTGGGTTATAAAAATTATTAACAAAGAAATTCAGCCAATCAGTAAACAAGTCTGGTAAAAAATTTACATTAGCATATAATTCATCTTCATCTCTATCTTCAAAATTAGCAGGCACTAATGTTGATTTCGTTCTAATAGAGATATGAACGTTTGAATATATATTAGTATATTTATCAATTAAAGAAACTAATTGATTATAATTATCAAGCACTTTCTATGTTGAGCCTTCTCCTCTATTATAATCATTAATTTCTGGCTATCCATCAATAGAAATCTATAAATGAATACAATAATTTTTATTACGATTACCATAAGTATGTAATAATGACATAATTCTTATAATAGATTCTGCGCTATTTGGTACTGTAAAATTTGAAGAAATAAAAAAATCTGTTAAATTAGGGAATGTTGTCAAAAATTTAGGTAAATAATCAAGAAATCCCTAAATGCCTAATAATGGTTCGCCGCCCCATAATTCTATTATTTTTAAGCTTTCCGCATTATTATTATTTAATTCAAGGAATTTATTGATATAAATATTGTAATTAAAAGGATAATTTATTTCCTCCCCCTTATAATCGCGCATATGACAATATTTACACTACAAATTACAAGAAGAAGAAAGATAAATTATAAGTTTTTCAAAGTTATTCAATATAAAATAATGGGCAAATAATAAAACTAATAGCTACATTTAAATCATTAACAATCATATTCATACTTCCTCCTATATTTAGATTATACCAAATATCTTTATTTTTGTCAACTTGTGCTTAAATCTACTCTACTTTCATTATAAGTATTATATTTTTCTTCGAAACATTTCCATCCATCAGATGTACGAGTATAAACTTCAGCTCCTCGCCATCCACTTGGAGTATAAATGCCCGCTGTAGCATATTTCCATCCATTATGATAAATTCTAACTTGTCTTAAATCTCTCATCTTTTTTCTAAAATAAAATGGTATCAACTCAAAATTTGTCCCATTATAAGGTAAGTTCATGCCAACACCATTTTTATGTGTAGGTACTAAATTCATCCAATCTCCTTGAACGGCATTCGCAAAAGTTTTACCATTCCAGTCTTCATTAGCTACTCTTACATAACATTCAGTATTATATGGAATTGCACTACTTAATATCTCATGTGATTGTAATTGGTAGATTTTACTACTAGTTGTACTAGCCGTATATAGTGCTGCCCAAGTACTAGCTGATCTATCTAATCCCCAATTAATATAATCTGTGCCCATTCTTTTAGAAGAATTATTAGAAGCATTACTGTTATACATAACAGCAACAGATATTGCACCATCACTTGCGGTATTACCACCTACAGTAGTCGGATTTGTATCCGACCCTGTATGCGGTAATACCTTATTCATAACAATATATGTGTGAGAACTTAATATAATGCCTGAAGGAGTATATGTTTTACAAGATGTACTAATTCTCATCTAAAAAGTTGAAGCAGCCATCTATGATGTAACATTTATAGTATCTAAATTTAAAGCCATATACTTTGTCCTCCTTATGCTTTATACACAAAATATAAACTACCATTTGGAGCTGTTGCAGTTGGCGCACTAGTTCCATATTTAGTAGTACGATAATATCCTGAATTAAATATTGTTCCATCAGGATAAAATGTAATTGAAGGAAATGATGATGGATTAGTGCCTGCATTAAACTGGTCATTTGTAATATAGGTAAACAATAGTCTATCCGGATCTGCAGTTACACTATAAGTACTTAATGCCCAGTTTCCATGTACGGTTAACATAGACCAAAGTGGATATAATATATTATTACCTGTTGACATATCACATCTAATTCTAGCATGAGTTCTTTGATCCCACCAAGAGCTACTTGTCAATTCAAATGGTGCAAGACCATTAATTCTATTGTCTTTATTGATAGTAAGATAACCTGCGTTAGTTCCAGCAGAATTACAACCATATAATCCTCTATGACTATTAACAGCAGTTTGAGAATACAGATATAATGTTCCTGAGCCACCGCATACTCCACATTGTCCTTCAATAGATTGAGCGGTATTAGCAGCATAGTGGCCGGCATGGAATTGACTTATATCTATAGTATTTACATATAAAGCTCTCCATCTTGAATTTGCAGTACCAAGATCTTGCGCTCCGCTATTATTTGTTTCGGCTTTTTGTGGATATAAATGGCCAGATGTATTAATTACTATACCAATTCTATTGGCCGCTGTTCCTGCATTACTTTCAATAAAAGTATTTGCATCTGTAACTATATACATATTTTCACCATTTGTAATACCTTTAGCAACTAAGACATTGTACGGAGCTTCGCCACCACCGATATATAAATCGCCTGCGCAATCTATTGTCATAGTAGCATTATTATCATCTGCTTGATTATTATTAAATAAACGAATTACGCCAGTGCCACCATTATGACCAGTAGTTGTATTTTTACATCTCAGCATGAAGCGTGCGCAAGCATTTGCATTAATGGCAGTTGTACCTTGGTCAAGAGCATATTCGTTATAAATACCTTTCCAACCTTTAAACCATTGTTCTGTGGTTCCAGTTGTTGCTAGTACAACACCACTAGCTGTGGCGCTAGCAGCCGGTATCGCAGCTCCAGTGCCTTGAGTCTATCCTAAAACAGTTACTTTTAATGAAGGTCCAGCAGTGGTACCAGCTGTCCATGCGCTTGAAGGAGAAATATTTACCCATTTAGGAGCTGTTGTAGTTCCTGCGCCAACTAATGCTTGAGTATTATTTGCGCCTCCTGCAGTTGGAGCATAAAAGCTAGCTGTTGAGGCTGCCTTTGACGCATTATTTAGCGTAACAGCAGTGCCGCCCGCATATGAAGAACATTCAGTAATTGCTCCAGTATTAGCGACATAAACTGGTTTTGTTCCACTTCCTAAACCAGTATCTTTAGCAATATGAACAACTTGTCGCCAAGCCCTCCATGCACTTGCGTTAGATAAACGGAAATAAAGACTGTCATTATTATTAGTGTTAGTACCTAACTACCATCCCCAGTTAGGAGCAGTATTACCGCCAGCTTTATTATAAGGTACTGATAATATTGAATAATATTTTCCATCACTATTTAGGCCATTAGTAGCACTACCTGTTCCAGTAAACATTCCAGCATCATAAATAGTATTTAAATCACCATTTGATACATGATAAGATAATAAATAAGCACTTGCAACTGGAGACTGCGTTAAATAATATGCACGATTTGCTGTCTAATCAACAGGTATAATATCACTATAATAAGCATTAGTACCATACATGCGTACTCTACCACGACCATTATTAGCTTCTGATGTAGCTTTGTTATTACCAAGAGTAATATAAGTTTCTTTTGTAGTTCCAGCTTCAACTTCGCCAACATCTAGTCTTACTTGACTATATGGCCCGAAATCATAAGCAGTTGGAATTTCACGATCATTTACTTTTCTATATCCAAAATGAATAGTTCTATTACCAGTATAATAACCGCCAAAATTAATTTCATTAGAATTACTTGGATATATTGTAATGGCTGGCTTAAATACATTATTTGTTACAGTAGTATCAGAAGTAAATCCATTAGATTTAATAAATCCATTACTCCAGATATTTTTAGCAACACCTATTCCACCATCAATTCTAATTGCTCCAGTAGTAGCAGAAGTAGAATCAGTTGTACTTCTAATATAAGTTGCGCCATTTACATCTAATACATAATTAGTAAAATCAATATTAGCATACGTACTATTAAGTCCTAATTTACCAAAGCTACCAGTCGCCGCACCTCCAGCAGAGGTCAAAAACTAAAAGCCTGTCTATCCAGAAATTAATTTAATAGATGAACCAACACCAGTCATATTACCGGTAACATTAGCACTACCATCAAAAGATTGACCCCAAATAGTTCTTGCAGTTTGAAATGTAGTTGCCGTAGTTGCGTTACCACTTAAAGCACCAGTAAAAGTAGTAGCATATACATTTGCCCATTTTAAAGATGTAGTTCCTAATGTATAAGTGTTTGTAGCATTTGGAGTAAAATGTCCTTTAACGCCCCAGTTAGTGCCATCATGATAAAGCATATATGTTCCGCTAGTACTTGCATTACGAGAAATATAAATTTTCCCATTATTATTGTAAAAACCCCATGTATTAGCACTAGTTCCAGAAGTAGCATTATTATGATCATTTCCTAATAATACAATAGTAGACCAGTTACCAGTTGGATAAATTCTAATGCCTTCTCTATATGTTCCAGATGTTGGATGAAGATTTAAACATCCGTCTATCATCTAAGCCGCAGCTGTGCCAGAAACAGCATTAGCCCCACTATAATAGGTCATATAATTAGTTGTACTAGAATTAACAGTTGCATTTAGAGCATAAGAAGTAGACTTTGCTTCACCTGCACTATCAATATAAATTGGCTAAGTTGTACTGCCGACTCCCGCAGAAGCACCAATAATAAGCCTTCCAGAAATTAATTGAGTACCAGCAGAACTATAACAACGATATAATGGAGAAAATGTTGTTTCACCACCGCTACCTACCAATATACGAGCTTGTTCTTGTCCGCCACCATACCACCATACAATATCTCCACTGTCATTAGAAGAGCTGCTTGGCGGTTTTAAATTAAGATTTCCTCCATTTATATCAACACTTTGACCAGATGGCATTGATAAAGCAGTAATTGCAGTAACTGTTCCATCGGCAGCAACATATACTGGTAAAACTGAACTTCCGACGGCGACATTGGCAGTAATATGAGCAACTTCTTGCCAGTCATTCCAAGCACTAGCAGTACTTGTTCTATAAAACAGCTAATTTGATACGGTTGACCCACCATGTATATAAACCTATGCTGCATAATCAGGAATAGTATTTCCAAATCCTTTTCTATACGGAAGTGTAAGAATTTGTCCATATTTATAACCTTTTGGCGCATTTGCTAATTTATTACCAGTATTACTATATAAAATTAAATCATATAATGTATTAGCATCTGCTGTTCCATTAGAGTTCTAATAAGAAACAATATAAGCATTGCTAAGATTCTAAGGACCAATAATTAAATTTCTATTAGCTGGCTATGGATATGTATCAGAATTCTATATTGTCGTATATGTAGTATTTTTACAATAAAGGAATATTCTTCCTTGTGCATGCTATCCTGCAGCAGTAATATTACCGCTATTTCCAATATATAAATCTGCATAATTAGCAACATCAGCATCATACCATCCACCATTACCATAGATATGAAGTCTCTCTAATGGCATAAGCAATCTTCCTATGCCTCTACCAGATTCACCATCTAAATACATTGGTAAACCATACTAAGCCATAGTTATATCGAATAGTCTTCCACTTGGATAAGTAGCAGATCTAGTGTGTGATGCAACTCCGCTTCCCCAACCTGCAATAAATCCTATATGAGCACCATATCTTTGAGAACTTACTGCGGTTACCATAAAAGTAATTCTTAACTTATTACAATACTACGGATAAGATGAAGCACTACTACTTGTATTACCGTTCATATAAAATGAAACATCTGGATAAATAACACGATAATTATTACCAGTTACTGATGTTGTATCAATAACAGTTTTCCAAGTATTATTATTTTTACTCCATCTTTCTATTAAATATGAACAAGTCTAACTTCTACAATAAAAATATATTAAAAGACATTCTATCCATCCAAATCTATGCTCAACCTAAAAATCAAATGTAATTCTTTGGCCCATACCAACAGTCATAGGAGAAGTATTACCAGAACCAGCATCTGCGGCAAGTCCTCCTACCGCACAATTTGCTCCATTAAGAAAATATCCATTTGTTAAGTTTCTCTTTTGAGTATCTGTTAATGAAGTATTCTCTGTCCAAGTAGCACCATTATCATCAGTTACTTCTACCATTATAGATGCAGGAGATAAACCCCAAAGCTTACTACCAGCACCATGGACATTTATATCATTATTTGATAAAATTCTTGGAAGTCCTCTATTAATATCTGTTGTAATAATACTTTTACCACTAACTTTTGTCAAATTATTCCAATGTATATTACCATTACCTTGAATATAAGCTCCATCCCAATATAAACTAGAAGTACCTAATGTCATATATTGATTTTTAGTAGGATACATGGATGTTGTTATAATTTCAACACCATCAGTAGCAGCATCTAATACTGGTCTAATAGCAACTTTACTAGCACTATATAATGCAAGTATTCCGTTATGATCACAACCAAAGCTACCTTTTTTAGTTGTGCCATTAAGAAACTAAATTCCATCTATAAAACCAGATGTTTGAGTTGGAATTCTTAATGCTTTTGCTATTGCAACATCTTTATTAGCAAATACTTTTAAAGAATCTTCAAAACCATAAACACCTAAACCAGTATAATTATTATCACTTGCATTGCCAGCATAATGGAAATTTATAACTCCACTATTTTTATTAGAGTTAGCTTTTCCAAATACATGGCACATATTAGTATTATCTACTGCATTTGGTACTAAGAAATCACTTCCCCAAAACCACTGATTTACAGCTATATTTGCGGCAGGTCTATTATTTGTTAATGTTAATAACTAACTATTTGGTCCTGCAGCTATATTTGTCTAAGCAGTAATCGCTCCATTAGCAGTAATTCCACCGCCATTAAATGTACTAACACTACTTGTACTTAATATGATCTATCCAGTAGTAGAAGATGTAGTAGGATTAATTATTAATGCACCAGTATTTGCGGAAAGTGCAACATGCTAAGAAGCACTTGTTCCAAATACAATTTGAGTTGTATTTGCAGTTGATGATGAAGCATTAGAACCTGCGAGGAATAAATGTCCACCAGTCGTTTGAATGTTTGGATGAGAAGAAATTTTATCTGCACTAGAATAATAAGCTAAAGTTCCAGCTGTTCCACTCGCCTATCTATTCGCTGTTATTTTACCACTTATATATGCCCAAAGCGCAGACATTGGACGTCTATGATATGTTGTCGTAGTAGTACCACCACCAACATATTGAGATATATAATAATCTGCATCTACTGGAGTAGAAGCACCTGTTTCTAATCCATTTAAAAGAACGTTAGCAGCATCTTTTGCATTAGTTTTGCCGGTTCCACCATTTGCCAAAGGAAGAACTCCATCAACTCCAATATCATGTACATTGGCTGAACCATCAAAAGCCGTAGATGCTGAAGTTGATGCAAGATTTACTTTTAGTGTGCGGCCGTTGGCTAATTTGGTAGCAGTTGCCGCATTTCCAGTTATACTACTTGAAGTTAAAGCTATAGTTCCAGTAGCATCAGGTAATGTAAAAGTTCTATTAGCTGTAAAAGCAGATGTAACTAAATCTCCATATTTACCATTGGCATTATGTAAAGTTAATCCACCACTATTACTCGTGTCACCAACATTTAAATAACTTGTTGTTCCAGTATCATAATAATATAATCCATTATTTGCTCTTAAATCTTGGTTTCCACCTTTTCCAGTAGCATAAGTTAAATAATAACTTGTAGCACTAGAAGGCGTAGTATCTGTAATATATGCTTTAGCAGCGTTAGTAGCATTAGTTACTGTTTCATTTCTATACCAAGGACGATATGCATCAACTGTAGTTTGTACTATTCCAGTTGATGTAGCCTCTTTAACAATTTCAAATGCATCATAAATTGGAATTTGACCATAGCCATTTGTTACATTAAAAACGCTTACTCCAGTATAAGAACCACTTGGTATTGAAACCCATAAAGTACAATATGAATTAGAAGCATCATCATCATATCCAAAAGTAACTGTCTTCTTATCTGTACCAGTACTTCCTAAAATAACTGCTGCAGGTGAATACCAATGACTTGTACCATAATTATAACCACTAATAGCATAATCTGTATACTAATAACCTTGATATACTCTTATAGTAAAAGCAAGCATCCAATTAGTTTTTTTATTTATTTTTACTTTTAATACGCCACTATTTGATTGAGCTGTTGTAGACCAATCTGCTGATGAAGCATGCTTAGCTGTACCAAATAGTATATCTGCATAAATATTACTCCATCGTAATGAAGAAGTTCCTAAATTCTTTGCCGCAGTAGTTAAAGGATAAATATTACCGCTAGTAGCTATATCATATGTATTTTGGCCAATGCGAATTGCATTTGTCCAAGTAGTTGAAGAAGTAGTACTCGTTCCGCTTTGAATAACAAAATAATTAGCATCATTTTGTCCAGAACCTAATGCGCCAATACGCCAAGATGCGCCTGCGGTTTTATTAGTATTGTACCAAAAATTTACAAACTTATCAGTATCACCTAAAATAACATTCACATCAGCTGTCATATTATTAGTGCCATTTAATTTAAGATATACTGAATCATGATTATGTTCATAAGTTCCTGCTGTTGGATAACCCCAATATACAAAAGTTCCATTTGAGCATAAAGCCTATCCTGCACTACCTATTCCATATGTAGTACCATTCGCAGCAGTAAGTGCATTAATCTTAGTAATTTGGAGATTAGTTCCAAACATATCTCCAATAAATCTTGATGGCCCAGCGACTAAAAGATCTTTTAATTGTGCCATATACTAATCTCCTTTCCTAGATTATTTCCTTCAAATATTATAACATAAAATTTCGCAGAAGGCAAGTTTTTAATATTCATATATATTGCCTCCGTTCTCTATTCCATTCTCAAAAAAAACATGAGGAGTTTCTATTCTCGCATATACAGTAAGATAATCTTTACACATTCCATTGGCATCATGAGGACCAAATCCTGGAATACCAGTTACTCCACCGGTAGTATATTGTGTCCAACATCCAAGAGCACCCCACCAAGAACTATAGCCCATATAACTATTTGACTGATTCGCTTTTGCAATTCCTTGAACAGGATTACCTGTTATTACTGTTAATCCTGCTGGCGCTGTTGC